CTTTGGCATGAGTTGGCTGACTGCAAGGAACTGCATCATCTGCGGTGATTCCACCGAGGACACATTCACCTACAGTACAGATAATAAGCGCAAAGAAATCATTGCAGAAGTAGCTGACATCCTGTACCTTCGCACGGCCCGAGCGTTCGCCGTTACTGAGCGCCGTGAACAGGATAAAGCCCTAGCCGTTGCTGAATCAGTGTGCTTGATTCAATCAGCCGAACTATCCAGGGTTAAGGCAAGGGCCAAGGCCGCAAGGGATAGTGTGAAGGAAAAGAATAAAGAAATTGCCGAAGAAGTAAGAGAACTTACCGAAGAAATAATTCTTAAAACCACCGAAACCCAAAGCGTAACAGTGATTGAACACAAGATAGCAATGGAACGTAGCTTTATTGAGGATAAGAAAAGAAGTATAGAGGGCATTGCAGAAGAAATAAAATGTTACGCCCCACTTACATTGATTGAACTTTCATTACAAAATGCCAAGGATGACAAAGGCATTGCAGAATTAGAAAAAAAATCTATTGAAAAAACTATAAGAAAATTAGATAAAGATGGTGCATGCCCAGTATGCAATACCAGTGTGGATGATATGGACCTAGATTCCATCTTTGAACGTAAGAAGTTACTCGTTGAACAAATCAAATTAGCTGATGATGAAGTTAAAACATATACAAGAAAGCAATCTGCGCTAAACGCTCTATTTGAACTCAAGGGTGATCTTAGAGATGATCTTAATAAACTAGAGAGAACGAAAGAAGCATTAAAACTTGAACTAGAGAGGGCAGGAAATATAAATAAGAGTATTAAAATACTAAGACTCAAACGTAGTGGCCTCATGCTAGTTGTATCCACCTTAACCGATGATTCACTGGAAGCAGAAACAGAACTTGCCATAGCAAGAGATAAACATAGCCATTCACTATTTGCAAAGCGCTCAGCAAACACCAAACTAGAAGGCGCAAAGTATTGGACAGAGCGCTACAGCCAGCGTGGGCTTGAGGCCGATTTCATTCAAGACCTTGTCACAGAACTTTCAAACTACACCAGTGAGTATATAAGCTGGTTGACGGACGGTAGTATTGGCGTTACTATAACCCCATATAAAGCCGTTGGTTCTAAAACGAAAAGTGAAATTGTCATTGATGTAACCGATGGCGGCAAAACAAAAGACTTCAGGCTATACAGTGGTGGACAGAAGAATAGGATCGAACGCGCCATCAACCTTGGTCTCATGAAGTTGGTCAGTGACCAAGTTGGCTTTAGGATGTTTGATGAAATTGGCAAGAGCCTCCCGGTCAAGGGGTACGAAAGAGTTGTGCAGTTGATGAAGGATATCTTCCTAGGCCAACAGATATTTCTAATCGCAAATGAACCAGAGATGCTAAAGCACTTTGACCATACAATGATTGTTACACTCAAGGGCGGGAAATCGAAAGTGAGGGTCACGTAATGCCGAAAAAAAAGACATTGAAGAAAGCAGAACGAGTGGAAAGGTTATTCGACTCCTTGAAAATCTACGACAAATATCGGCTAAAAGGCGGGTGCGTTGTTGGCATAGATCCAGGACGTGTAAGCCCCGGTATATCAATCATCGACGGCGAAGAACATGCGTCGTTTGGTTACAGAACCAGAACATCCGGCTTCAGTAAGGTCATGGAAGTTGAGATGTTTGTCAAGCGAACCCTGCGTGGGCGTAGAATCATGTGGGCCATGATGGAGGATTACGCATATCAATCAGAATGGAACCGGGAAGCAATGGGGGAGATGGGGGGTATCATTCTCAGATACTTCTGGCGTAGGCGCATACCTGTACTGATGGTTGCCCCTGTGCAGATAAAGAACTTCGTTGGAGCCAAGGCCAAAGAACATATCATGAAGGAGGTTTACAAGCAGTGGGGAATTGACACTGATAACTCCGATGCCGCCGATGCAGTTGTTTTAGCAAAAATTGGCAGGGCGGTATATAATATGGTGAAGTGGTATTCAATGGTAAGGGCAGACGGAATTGAATTAAGCGACAAAATGCAAAACGAGTTTGAAACAAATCCCGGCAAACACATTGGCATTGAAAGTAGACAGTCACAGTCAATCATCGTGAACCGTATTCTAATTTCTCGTGGGGGAAGTGCAAATGTCTTCGCGCAAGGCCGTAAGGAAGTCGAAGAAAAACTTGGAGCAAAAGCCAAAGAAGGAAGAAAAGGCACCTCCAATAAGAAAGGCACAGGAGGCAAATCACCAAGCAAGAAGAGGCTAGGAAGTACCGCCTTGCAATTGAGCAATCAGTGGTTGCCCTCACGAAGCTTCAAGCCCACACAAACATGCTGTTGGAGGCCGCTAAGACCGGCAAGAAGCCTGTTCATTTCCTTCGGGTATGGTATGGGGCCATGAACGGGCCACCTTCCCTCATATACTGTAAGGAACGCAATAGCTGGCGTGACGTTGTGGTATGCCACTACAACTGTCCGGTATCAAGTGGGGCATGCCACAAGTTTCAATCAAGGCGATTCATCTGCAAACTGCTTGCCTGTGACGAAGAGAAACGAAGCAAGTGTGAGGACAAGGGCAATCACTGCTACGCCTTCAACGTTGTTGCCCCATTCGTTGACGAATATATCAGGGCGTATGCTCCCGTGCGGAAAATGCAACTTGAGATTGAGGCCGATGGGAAGAAGATAAAAGTCAAGGAGAGTGGTAAGAAAGAATACCACATGAACGAAACTCTGTTGAAGGATTTGAAGGCAAGCAGGGAGGGTCCCAAATTCAGACGGAGAACTGCAATAAGAAAGGCAGAACGTAAGCCTACCAGAAAATCCATACGGAAGGCTTAATCATGCCACTCCATACTCCTGTGGAAATCCTCATGGTACGCTGTATCCGAGAGGAGGTTAAAGCCTACCTTTCGGAAAGCAATACCAAGGAATCAAGAAGGCGAAAGCGCAGGGCCAAGCTATGGCTATTCGACGATGAATACAGCGACCCCAACAACATATATTCAATTCAAAATATTTGTAGCCATCTCAAAAGGAACGTAGAACGATTACGTTCGAGGATTCTTATAGCTGAACACTTCGAACTCACGCTTACTCAGTTTATTCAATACTCAGAAACAGGCAAGCTGGATAAAATGATGGAGGAGCTTACAAATGGCAATAAATATGGACAAGCTAAGAAAAAAAGCCAAACAGTCAAAAGACCGATTCGAATCCCGTACAAAAGGAATGCCAACGCACGAAAAAATAAAAAACAAAAAAAGTGAGCTCCGGGACATCATCATCGGGTTCGGCGCATGGAAGGGCTGGCGGGTATCAGAAATGCTTGACGACCCCGAAGGCTTCAACTACGTTGCCAACTTCATCCTGGGTGAAAAACAGAACTTCCCCGATGAATTTAAAAATGATATAATCATTGTATGTGGGCATTCTGGTTTCGAAATTACAGGGGACGAGGAAGCTGAGTACTAACAGTAGTAGGGAGACGAAATGAATTACAAGCTAATCATTGCGCTCATTACTTTCACCATTCTATTCTCAGTAAATATCTTTGCCGCCGACGATACAGAGATCACTATGGGGTGGTTAATACCGACTCACAAAGTTGCCAACGAAAATTGTGAGGAACTAGGGGTGGCTGTCACCTTTGAAGAAGCAATGACCTTCAGGTATGAAATCAAATGGAGGCTTAAGGGTGCCGAAGTCTGGACCCCCATGCCTTATGTCACAGGGGTGTTTGAGCGAAATATAGTGGTGCCGTGGGCTTCGACAATCGAAGTTGTTATCGGTGCGGCTACTCAGAGTGGCGCTATAGTTTGCTACACTGCCCCCGTTGAAATCATTGTACCGACCGACCCGCCTCCCGCCGCATGTCCAGGCATTACAACCGCATACATGAAAAATACGCCATTGTCAGAATGGCTCATAAATAATACGGATAAATAATGACAAGCAAAATACTTAAGAAGAAGGTTCCTGGTCTCAAACATGCGAAGAAAGTACCAATAAAGAGAAGAACAGGTCGGCCAATCAAATCGTTCATGGGGGTTACCCCAAAATCAACAATCATAAGATTACAATACAACAGCGTCACCAATCAGTTGCTACTCGAAGATGAAGATGGTGAGCCTATCAACCTGCCAATCACAAAATTAAGATTCGAAGTAAGCGCCACCGAGATAGGCATCCTACACTTAGAAGTTTCACCAGTTGATTTAAATATCATAACTCCAGAGAAAAGTGTCTTCGTTGGAGAAAAAGGTAAGGTAACCTCGATGAACTTAATGGAGTTCATCAAGAAAGGAGGCCGCAAATGAACGGCGAAGTTGCTCACGGTATTCGCAGACGAGCCTACGCAGAAACAGAAGGTAACTACCCACGTGCAAGAGAGTATACCCGCGACGAGAAAGGCACCATATGGCTCGTTGGCGATTGCATGCGTGGGCTGTACTTGATGATGAAGAAGGAGTACACGCAACCACTTGACGAACATATACCGAGAGTGGCAATGCCCACGGTCAAGGCCATACGTGAGGCCAAGCGCCTTGAGCATAAGCATCTCGGTGAACCCACGACCCCCTATTCGAAGCCCAAGAAGAAGGCTCCGCATAAAAGGAGGAACCTCAGTGGCACTATTGAACAAGCAAAAAAATCTCGACGAAGAGGAATGCTTGGCAACCCTTTCAGACGGAAATCTTAGCCTGAGCGCAAGAAAACTGCATCAGCAATTCAGACAGGCAAATGCTGGAGAGCTCCACAGATTCAGGGAGTGCCAAAGACAAGAACCGTGCAGAAGTTGCGATGTGCGAATGCGCGATTGGGATGAGTTGGATGAAGATCGGCAGATGGAGTTTCTCGATCAGGCCAGAACCGAAATGTATGGAAGTAAACACATGTAATTAAACGCCCCTGTAATGCCCTAGCAGGTTCTAGGGCGGGGCGGTACACCCCTGAACGTAGAAAACCCCCTGAAGGTACCAAAACGGGCCTTCTAGGGGGTTTTTTATTTCCTATTCCTGAGTGATTCAGGCTGGTTCGGGTTCTTCCTTCGGAAAGTAGCTGGCACCATCAGGCACCAAGGCTCTCAGGGCCATGATATCCTCAATGGTGGGGTCACTTTCCATCTGCCACGTCTGAATAATCTGAATGGTGGCAGGTACGCCGTACTTGGCGATCAATTCGATAATGAATGTGATAAGAGCGAGAGTAGGGTCCATCGGTGTTTCTCCCTTCATATTGCTGTCAAATTTTTTTAGTTCGTCGAGTATCATTGATTACGCCTTGCGAGAAACTTGTCGACGAGCACGGCAATATCGCCAGCCAACACGGTAATCTCAATCATGGCGTACTCAAGCATCTCTTTGTCTTGAACATCACCGCTACGCTTATAAGCTGACAGGGCATCGACTGCCACAATGTACGAAGAGCGATACAGCACATGAATCGCCTTGATCTCTTCCACATCATCGCTATTGATGTACCCTTCTGCGTACAGGTCGGCGCTGACCTTCATTGCGCTGTCAACCATGATAGCTGATGTTTTGATGGAACTGTACGTGTTCTTTGTGAACGTGGAACAGCCAGCCAGAAGCACGAACGCTACCAGCACAGCAACCAATACAAACAGTTTGTTTTTCCTCACGGGGATACCTCCTCTGTTTTGGGTTCAACGGTAAGCTCGGTAGTACCGGCTACCAAAATGGTTTCGAGATCTTTCTTCTTCACCATACCCACTCGCATGAACCACACGACGAGTAGTGCCAGTAGCGAGTTGACACCGACAATAACACCCTCGGGTATCACCACGCCGAAGCCTTGGATGATTTGGAAGACGGCAAGCAGGATCATCGAAACAATAGTTTTCTTTCCTTCAAACATGGCGTTTCTCCTCAGATGAAGTTTACATGCTCTGGCGGGAAACTCATAGCCCAAAGCATTTGGTTGTAGGTCTCGAACTTACACGGCTTGCATTCTGCCAGCCTGATACGGTTCATTGCCTTCACATGCGAATTGCTTTCCCATGCCTGTTTGAAGGACTGCTTGGCAAGGTCGCCGAACCACTGCCCTTCCTTAACAATGTTCTGACAACAAATGGACAACCTGCTGTTTGCCAGAATGTTCGCTGTGAGAAGATGCCCAAGGCACACAGGGTACGGGCGCTTATACTCCGAAGCACCCTCCTCAAAGTAGTGACCGAGGTAGTGAATCTTAAACGCATCATCCTCATACATCGAAGTGGCAAGGGCCACAGCTTCGGTTACCCTGCCACGCTCGAAATCATCTTTGCCGTATTTTGACTTCGGAATAAAGATGGGTTTGACCTGCATGTAATCAACCCCGATATCTTTGAATGTCTTCGCGGCGGCAGATAACTCACTAAGGTTATCCTTATCAATGAGGTACGAGACACCAATCTTACAGCCAGCGCCATCCTTGATTTTCGCCTTGGCCTTGACCAGAAATGCAAGGTAGTGCAGGACAACGACAATATCGAGCTTGGTTCCGTGCATGCGCTTGTAGGTAGTATCGGAAATCGCATCAATGCTGACTCGAACGAATGAGCAGTTGCCCACAATGTCAAAGGCATCATCCATAGTGCGGAACAGGGTGCCGTTGGTGATCAGGCCGACGTCCATGCCAAGGCGCTTGTAGTCCTCGAATGTGTTCAGGAGGTGCGGGTTGGTCAATGGCTCACCGCCCCCAGTAAACAAAACAGCCTTCACACCATATTCCGATAACTCTTCCGGCAACCGCCGTAAAAGATCCTTCGGCAACATAGCCTCATTCTTCTGGCGAAACGACCGGCTGTTACAATGTGGACAATTCAGGTTGCAAAGCGAACTTGGCTCAACGCTTGCAGTCACAGGTGGAGGCATCGTGCCACTTGCAATAGAAACCATTTGTGGCGTGTGGGAAAGCACCTTATACGGATTAAAAGGCCCAAGTGACATACGTTTCTCCCATGCTGTTTGTGATTGATAGATAGTTATATACTACCACAACCCGCTTTAATTCATCAAGCAAATGAAAATTTAATATTATTTTTCAGGACTTTTAAAGAAGAAGCAACTAGAATAATAAACTCTTACTGATGTACATGACGCTCTATACTGGAGTAATTCATCTACCTTATCATGAACTATAATGGAAGCTGATACAGAATCATCTATACAAGCGCCCTTATTGGTATCGCACTTCGAAAATATAGATTCAAATTGATTCATTATCATTCGCCCCACTCATACCCAAGATATTCAATCACTTCAGGAATATATATCGCCCTGACACGCTCTATCAGTTCAATATCATCTCCGTAATATACTCTATAGTCTTTATCCCTGGAATAGACAGTGTTTATATGCGGAAGGGGAGTGGTTGGAATCGAAACTATAGAGCAAATTTTATCATAATCTTCCTGTATTGTTTCCATCTTGCCAAGGTAGTTGACCGCCAACTTACCTTCATGCATAAAAAATATACTGTAATCATCCACTCCAGGCTTCCTGTACTTGAAGGCATAATCCCTTAATGATAAATCCTGTGGAATTTGCTTTAGCCTCTTAACTGCAAACCAAATGGAAACAAAATGATCCCATGGGTTTCTCACAAACACAAACTTGAAATAATTATTCCAACATTCAATTCCTAAATATTCCATAGCGACATGAACTGGCATGTGGTCCCAATTGCTCAAACTACAGCCAGAAGATTTAAGAGCCACAGCAATGCTCCGCGATGCACACTTGGAATTCCTCAAGAACATAATTTTCTTTTCATGACTGAAGACCATATTAGCTCCCGTTAATTATTGTAATGATTGATCTGGGGATTCCGTCGCCAGCCTGATTAACAGAAGGGGATATTGTATAGTTATAATCTGACAACATATCCTTAAGCTTGGACATTGTCGGGTAATACTTCTTATCGCCTGTGACGATTTTTTCATTCGTGCCGCTAGGGTGAATGCCAATCTCTATCTTAAGAGCGCCACCCGGTTTTAAAATACTCACGAACCTTTTTATCTGCGCCTCTTGGTTGTTTAAATAATGAAATAGGCCCAACATTAAAATATGAGAAAAGAGACCTAGCCCATTTATATCATCATTTATGTCCATTGTATAAAATCTTGCACTCTTGCAGAAGTAAATTGAGGTCTGTATTGCATTGGCAATATCAACGATTCTTCCAACATTCTCTATACCAATAGCCTCAGCGCCCCTTCTATCACATTCAACCGCAAAGAGACCAGTGTTACAGCCAATGTCTAACACATTGCACCCTGTCATGTCTTCTGGCAAGGCTAAGGCCGCAAGCTTCCTGTTACTTCTGGAAGAAGATTGTCTAGGCAGAAACTCATACTCCTGATACCATACATACGCAGGGACTACTCTCTTTATCGCCTCCTTCTTAATGATATCCTTGATGGCATCACACAGCCCGTCTAAGCCAATATCTCCAACCTCCGCGACGCTTTCGTTCAGAGTTATCCTAGTCATAAACCCAGGCAATTTCTCAACGAAGCACACATTGGAATGCTTGGATAAAATATTTTGGTATTCAGGCTTTGTCCACAGATAGCCTTCCGTTATCACAGAGGAGTATAGATTGACAGCAGTTTGAATTTCAGAATCAACAGCCTTATGCATTATCATTTTATCAGCATGAGGTAGCTCGTTAAGTATCGCCCCCAAATGCGAGTTATAGTTCTCACCATATCTCTCTCCAAGCACAATTAATCCCTTTCGGATAGCCTGCACTTGAACCCAATCAGTTTCGATGAGAATGGAATTCGGAAGAACACCGTTTAGATGCTTAGACAATGTAGTCTTGCCAGCATTAGAAGCGCCCTTGACTACGATTAAATTATAAATATTCTTCTGCATTGTTTCCCCTAGCGTATTAAGGTGTGTTCAATTAGGTCTTTCCAAAACCTGCTATTCTTATATACATCAATGTGTTCATCATAATATTGTAAGTATCTTTTATGGCTAATGGTTGACAACATATAATGTGCTATCGCTTGCCATGGGTAGCTTCGAATAACGTTTTGAAAATATTCTTCAGCAACATCTAGCTTGCCCATTCTCACATTTGCATTTTCTATAAAATTAACCATGATGTTCATGTAGTATGCGTACTCTTCTATCTCCACAGGGTTAATACCCGGAGCCCGTATGTTGCACCGAGATGCCACATGGTCAGAGTAACTATCATCCACAAAGTAATCGTTCTCCTTACATATTTCAAAAAGCCTACTTCCTGCAATTGGTATCGCTATGAATATGTATGCCCAATCAATATTCAGTTCAATTAAAAAATTAAGAGTCTCAGTTCTATGCTCATCGAGTTCTCCTGGAATCCCAATCACAATGAATACATGGATTCTCATTTTATATTTTCTTAATATTGAAACCACTTCTTTTATCTTCCTGGTAGTCAACGGCTTATCAATGACCTTTCTCAAAACATGATCTGAGCCAGACTCGATGGCAAGCACAACCACCTTAACCCCTGCATCACTTAGTGCCATAGCGATATCATCATCTATCTTATACGCAGCAAGTCCGTTTGGAAATTCAACATGAATGCCTTTCTCTTTTATTAACTGCAATATCCTTATAGCTCTTTCTTTATTATATAGGAAATGATCATCTTCAACAATCAACAGGGTCATACCATAGTTGGTAATATAGTGATCTATTGTTTCGGCAACACGCTCGAACGACATCATTCTGACCTTCTTGCCATGGAGCCTACCGTTGGCGCAGAATACACAGTTGAAGGGACACCCCCTTGATGTGTGTATGCTCACTTCGACCTTCTTGATTGATGGGTCTTTCTCTATATAAGATCTTCCATTGTATTTTCTTATATTTATATATGAAAAATCTATTAATGGGATATCATCAATCTCATATACCATATCGTATTGGGGAATTTGTTCCTGAGCCAACGACGCCTTGGTTATCCATGCAGGACTGATAGAGGGCAGGTCTTCTATTTCAACATCTGCCTTAAGCATCTTCCGTACTGGCATCTCGCCTTCCCCAAAACATATTGCATCAATGTCAGGGTACTCTTCAAATAACTCTTTATATAGATTTGTTGCCAACCCACCACCAACAATAATTGGAACATCAAAATATTTCTTTATCCTACTGACCATACTCATGTGGGGGAAGCTAGTATTGAACAGAGCAGATATGCATACGTAATCAGGTTCGAACATCAACATAGCCATTACAATAGAATCAAAGACTACGCCATGCAGAGTTCCACAATGTAGATTTTCAAGGATTATCTTATTACAATCAAAAATTTCAAACTCGCACGAATCACTCTTGCCCACATACGATATTACTGATAACGCACCATATGGCGGAGTGAGGAAATACTTCTTTTGGCCAGGACCCTTTGGCACATAGCTATCAAAGGAGCCATGAGGTGGGATTATAAATAGAATTTTTTTAGCCAAGGAGACTCACCCACCCTTTCAGTAATTTATCATCTGGAAAATAACTTAGGTACTGCCGGGGACTGCCCTTGCTATGCGAACGCCATTGCAAATTTGAATTAAATAACTCTACTATATCATCATCTTTGTTTTTTTCAAATACCTTACCGTAATCGCCCAGTGATTCAATAAAAATCTTATAACCACATTCCTTATTATTGTCTAATGCCTTCCAACTTCGCTTTCGTTTTTGCCCAAGCATTAAGTTATGAAATGTGCTGTTCCAAGAAGAAATCATCTTGCCTGTATCATACAGCCTGATAATATACTTCTGCATTAACTCAATTATACTTGGTATCTTACTCTTCTCCTTATAAAGAAATTCGATATTGTGTACGTATTCCTCTTCGTTGTTACAAACAAACCTAACCAAACTTTGGAATAGTATATACTCTTCTGCCGGATTCTTCATGACAATCGGAATGATCCCTGCGGCTATTGCCTCACCCAATACCTGTTCGCAGGTTCCAAAATGATTTGGATTAAGTGGGTAGCCAAACACATCAATGATTGCAAGGTATGATTTAATATCTTTTATTACACCAGTGAATTCAAACTTAGATTCAAGCCCACGCTCTCTTACTTGTTGTTTAATCTTCTCAGCATCACACCCGCCACCTATTATAATAAATTTAACATCCGGTATATTAATCTTGCTACAGATATCAATAAAATTTGGATGTAACTTTGAGTAATCCAAAGTCCCTATACAACCAATATTAAACCCATCATGCGAAACTGGCTTTACATCAAGATACTCATCAACATTGCCAGTAGTCCATATTTGCCCCAACCTTCCCTTTAACCTTTCCGGTAGCCCTATTATCTCTTTAGCCTTAAGGCTTATGGGCGAAGCAAAAACAAACATATCTGAAAACTCTATAAGCTTCTCAGAGAATACATATGGGGCATTCAGCCCAGACACGTGAGACCAAAAACACATGCGGCACTCTGGTATATCCGCAGTGGTAAGGAATTTGAATAATAGAGGATGATTCCAAAAATGAATAATGACTATATCAGAATTTTTTATATGCTTATATATGCCAGAATAATTGTCGTTCATATTCTCATGAACTATCTTAGAATCATACTCTTCATAATAATTATAATTCAGACACAAAATAGTATGCATATTTGTGTCATCCTTATTAATCCAATTCATTAGAACAGTGCCTATGCCACCGCCAAGATGAACAGTAATGTGCAAAACCTTATTCGCACGTTGCATGTAAGTCCACCCATCCCAGAGCTAATTCCTGATTGTCAATTCCCTTCAACTCTTTATATTTCATGTAACGTGTGAGCGCCTCGTCAATGCCCAACCATTTGTCAGCAGGAAGGTAAACGCCAAATGGCCCCGAAGAGAACTTGGTGAACATAAAGTCTGTGCCTTTACATCTGTCCTCATGCATAGCCTGATTCACTAACTGAAAACGATTATAACCAGCCACATGAAGGTAGCTGAATATCTCATAGTAATCAAAGCGGGATAACTCGAATGATACAAACTTTGGTCGAAAACTTTTAATATCGGCGAGCAATTGTTTGGCAACTATTATATCGTTGCCCTCTATGTCCACCTTCATATAGTATGGTTCGCCAAAACGATATAATTCCTTCAGGGATATCGCCCGGATTAACACTTCGATTGCCGTACTGCCATCCCATGTAACTTTGTTTTTTATGCAACTGCTCCAATCTGTATTTTGAGGGTGAATGTAAAATGCCACATGCCCTTGGTTATTGGAAATTGCGTTGTTCAATAGCACGAGCCTTTCACTCAATATCTCTTTTGCGAACCTTATCCTTCCAAAATTTGCGAGATTAGGATTTGCCTCAACAGCAATTACCTTAAATCCCTTATGAAGATAATACGCAGTGTCATCGCCGTTATGGAACCCTAAATCAAAAATATATTCGCTCATATATTCAACACCGCCCCTCTGAAACCAATATTTAAAAGCTTTTCCCTGAGTACATTCTTGTGCGCCATTGCCGTTATGACCACAGTGGCACTATCGTCAAGCGATGCAAGCACACTCTCATCGTTAACCTTCAACCCATTTACCGTAAGCGTTTGCTTATAAGGATTATTATCAACTAAAATCTTATTTGGGAAATCAGAAAATAATTTATTAATAAACATAAACTCTCTTCCAATTCCCCAAAAACATACCTGCCTATCTTTTGATAAAGTGTTGACTGCCTTCTCTATCTTACGAACCCCATGATCCAAATACCATTTGATGCTATTTCTGAGCCGAAAATATTTACGATCAATGGCTGGTAATTTACAATCGGTATTTCTCTGTAGCAACACAGTCATAACAGGCATCTGCATTGCCTCGCTCATGATGGGCATGCTCCCGCCCTGCTCAACCTTCACCATCCCAAAACCATTCAGCCTCGCAAGGTACAATAGATGAAGTAAATCAAAGTGATGAATATGCTCTCTTATTATTACCCAATATGGTTTGAAGAAATCGTACTCAATATACCTTGAGGCATCAGGTGCGCCTATGCAGACATATTCATTGTCCTTATTGAAGAATGTTTCCAAAACATCTGAATGCTCAATCATCTGGTCAAACACACCTACTGATTTAGAATTTCCAATGAAATTTTTTATCTGCTCCTCTCTGACATGATCCATTCTCTTCTCAGAGGCATTCTGATTACAACTGGTATACTCATGCAGATAATATTCTTGAAGCTCATTGAGTTCTTCATTTATGAGATCATTAAATACATGCCCGCAGCGATCGCAACATACCAACCGCACCACATTGTACAATAGTGAACCGTCAAACCTATCGCATGGTATCACGCATATGGTAGTAATGCTCTTTTCCTTGCATATTGGACAATTCATATTTTCTCCAGAAGTCTTCCTGCAAGGGCATCTATATTCTCGGGTTGACCAGCAACTAACTGATTGCAACTCGAACACGGATTAAGAAGGTACCTGTTCCCAGCAAGCATCACTCGGCGCATACGCCTGAAGCGTTCGCTATTCCATACTTCCTTGACGCTCTTGCCAAGCACGTCCCCAATAACAAGCTTCCTGTTCCAATCAAGAAAACAGGCGCTCACCTTGCCGTCGTGATTTATGCAGAAGGAGTAGAATATATAAGGACATACGTCTACACTTGTAAGCGGTTGCCCATACACTCCAACATCAGAATTAACTTTCACATCGTTCATCTCAAAATCATTCCAGCAATTCATGACATGCTCTATCGCAATGCCATCGGAAATAGGTTTGAATATATGAATGAACTTCTGCTGGTCTTCTTCGGAAATGACATCGCCATTTATCTTAATAAATATAGTACAATTCCCTCGGTTCTCGTAGAGATGCTGTATGTTATCCACATAACGCTGAAAATCAATTGTAACGCCACTGAAGCGCTTGTACTGGTCAGCGGTCACCCCGTTGACGGAAACGTTAATACGGTCTATTCCTGCCCCTATCAGGTCCATATTTAACACAGGGTTGAACAAACTTCCGTTCGTGGTGGTGTCAATGTCATCGGCCACACCTTTATCCTTAGCCTCCTTCACCATATCTGCAAAGCGGGGATTGAGAAGAGGCTCGCCAAAGGCATAAAGCCTCAGCGTTTTAATTGGAGTATCAAACTCTTGTATATCGCGCATGATCTTCTGATACAGCCGCCACTCCATGATACCCTTGCTCGGCATCTTCTTACCAAACTGAAAGCAGAACTTACACTTGAAGTTGCATACAGAGGCAGGGTCCACATTTATTACAAACGGGGTAGCCAACGGCAACGCAGGACCAAGCGGCACTTTGCCTTCTTCGCGTATTCTTTTCATATTATTTCTGGTAACTCCCAATTGGGCTTCAGGAAGGCTTCTTTTTTATTGTACCTGCCGGGTTGAAAGAAGTTACCGAATATAAATAAATCAGGAAGTAAGACTATATCATCAGGGAATTGCCCCCTCAACCTGACAGCATAACGACCATCATCCCATTTATGATTATTGCCAAATCTATTTTGTTTTAAAATTTCTCCTTTCACAATATACATTCCCATTCCAATATTACATACTCGAACATCTTCAATAGAAGAGATTCGTATTGGCGTCCACGGATGCGGTTCCGAATCGTCACCAGTCGGAATGCTATCGCCTCTGTAAACAGAGAACATTATTATTTTGGCAGTCTGCTCTCTTATTACATCGAAGAATTCTGGCTCATACATATCATCATCACCCATGAAACCATAATAATCATCATCAATGATTTCTTGGGTATCAGCAAAATCATCTATTTTTTTATAGCACATGTCCGTAGGCAATAATTCATCAGTACGAACAGGGTGTATCCAATCTCTATCAAAGCGTGCTTCTGAATCGTGCCCTATGACAGGATGCCACTCGATACCCATGGGCTCCAAATAATGAATTAGAGTCGGTATAAGATGCGTTCTAAAGAACGGAGTGATTATGTGTATTTTCATATGATAGTTTCCTAACCTATGATTTGTGGCAATTCCCATGTGGGTTTTAAAAATGCTTCCTTGTTGGTAAATCTTCCTAATTGAAAATAATTAAAAAATGAATACATATCTGGTAAAAGATGTATTTCATTTGGATATGTATTTCTCAGGCGCTCTATATAATGCCCATCGTTACAGGTTGCCGAATTACCGAATCTATGCTTTTTAAAAATCTCACCTTTGATTATATATTGCGATAAATGAATGTGGCCTGTTCGTATATCTTTTAATCCACTAATCTTAAGAGTGGAGCATGGGTGCTTCGTAGGCGCATTATCTCTTGGAACGCTATCGCCTCTGTACAATGAGCAAACAATTATCTTGGCAGTCTGTTCTCTTATTACATCAAAAAATCCTGGCTCATACATATCATCGTCACACATAAAGCAATAGTAATCGCCGTCAATGATTTCCTGAGTGTCGGCAAAATCATTAATTTTACGATAGCACATGTCCGTAGGCAATAATTCAATAACCTTAACCGGGTGAATCCAATCTCTATCGAATGGAATATCTTCCTTCGGCGCAACTACGGGGTGCCACTCGATACCCATAGGTTCTAAATGTTGAATAAGGGTATTCACCAAGTGTGTCCTGTAGAAAGGAGTGATTATGTGAATCTTCATTATTACCCTCTTTTATTAAAGGCATTATCGTGATACACATATGTGACAGGCTCCATATAAGGCAGAAGGCCGAACTTCTTTCTTATCAGGCCGCACCACCAACTGTCGCTACCATAATGGTTACTGTGTTCTCCAATTTTAATGTGATTGATAAGTTCTCGCCACATGACACAGCACGAGAAATTATTATAGCAACACTCAACGGGGGTAGTGGGAATGCGGGGGTCAGTGTATGGGACATGCAGGAAGTCATGAAGTTTTTCTCTGGAATTTTCCTTTTTCTTTCCAGCCCAGTAAACAGTTTTATTTGCATACAACACGAGGGGGGTTATAGAACTATACGTAGGATTTGCCTTCAATCCATCCACAAGCTTCTGTAGCCAATCTGGGTTTTCCTCTGGTATGTACGCATCATCGTTGAATAGGCAAATGAATTGCCCATCGGATACCCTGAAGGCCCGCATGATATTTGCACCATACAGCAATTGGGCATCTCCAAAAACAACTTTTATCTTTTCTGATTGGATACTTTCGAGGTATGCCTTTAGCTCGTCATTGGGGCTGGCATCATCAGAAATGCATATTTCAAAATCAGGGTAGGATGTATAATTCAAGATACTCTCTATACATCTCTTTGCTTCATTTGGAAGATTGAAGGTGGGAATTAAAATTGAGACCTTACCAGCGACACCAGACTTAGCTACGTCAACTTCTTCAAACATTACAACCTCCTTATACATTTGAGGTTTATTCTACGCCTTATTACTATTGGCGTATTTCTTTACCTGCCGGAGGATGACCCGGATGCCGGTTTCCTCTTCAACCTTCGTTCGCATTGAGTCAACAAGCGCCTGACTGCTGGCACCGTATGGGTTGAGAGTTGCCTCCTTGCACCCAAGTTTGCCAAGCTTCGCAAGCAATTCTATGTTGACATTCGTTATAGCATCATTGAACGCAAAACTCAAACCATGTTCGCTCAACGCAGTGGCGATACTTATGGCCCGTTGGCGGTCAAAACAGAAGGCTTCATCCCCAAAATAAAAACTCTTAATGCCATATGCCTTGACCACGTTGATGACTTCGTTCATGATGCGCTTCACACCGAATGTCTTCAGCCCCGGACAAAGCCACGTGTTGCGGTAGGGGCTTCCACGGGTGGACATAATCATCACAGCCTTCTTCTCATTGAGCTTCCGGTTGTAGCTTCCCATGTCCACAAGGTGACGGCTCGGAAGGGGCAGTTCATTCAGGTTCCGTACTTCAGCTTTGTACACGTTCTTTGCTTCCGAAGTGCGGTTGTGAAAAGAGTCCTGCAGGAACAGGCGCATTGCATTCTCAGCTTCTCCGCGGATGACCACATCAAACAGATCGTCGTTGGCAAATGTGGGAACATCCTTGCTTGGGCCTGAGCCACAAACAATGATGCTACAGTTTTTATTTACCTCACGACACTGCTGTGCAATTTCTCTTGCAAGGGCGAGCCGCTTCCTGTCCACGTACATCACGTACAGAACGCAGTGACCGAAGCTCCACATGTTTCGCTCGATGCCATTGAGGTCGTTGACTCTGACCTTCAGGCCATGCTTCTCAAGCCGGGGGGCAAGCTGGAGCAGAAACATAGGGGGATCAAGTCGCCTACGGAATACATTTGAAAATGGCAGATTGATAAGTTCTACTCTCATGGCGTGCCTCACACATTTACGATTTTTTGTGCTCCTTTTCTCTTCGTACTCTTGCCAAGAATCTTGGCAGTTTCCTTAGCCGCACCAACGAAGCTCACATTTACGACATCCCCCAAACGCAACACAACATCTTCCCTCATGTTAATTGCATTCTTCTTTATGGCACCACTTGGCAAAGTAAGATCATAGGTACCATCCGCATTCTTGGAATATATGGTAGCATCCGTGATGTTATCAATCTGTTCACTCTTCGAAACTTCACGGATAAGTCCTAACAGGTTAGTCTGTGGCATTATTCGCCCTCCTCATGTTGTTCAATGCCAACAAAGGAGAAAACACCTTGCCGTGAAATATTGATCCTATGCTTCGTTATGATATGATTGCCTGCAATATTTAGGGCGCTTTCGTTTACTGAAGCCACAGAAGCAATGTCTGTGCTGTCCTTAAATGGCGCACGCACTTCCCGCCCCCTCACCTTGTACCACTTGCTGTCGATGAAGTGCTTCCCACGCTGTACGGCAATATGCTCGGTGACAATGAGCGGATCACTGATCTCTGAGGCTTCCTTATCGCCAAGGCCACGAATACAAATAATATCAATCATGACATCCCCTGATAATTATTCGGGAGGTAGATTCTTCCCCTTGCCCGTAGACGGATTAAGCCTATAGCCAATACCGCAACTCGGGCACCTGTAGATAAACTCCTTGCCGCCACAACAAGGCTTCTTCTTTACGAGGTCAATTTTACACCTGCTGCACTTGACTCCAATAGAACCACCGGCCTCTCCAGCTTCTTGAGGTTGCTCAGTCTCCCCCCCAATAACATCCATCTTTTCTGGAACCTTACTGAACATTCTTTGAATGCCACCCCACATGGCATTACACCAATGCGAAACAGAAACTACATTCTCGAGATCAATGGCTGGGATATTCTCCCTATCCTTTATTTCGAAGGAGATGCTACTCAAATAGTTTCCTGTGAACTCAAACTTGACTTTGAAAAAATCATCCTCAATGTTCCTCACAACCTTTTCATCGGCCATACCTTAACTCCTTTTTATAATTTACGATAATATACCCTCAACTTCGCCAACAAAAAATGCGGAAGTTCTAAGATCAGGGACATATTCCCAAGTATACAACGGTTCACCAACTGGCGCAAGTGCGCCGCCAGTTAAAATCCAATTTGTATATGATAGGACATATGTATTATTCCTGCTAGTGGCAATAGCAAAACCAGGATTGCCAGCATCAAAAGACAATAAGCATGCCACTTCATTATTTATATCAAGCGGGTCAGGTAGCCCTTCAGCTAATGACAGATGTGTACCCAAGGCATTTGTACATTGAAAATGATCAGACCCCCACTTATAAAAATAAGACATACCTGCTTCAGTTTTCAATATTGAACTTTGTAAAACCCAAGATCCATTATCCGGATTTTCTCCAGTTGGTGTTCCAGGCTCAGAAAATGAAAACCCATGAGCTTGTATTTGTGAATATGTAACTGTATGTTCCCAATCAAAAGCATCAATATAAAAATCATATCTTGTTCTCGTTATTTTATTGGCGTATTTGTCATCGCCCATTACAACTTCTTGTTTTGAAGCTGTGAAGTTATTAGTCGAAGCTTTATTATCACAATAGGTTCCAAAATTCAACCAATACCAGCCAGCGTGCCTATTAGTCCACCCTTCAGAGTTTTCTATTGTTCGTATTGGGCTTCCTACCGAATAATCATTCGATAAAGCATTCACAGAAGCACGATATATATCTATACCGGGAGACCATATAGCCGTTCCACTTTGGGTTGATGGGGCGGAAACGGTATACTGTTGAGTCTCACCATATGGAGCAGTACATTCCTCACAATCTAAAAGAGCAACATCGGCTGTACACCCCGTACCAGATTTATAATGTGTTTGCTTATACCCATTGCTCCCTCTATAGCCAACGAAATACACCTGCGGGGTTCCAGTTTTTTCTAAATACATACCAAAAGGAATAGGCCCGCCAAACTCTTGACACCCAGTTACGTTTACTGCCCCAGGAGTGATTGTAAATGTAATATTTGAATCACATACTGCTGGATCAGTAAAACATGGGTCTGTTCTAGGTGGCGTGTTTATACATACATCATACGGATGTGTTTCGTAACAAGTATGAGGTACTTCTACCCACGAGGTACAAACAAAATCATGATACAGCCCGCAGTAAAGACTACCACATTCCTCAATAGTGCTACAATTATGTCCCGGCCAACCATCACAATATCCAGCGGCACACTTTGTTATATAATAATCAATTGCTTCTGGTTGCCATTCATCGCCAAAACAACTTCTAGGATCGCTTGTATAAACGCAGCTATTGGTAAAAACATAATCATTTGGTTTTGGTATTGTCGAAGTAACTGGGTCGCCATCATACGGATAGGAATCGCCATCACAATTTGTGGCCCTATAGTGATCGTCATCGACCTGCTGATACAACCCATAATAATATATATTCTCAACAGTCAAGCTGTATGTAATCTCATTTACATTAACAATGACAAAAGCATATTTACCAGCAATGTATTCACCATCGTACGAATTCATCTGTAAGGTGACACCTATACGAAAAGGGTAGCCATCAGCAAAGTCAATAGAAAGACATGTATTTACTCCATTCCAATTAGAAACACTTCCACCATATTCATTTATATATATCTGTCTAATGGCATATTCTATATCTTTACTTTTATATTGTTCGTTGAATCTTATTCTTAAATCGCCACTTTCATAATATGCCATACAGAAAAACGAATGGCACTTCTTAGCACCGTCCGCATGCCCAACAACTCGTGTAGGATTTACATATTCATCAACCTCTATTAATACAAGATCGCCAACTGCATACACAGAACGAGGCGAACTGGGATCAACACCGCTATTACAATTATAGACCCAAGGAAGTATAAACTCTTCTGCATCATCCTCTCCAGGTCTGGTGAACGATACAGTAACGCTGATTTCTTCACTGACTTCGATCACATTAGCTGTGCGAAATAAAACCTTACACACATTATCATATGGATTTACAAGCGCCATTTCTCTACTCCTGTTTATAGTATGGCCCTATAAAATACGTTTCGTCATCAATACTTGGCTCATCAACTGATTCAGAAGTTATTGGATTTTCAAAATCATTGTATGTTTCATTTGGGAAATGTGTACCCTTTTTTATAATCATTACATCGTCACCGTATTGCCAATCATAGTCATCAGTGGAGAACAAACTTGCCGTAATAAGAATCAGTCCATCCACTGCTGTACTATCTGCATCCCTTGAATAAAATCTAACACTATATTTAGGAGGATTGGTTTGTATTTTTGAAAGTACAGTACCGCCAGTGAATCCAGTAGTCTGATATAGTACCTCGCCAAGCTCTTTTTGTGCTGTCACGCCCCCGCAACTTACATCCCGGAAATATCCAAAAACCTTATACACCTGCCCAGGAACTAAGCCAGAATTCCTATGGATTGATTCGTTACCTGCGGCGTGACCACCATCCGAACCGCCAATGCCACAGCCGAAACAATATTCGTCATTCCTATAATCACCAACAGGGTATACGGCAACATCTCTATCGCCAGTTCGCTCATGTATATATTCAGTTCTGGTGTAGCCATACCACCAATTGAAACTCGTAAGTTCTATTTTCTGTAAAACGCATTCATCAGGGTTTGACCATGTAATGTCTATGGTGCATGAGCCTGTGTCTTCCCAGAGCAAATCATCTACAGCATATTCACACCCGCACTCTTCCCCCTCAGGACACATACCGACACTGGCAATCTCCCCCTGCACGCAGTTTGCATCAAGCTCGCACATGAACACGGTGATTTCCTCACCCGTGCCGCTCGTGCCGCTGGTCTTAAACTCATATGATACAGAATCATCCGCAACCTCAAGCGGACACATTCCAATTTCATACCTTGACATTGCTAATCCCCGCTTGAAACTATGAAGCTGTCATTATCAAGGAGATCACCGTCAGTAGGTGTATACTGTGGATGGGTACCTTTAATTTCATGCGAGCCTGCGCCAAGTAATCCTATATAAAGCTCACCGGTCGGGCCTGTTTGCCCACGGGCAATGCCATCCACCAAAACGGTTACGCCCTCAATAACTTCCCCCGTCTTAAAATTCTTAAACAAGAGTGTAACGTCGTTGCCACCCTCTTCACAATCGTTGCTGAACTCAACCGAGACACTAGCTGAAGCGTCTTTACATTCGCCACGACCGACGGCAAAGAAAAGAACTTTGCCCAGCTCAGGGGAAGTAAATTTCCAACGATCAAAAGAAGTAGTATATGTCAACCGCAATACACCAAAACCACTACCCCTTTCTTCAGTCGCCAAGAGCTGATTCGTTCCGCTTTCATTTCGAACTACCCCAAGATCATCTCCAACCCACTCACGCCCTCCCATAGATTTAACAGGATATGCAGTTGTAGCTGACCAGTTTGAAAATTCAATAAGCTCTTTAACAATTGTATCTCCAACACCCTTATTATCAACTGTAGGATTACCAAGCGTAGCCCCGGCAGTATACGAATTTCCTTTCGGAGCATACACTCTAGCAAATACGATATCCCCAGGAGCGAAGCAGGTACGGCCCATATTATATTCAGAATCAAGCGTTACAGATATTTGACACTCTGCCGCTTCTGAAACATTCTCACAAGATGTCGCAATAGGTATTGAGAGTGAACCCTTAGCACGCTCTGCCATTACTCATTCTCCTCTGCGTAAAGCACAGCGCCACCACTTTCAGCTATCAGAACGCCATAGCTTGTGTATTGTGTGACGTAGGTTATGTGCAAGACACCGAACCCCTCGACTGCGGCATTTATAGTACTGAACCCTGATGTCCAAGAAATTGCACCAAGATCATCGCCGTGCCAAACAGCGCTTGTGATTGAATGAATGGGGTAAGCCGTTGCACCCTGCCCATCACTGAAGAAGATAGTTTCAGTCTTAACCTCAGTGTATACTCCATTGTGAAAAAAAGAGCCAATGGTTGTGTCAAACGTGTAATCTAAATCTGTTGGCGAAGCAAACACCTTGACGGCAAACTCCTGGCCTGCGGCAACACAGGAAGATTCACTGTCCAATTCAATGTTGATTGATTGCGACTGCGTATCAATGCCATCCTGGAAACCAATGACCCTGACACGGTTGTACCCTACTGCGTTCTCGATGCGCTCATTCGTTTGAAGAATGTTATCAATGTCGGTGAACTCAACAACAGGGTCTAGGAAATCAGTGCTGTAAGTCTTGTAGTCAATTATAAGGTTTCCATCAGGGCCACTACGAACACGCCCACCGGGAACAGATGCGAGCTTGCTAATGATCTTTATTGGGGTGTCATTCTCGACGCTGAAATTATTGCTGTACACACTGAAATCGTCAATCAGGAATTGAACAGTTATCCCAGTGCCTATCAGAAGATAATCAACGATAGCACTTGCCTGCCTCACCACAGCAGGCAGTTGCCAATAGTTACCGCTGGTCGCCGTGTCAGAAATAGGTGAAGTGTATGGCATATCAAGAAGAGCGGCCTTCGACCTACCCCATACCGTAAAGCTCACACCCTGAGCAACGACTGAACTTGTGCGCTTCTCCAGAAGGAATTTGTAATCAACCCCATTAATCGTTATGGTAATACGCTCAGTCCCCCAATTTGTTTCAGGATTGCATACGGTGTTGAACAGTTCCCATGCATTCGTCTTGAACGCCATGGTGCACTCGTTGACATATGAGTCTTCACTCATACCAATATCAACAGATTCGACGTAACTCGAAATAGAAACGCCATCAATCTTGATACTGACTGTGTACGTAACTTCATTCTCGTACATAATGTGGTGTCCTATTATTAAACGTCATTATCAAGAACTTCATGTACATAAGCGACCACCTTGCCAGCTTCAGGCGAGTTACAAACGTAGGTTTCAAACCTGGAAGTATATGTGATAGAAATGACCCCATACGTAACACCGCATTCTGCCCCCCCATCAGGGCTCCCAGAGCACGAAGGGCATACAAGGGTGTTCCTACCCTGCGAATACTGAACGGACGCTATAGGACAAGGGCTATCGCCTGACCAGCTAATTGAACCAACACTGTAGATTGGGTAATTCGTGCTGCCTTCCCCTTCCGAAATTACGACTTCCTCAGTCTTCGTCACGTACCCGTAACCTGCATGATATACGTATGAGACAATGTCCCTATCCGCTGTCACATCTTCACTGTTAGAGTATGTATTTCCGTTTGCGCCGTTGTATTGGTAAATGGTGCCGTTTGTAATGGATATTGTAGAATCATCTTTCATTGTAAGGGGCGAGAAAAAGATTCGAAGATAGATATCCTGATTCGAAAGGAAGCAGGTGTCACTATTGAGATTGTCGTCAAGCTCCAACTTGATTGAATCAGTCGGTGCAGTTGCGCACGATTCTACAACAGTGATCGTAAGAGATCCAGTGGTTCTCGTTTCAGCCATGAGAATGTCTCCTTATGAAAAGATAATCTTGTAAATCCTAGGTTTGCCAAGCAACGCATTGCGAAGCGTCACTTCGATATCCACTGGATTATAATTAAGCACATCATACCTTATTACCTCGACCTGATCAATCGCGCTCATAAGGTTATACGATAATGCGAAGTCTCTGTTAATCACACCAGCTATAGGAATGATCATGATTGAATCCGCAGTAACCTCAATGCTATACCGCACGCCCCATTCTGTACCGATCGTAGACTCAATCTCATTAAGCAGAATTGTTATCCTGTCAACATCTGTCATGCCAACCGGCACAGTTCCTATATCATTAAGCAATATTATGATGTTGCTAATGTATTCACGTGCCACAGGAATAGTGCCAATGTCATTCAAGAATACTGAAACCCCATCAACATACTCCATCATTGAATTAACCATGACGAAGTCTGGCTGTACCAAGATAGGTATATTTATAATATCAGTGTCATAAACAAGAGTATTAAGTGGATACTTAATAGTCCAATCCCGATTAAGAAGCAGTTTCCACAGAAGCCCTGTATCATCAACGAACCGCTCTGTTATGGGCCAATTAAGAATGGTATCTTTTTTAAACTGAGCGATAATATCCCAACTGATTGTATTATCAGTTGCGAGATTAATACTCCATAATAATGTTTTCTCAGAATCAACATCAAGCACGAGGCGATTCCGAAGAATGAAATCACTTGCCAATGGTATTTGCCACAAGAGAATCGTATCAACGCTATGGTACGCCTCAAAAATCATATTTCGTAATATAGAATCCTGGCTACGGTACGAAGTTAAAGGCATTTGTAGAATACTATCTTGATCTTTTGTCACCGTAAGAGGCCAAGATAAAATAAAATCTCTAGGCGGAGGTACTGGAGGTACTGGCGCTGTATACTCTTCAGCATTAACTATAAGACCGAGAAGATGAGTATCATCCTCGGCATTTGTTGTAATAGCAGATAAATTATATGCATCATCAGAAGTATATACAGACCTATCGGCATCTTCTATAAACCGAGCAGTGTTTGGAGAGTTTGCGAGGAAGTTCCAAAAAATACCGCCGCCCAACACATCAGTAGACTTAAAGGCAACCCAATATGTTTCCCCGGCAGTAAGCTCTGGTTGATTTTCTAACCACATGAAGCGAATAAAATCATTCATATATGATGTACTATTACAGCCCCAATCACTATTTAAAAGACCGCTTGTGCCATTGGAAACAACTGTTCCAACTCCATTCTCCCCAACTACATTTCTTATCTCAGCATAGACACTATTATTCGTTCCAATATGTACTCCACTAATACCAGCTGGAGTAGAAACACTATGCAACTTAAAGACATTACCCTCTGTCTCAGCGTCTGGCATCTTAATCTTCTGGAAAATATACCTTTCCGTAGCATCATAGAATGTTCTTACTCTTTCATTACCAAAATTTGTCAATCCCTTTAGAGACTGATGGTTGATAATTGTCTTGACATCTTCAGTCGGTATAACCCAAGTCCTGTGTTGAAAGTCAGCATCCCCATAGTCCCAACTCAGCCCATCACCATCTATTGCGGTACTTGGTTCATCGTTTGAATATCCGCCTGGAGCAAGATAATTACCAAGCTGACCACTTCCCTTGGATGTGTACCCACCAACAGACCAATAATTATTTGTATCATAACCATCTGCATACAAAACTATCCAATACTTTGTATTTGCTACAACATTTAAACCTTCACTACTAAAATCTAAATCCCTGACTTCCCACCTAGTACCAGCCCAAAACGTATCACTTTCTGCACTTGTAGTATCAGCAATTACTCCAACATCTTTTACCAAAGTCCCTATTTTGCACGTGCTTCCTTCGTCTACATTGTGAACCTTACAACGCAATTCACCAGGAGACCCCAATGGCATTCCCTGAAGTTCAATACGATCGAGAACACCACTAACTGTTGGAATTATGGCAAATGCACGATATATATTCGTTGTTGCATAACCAATCTTATCATTAGAAGCACCATACCGCCCAATGTACCAACTTGACTGATCAGCTATGCATTTTATTGTCGTAGATGGAATAGAATCAAGCGGCTCTCCATGAAAGGAATAGACCGCTGGAGAATAGTTGACACTGTCTGTTCTGACTCTGTCAGTATTGACTGTAAAGAGATCACCAGCAGTATTTTGATCATATGATACTTTAACATCATAAGCAGCATTAAATGTATCTGTCTCAAATAAAACATAATAATCTGTATTTGGTTCTAATACAGGTCTATCTTCTACTTTATCCCAACGAAAAATAGCCGGAGGTGCTTCTAGATTATCGCCGAAGAAATTCATCGCTACTTCAGCATTGCGACAAACAACCTCTTCGCCAAAATTGGTGCTATCTGTTTCGACCTTGAAAAATTTAGGGTAAACAAAATTATAGGCATATTCTATTTCAAAATGCATAGACCAAACAAAATCTTCTATGCGCCAATATTTTCCATCATCAGGCGTTGTTATTTTAAAGGCAATATTTCTTTCATCAGTATTGTGGCCCCAATTAACATAATCAGTACCAGGATCCTTACAACTGCTATGACTAAGCATGGTCTCGGTAGTATCGTGCGTAGTTAAAATCTGTAAGGCAGGTTGTTCATCGGTAAGTGCGGTCCAGGTAGTTCCAGAATTTCCAGTTCGAAACATATTATAAGTATTACCACCGGATAAGCCACTATTCATTCCAATATCTATTTGAGTATAACTTGCAATATAATAACATTCAGTTCCAGATGGAGTACCGCCAATCGCATCACAAACAATATAATACTTTACTCTAGGAATTAATGAAATTGCATCAGAAGAAAAGTCTACTTCTATCCATTCATAATCAGCATCATCAACACTCGCAGCCGTAACTGTCTCAACAGATGATAATAGCGTTTCTGGCTTTGAAAAATTAGTATATGGAGCACTCCTATGTGCACTATAGATACTTACAGATATATCTTGTGGTGTACCAACTTTTTTAAGCCTAAATTTAACCTTATTTAATACAGAACCTTCCATCCCAACCTGAAAGGGCCAACAGATACCCTCGTACCCCACACCACCAGCTAGGTTATAAGTTGTTTTTTCATCACCATCAGTGCGCTCGGTAATGGTTGTATAAGCGACTAAATCAGGAGCAGGATCGACCCACTCTATATGCAACTCTGCTATTTCACTTGCGGAATCATATTCATACGCCGACCAATCATGGTCGTAATCAGTATTATTCGGAAGACCTACGCTTAAAACCTTGATAATTAAAGCCTCGCCAGCAAAACCTGCACGATCCACAATTTCCTGAATAATAGATGTTATATCTGAAGAATCTTCAACTGCACCATCTGAATAGGTTCCAGGATTCCAATTTACACTTGCTGTAGTAGTGGCGAGTGCTTTCCACGCTGAAGAACTTGCGGGGGCAGAAGGATTATCCTCATCAACGCCCCATACTTTAAGGTAATCTTCCCCACCGCCAGATTCACGAGTAGAATTAGCTGTAACACGAATGAACGCAGAGGAAATGACAGCACCCTGCGGAATATCCACACTATTAAACCTGACTCCAACCTGTTTATAGGTGCCACCAACCACAGCAACGGATATTGCTGTAGCAGAATTATCAAAAAATGTTCCCTCGGAGAGATCCCCGCACCAATCATCTCCACCAGCAGCCGGGTAAAAGATTCCACTACCCATTTCGTTCTACCTTTAAACAAGCAATGGGACGTAGCCACCCGTGGCTACGCCCCGTTTAACCGCTTATGCAGATTCACCACTGACACGAATCTCAGGGTTGTTGCTGCTGTAGCTGGCTGTTCCAGCGTCAACGATTTCCTTGGCCCACATCGCCTTAGCCGCGTGGTGAGTCGAAAAGTTGAGCTTCTCGGCCTCTACCCAACTTCCGGTAAGCGCCCCCGCTTCCAACTGGAAGTAGTAGCCCTGCGAACCGGAAACATTCGGATTGGAAGGCTTGAACTCTGCCGTTTTATCCTGGGCAGTTGCGATCGAACCCGTAACCGTTCCGGTGCACTTGAAGTTGGCATCACCGGATTCGATTTCGATTTCCCAATCGTCCTCGATGGTTCCCTGATTGTAAGTATGAATCTTCGAAGCATCGTAGGTATTGTCCGTACCTGTTGCAACGAAGGAATCAACCGAGCTGGTGGTATCGCTCAAGTCTTCATACCCTGCAAAGTACACAGGCGCTTCAGTGGCGTAAGCCGAGTAGCTGTACGTCAGGCCGGAAGCCAACACGATTGTTGCTGTGGCATCCACATACGACACGCTTGAAACCTCAACGAATTCCTCGTTGGTGCCGTCGGACAGCCAAGCATAGTCCCCGTTGGAAATGCCAAGGCCATCATCCTCGAACAGAACGGTCACGGATGTTTCGTCGGCGCTCGCCGATGCATTGAGTCGCCCGCAACCAAGCCAGCCAGTGTAGTCATCGGCTTCGGCCTGTGTGTCGGTATTGGTCCCCACCTTGATATAAATGGAATCGGCGGCAGGCGTCTGCTTCTTGACCCACAGCTTGTGGTTGTACAGAACTTCGTCCCCATCATCATGAAGCTTGGAGAAGAACTTTCTGTAGCGAGTGAGACCAGCGACACGCTCAGCCTGCGTGACGTTGGGAAACAAGTTTGTAGGCACATTGCTTACAATCTCGTTCGTACTCATCCGGCCACCATTCGCAAGCCCATCATTTACGGTAGCTGATTTGTAAAGCTTGAGATCCGTTGCTTCGATTGCCATTGTCTTTCCTCCTTATTGAGTTTTCAGCTTATTTCTCTATTGTAATCAACCAACGATTTCTTCTATATTCACCAAGGATATCAAATAGCAAATGGTAAATATTTGAAAGCCTGTGGACAAACATCATCAATAGCCCCGCCAATATAACCGAGAATACTGTAATGTCAAAATGGATTAAACAACTCACCGCTATGATAAATGCCGATACCCACACGCTCAAGCAATACTTGCACTCAAGCAACGAACTGAAAAAGGGAACCCTTCTACGTATGAAGAAATTACGAATCGGAGCAAACATCGTCGATGCCCCGATAATCTCCGTTATAGCCTCACATACAATAGGCAGAAAGAAAACAAAAAGAAACCCCCAAATAATCTCTTGCATGTCGGCCCCCTACTTTTTAACAACGTACTTGCGCCCACACTTTGGGCAACGATGCCACTCACCATCCTTCGGCCTCTTTCTTCCGCAACACGCTTGCCTTACCATCTTCATCAAAGGCACGTTACATTCCACGCAAGAACTTCTGTTACCCATGAGATTACATCTCCTCTGCTTCAATCACGTAGTCTGTCACGTTACCGCCATAGACATCACTGAAGTTTGTAATCGAAACTATGTATGAAGGAATGTATCTATAAATCGTCTCACCGTTTACAGTGGTTGTCTCAAGAAGCTCATGCACAGTGCGTGTCATTTCGTCACGTTCTGATATTGGAATGAAATCAATCAGCACGACATTGTGTTCAGCCGCCGCAGCATTCTTAATATCCTCAATGTCTGATTGGGCAATGCCCCTGATGCTGAATTTATATTTCGCACTGGAAACATCCTGGCTTAACAGCGAACCCCCGGTAGTACGCCCGAAGCTTCCCATTTTCATTTTCTCTTTAGAGTATGTTTCAGGATTCACAAGAAGAGTGTACCCTGCTATGCTTATATTTGCTGTGTATTCCAGTGACATTTCTCGCTCCCTAGAATTGATATAAAATAACCGGGTCTTCGTACATGTACCACGGCGCTGAATCCTGAATAATCAAATCGCCATCATTGTAGTGTGACGGAGTATTAATTCTGACATCGTTCATTGCGAAAATCATTCTGTAATTCCCGTAAGCAACCGATATACTCATATGCCTTTTGGTATTGGCCTCATACTGCAACACATGTGAAATTGAATCTTCCGTCCATGTTATCACCCCGTATGCCGAACCCCCTCCTAAGATAAACTTTTGAACCTTTCCGTCATACCCAAAATTTGGTGTCTGGATTGAATTGTGGATTTGAATATAAAACTGCCTGAGTTCTTCATTGCAATGTTCAGAATACACCGAAACATCCGTAAGGTCAATTATTGGATTATCGTCAGTGATACTCGTTGATGGTAAATCAATGGCGTTTGTTGAGTCAGCGCCTATCATGGTCATGTGCGTATTGATTGTATCGAATACTCGAAAGTTAAAAGTCGCTTCGCTCAAAAACATGCCTGAGTATGCAAAAAGCGTGCCATCCCTATCGCTAACAGTGGTCATGCTATTGCCAAACTCGCGGAACCCACCAACCTTGTTTCTATGGCACATTACAATCTCTCTTGCGCCATCAGCAACCACTCCGTATACCAAGTCCTTTACGGCGTGCGCCCTTGCGGTCGTGCCTTCCTGCGCCCGTGTACACCCTGACGCAATATTAGAACTGACAGCGCCAACAGAAATGAATTCATCATTTACGATAAGAGCTTCAACGCCATCAAACAGAGTTGCAGAATCGCCATTTATCTCCACGGTAGTACTGTCGGCTGTGACGGCGGTATCAACGTAGCCTATGACAATACCCCAAGGCTTTGCCGTGTTCTCTTTAAATTTGTAACCCGAAATACTCGTTCGCTTACCGAGAAGAACGCCAGCAAGCTGAGACCAAGCTTCGTTCTGGAAGGTTAACTCGGATATAACAGCACCGCCAGAAATATCATAATCAGAAAGTCTTCCACTGGAATGCCCTTTCATCATTTCGTTGTAGTGTCTGTATTCCATATTACGCTGAACACGTTCGTTGCTTATGTCAACAACATAAGAACGATCAAGATTCGGAACGTTGAAAGCGCCTTCTATGTCGAACCAAAACTTCATTACAACCTCGTGAGATTTTCACGTTCAAGGTGATCCTTAAGGGTAGTTACTACCCCAACATCGCCATACAGAGGGTAAGTCTTAGCACCTCTGTCACCAGCATTGATTGTTAATTCGAACATGGCCTTTCCACCACCAGAAGCCTCGCGAGTGATACCGGGGTCAGTTTCGGTATCACCTTCACCAACAACGCCCCCCAATTGGTACTTATTACGCTCAGAAACGGCCCCTGTGGCCCTTCCAAGGGCTTCCATGCCCCTTCGGCTCACTACGAAGCTACCACGCGGTAAAGACGTCTGTATGTTGTCTACCCCGGACGGCCCTGTGAACGTAGAGATAGGCAGTCCATTTGTCATGGCAACAGCGTTACCAGCATTCAGCGCTTGGAGTTTCGAAAGGTTCTGTGAAACATACTCGGGCGACACAAGACCCTCACCAGCGCTCACCTTCGTCGTAGCGGCGAATCCTGAAAGCCCACCAAACTGCCTCTTCTCTTCAGTCACAATCCTTGTAATATCTTCGCGCACCTTAATGACATGCTCCTTACCTGTAAGAAGCCCAAGGCTACTGGCAATATTCCTAATCTTCTCATCAAGCAAATCCATCTGCGTCTTAGCTGCTGTAAAAACAGTACCGAGTTCATCAGCAATATTACTGAAGTCAACATTGGCAACTTTGTTTGTGACAATGGCAATGGCCTGATCGACAGAATGAAGAGCTTCCTCAACTTTTTTGAATTTACCAGCTAACTGCGCCTGCAGATTTCCCTGCTGTTCAATGGCAGAACTCTGCGCCTCTGCCTGCTTTGCCGAAAGAGCTTTCGTCTTCCCTACGCTCTCGGCAAACAACCGTCGTTGGGACGAATAGAAATTGGCATCTGTTATCAAATCCCGCGCACGAGCAATCTCTAAAGCTTCGCCCTGCTTGGAATATGATGTCTCAGTAAGACGCTGAGCCTTCTCCAACGCCTCTCTTTCAGATTCAAACGCAGCAACTCTTTGCTCAGCAGTCTTGCTACTATTCTCGCCAAGGCTTCGGTACTGATCGGCCTGACTTGTGAGTAAACTGATACTCTCACGAATAGCCGTTTGTTCCTGCCTGTTAAGCTGAGTGGCATTAGCAAGCGCTTCGTTTGCTTTGCGTCGTGTTTCGGTCGTCTCCTTTAAATTCTTTGCAACGAGCGCTTCTGCCTTATATACTTTCTCCTGTGCTTTTTCGATTTTATCAAGATCAGCACCAGAATCAACAAGGTCATCATAGCTCTGCCGTGCGTCCTTGACCTTATCCCGAAGATCAACCAGATTTTCAGTAAGCTTCTTTGTTTCCGCTGCAAACTTCAGGCCGGAAGAAACGCCAAGGTCGAACATACCGGCAAGCCGCCTGACACTCTCAACGCCGTTGAGTTGTATATTTGTAAGTTCAAGATTCATCTCACGTAATGATTCCGTAACCGTATAAATCTCATTTGATACTGATTGCAACTCCTGTGTTAATTTCTTCTGTGCTTCAAGCGCAGTCTCGCCAGAACGCTTCCACCACTCTTCGAATTCGGGTAGCGTTGTCTGATTCGCATGCGCGAGAAGTTCATTTAATACTTCAGTATAAGAAGCAAGATTCGACCAAGCCGTTCCAATCTCGGCAGTAGAAGCCGTGGCACTTGTTTTTAACTCCTCATGCTTTACTTTTGCACCAGCAACCATCATACCGTATTTTTCTATTGCAGCCTCATTTGCAAGCGCACCCTCATATACATTATTAAGCCCCTCGACAGCGGCCTTAGTTGAATCTACAAGATTACGCCTCATGACATCATCAAGTCGCTCAGTGGCGGCGGCAGTGTTGCCAATTCCCGTTGCGAGTGCATTGTAAATTTCTATGCCATAGCGGACATTGGCGACGTAACCAACAAAGGAAGAAGCGAGCTCAACATTCTCCTCCTGCTTATCAAGCAGGCGTTCATATGCGCCAAGCCATGCATCAACTGCGCCCTTAGCTTCTTTGAGAAGCTTATTAAGCTCCTTCTGTTTCTCTTCACCTAGATCTGCGTATTCAAGATTTTCAAACTGCGCAAGCGCATTCTCCCTGTACTGCCGTAAGATATCAACATTGATCGCCCGCTCCCTACCTAGGATAGCTGTGCGTCCAATCAATGTTTCGTTAATATGCTGAGCAATAATCTGCATCTCACCCATTGCGCCGACGTAGTCTTCTAAGCCGCCAAGCTTGGCACCAAAGAGTTGCTCGTTAGTCGCAATGAGTTCGCTTGCTATAATATGGTAGCCAATGAGATCGCCAGTAATATTCTCAACGCCTTTTTCTGTTTCATTCATCCCTGCTCGCATTTTAGCAAATGATTGGCGAGTATCATCGGTAGTAGCCGTAAGCCTCTTCCATATATAAATACCTCCAGCGACTATAGCCGCTAGCACGAGAAGCGCAGCACCGACCCAACCAAGCGACACGACAAGACCAGCCCAAACAACCTTGGCGACCCAAATGAGGACATTGGCAAAATTCTGCAACACAGTAATGAATCTGAGAAGGCTTGCGGATAAGCCTGTAAATAGACCAGTAAGACCCGCTGTCTCAAATAACTTTATAGCCGCCGCCGCTCTAATAACAGCGCCCTGTAAAATTTTAAAATGAAGAATGACCATGCCGATGACTTTTATTAACATATACATACCAGCAACAGCGGCAACGATTTGAAGTATATCCCCAAGCTTGCCAGTTGACCCAAGGGCGTTATTCAAACGCTCAAAGCCCTGTACAAGAAAGTTAACTCCCTTGACCAACTCAACTACAATATGAACAGGGATAGCAAACAGATTCTTTACAAGAAGGACTAGTGCCTGATTCGCTCTCGCAAACACGGCGGCAGGAGCAGCAAGCATAATCTCTGCCATCTCACGAGCAGCACCTTCGGCGGAGTACTTAAGCCTATCCACATTTTTTACCAAAACATCGTAATTTATAGCAAGCGCAATCATGGACTTAGAACCACGAAGACCCATTCTATCAAACACCACACCTAATTGTTCCACAGAGAGGTATCCGGATGGATCATTAAGCGCCTCGTTCAACTGCCGAAAGATATCTAAAATCTGTATAGGCTTTTCTGGATCAATATCTATATCAAAAGCTTCCGCAAATTTTCTAGGAGTTTTGGCTATTCTGGAAATAAGACTCTGAAAAGAACGACCAGCAATACCAGCTTTTATCAAGTGATCGTTCAGGGTGGCGAGTATACCGACGAGTTCGGTAAAGGAAATACCAACTGCCACGGATGTCGCCAAACTGTACTTAAGCCCATCAACCATCTCGTTCATTTCAATCTGGTGCCTGTCAAATGCTTTCACAAGCACATCGTTAATGGCTACAAATTTTTCAGTCAAAGTTATATTATCAGTAAGAGCTCCAGATAATTTTGTGGATGCACCAACGAAAACAATCGTGCCATCTGAAGCTCTCTTGATAGAATCTTTCATGTTGTTGTAGACACCGGCAATAAGCTTCGTAACAGTCGTCACATCAGACTCAGTACCGACCATCACATCCATACTCGTTGTGAGAGCAGCGATTGCCTCCTCAGCACTCAAGCCAGCGCTACCCAACTGGTACAGAACCTCATTGACTTGCTTTGCAGTTTGCCCTGTCCTAACCATCTCACTGTTCACAGCGCCATAAGCCTGCTCTAGAGCTTCTGACAGCGCAATCACTTCAGGATACAAGACACGCACAGAACGTGCGAACTCGTTATCAACATTAACGGCCTGACCTATGAGGTCAACGAATTTATACATGGGGCCAAAGATAAGTCCAAAGCCAGCGACCCACGCCGCCTGACTGATCAGCATGGCTTTGAACCCTTGGGTAGTCGTACGGGCGGTAGCCTTTGCTACGTCGCCCATCTTCGCAATCGACTTGCTTCCCTTCTTTGCGGCAGCACTTGTCTTCGTCATGGCTCCGGTAAGCCCAGTGACAGAACCTTGGAGTTTAACAACCTTCTTATCGAGATTTGCGTGCGACGTGCCAAGTGTCTTTAAGGTAGTTGCGAGTTTCTTTGCTGCGGCGGCTTCAGCATTGGCGGCTTCAGCCGTTTTCTTCATGCCAGTTGCCGAGGTTGTAGAAGCCTTGTTGAGAATTTCAGCTTCCTTCACCAAGCCAGCGGCGGCATCTCGAACGGCGCGAATCTCTTTTACGGCATCCTGCACTGCCTTAATTTTTAGAAGTAATTCTTTTTCCATTCTTTCCCGCCCCGAATGCGTCTGTTATCGCTTCGCTGTGTGCGGACGGGACTTGAACCCCTTCCCACCGGAAGGTTGACTATGAGAAATACTCTGTGGTCGCTTGTCTTCGTATTCTGATCTGACTTGCTGTTGCTCCGTGACGACTAAACCTCTGACTTCAAAGTAATAGTTCGTCTCATCAAGCAACCCACCACCACACGGCGTACTGCCACTTTCCTCAGACCAGTTTACAAGCTTTACAAGATAAACCGTGTTAGGGTCTATCCTTCTCATCGGGCAACGCCAAACACGATACTTCTTTCCGATTACAAGCTCAAAGATCGGCTTCAAGACCTTTTTGCATTCGGGGCATAGAGCCTTACCAGTTTCCTTACTTATTGCTTGATCACCGTACTTTACCTGTCCGTGCCTAGCGCACTCCCCAATGACTTCGCCACCACAATTCCTCGTCTTGTCAAGTCCCTTGCTCTTACACACTTCACAATCATACGAAGCACTGGATTTGTTGTGTTCCAAGAATGCGGCCCACCGAATTGCTAATCGGAGGTCCGCTTCTTCTCTTCCCCCAACTTCGACTCTCCCCGGATATACTCTGCCAGCTCAATGCGGGCGCTCGGGGGGATCTTGTCGATGTTTGTCAGCATGATACGGCGATGCTCATGGATGGTAGTGCCACCGGGTTCTTCGAATGCAACGACTTCACCGCCGTCGAAAACAAAGTTGTCCCAGCCCTGAAGACCGATGACGAGAGTTTCAAGCGCCTGCGAGCCGGTTACAATCCGTTCCTTACGCTCATCCCCTGTGCCGTCGATTTGGTACAGGTCATTCTGAATCTCCGCATACTCGATTGAGGAGAGAAAGCGAACCTTCCAGATAACCTGATCATCAGGTGCATCATCCTTCTGGCTCCTCAGAATGAACTCATGCTTCTGCCCTGCTTTTACACCTAGAATCTTACCCATGGCTTCGAACCTCCGTTTGTCGAATGCGACTTCGCCAACCCATTTGACGAGCCATTTATACATTTTCCAGAAAAGCTTCCAGTACCACACGTGAAGCCTTCCCTTCCTAGTTCCAAGCATAGAATAACATAGTAGGCATCCAAAGATCAAGGATATACATACTATGATAAAAGGCATATAAAATAAGATACGTATAGCTAATAGAACCCTATTCATTTCTTAGCCCCTGACAAAAAGGTGGGGAGGCCCGTTAAGGCCTCCCCGGATGAAGAAAGCGCGAGGGGGTGCGCGGTGTGCTTACAGGTACGACGTGTTGTTGACCAGCGTGATACGAAGCTCGGGAATGTCATTCGTATCATCATACAGAGCAACGTAGGGCATATCGACCGTGATGATCCCCTCATCAGCGATGGTGGGGGTAGCGCCGTTAAACTCGATGTTCGGCTGGCGGATGGCCAGACTGAACTGCGAGCTGCTGTTTCCGAGTGCGGCGTAATCATCGTTGTCGATATACTCGTCGCTTGTGAAGGTCATGACCAAGTTGCCAGACGTGCCATTGACGAAGCGCCGGTACAGGTCCAGGTCATCAAACTCGATGGTAACCGTACCGTCGACCGTTCTGCGCTGTTCAGGCAGGCTCGCCCTGACCTTGCTCCCAAGGTGGTACTTGTCAGCGTACAGGTTGTTGTTCAAGGTGCCGTTCCACCCCATGATAGGCTGAGCATCACCATCGATGGTCAACGCCCCATCAAAGCCAGCGAACGGGTCCAACGACGCATAGGTTGCACCGGATTCCTCTTCCTTGTAGGTATAGAGAACCCACTTGTCGCCGATGATCAAGGCGGCAGTATCGGGAAAGAAAATGGTGAAGCCGGTATCAACGTTTGCGGCAACACGTGCTTCTGTGGCAGTCGTTGCGCTGGTGGTATAAGTGTCCCCATACGTAGCGCCATCATCAACACTGAACTTGATGGTCGCCGTGCCAGGAATGCCACCGAGAACGATTTCCGCCAGAACTTCCGTTGCCACACCAGAATCGGTACCGATGTAATCACCCCACGTAACCGGAGACGAAACCACATCATCCGTGTCAAACAGGAACAGCGTAGTCTCCGTGGTTGACTTGATGGAGGTTGGGCCTGCCGTAACGAGGTAACTTGAATCGGCATCCATTTCCGTGTAGTCTGACATCGTGCAGACGATGTAACTCAGGTCATCCAGGAAATCCACAAGTCCACCAACCGTATGCACAGGATACACCCGACCATCATCAGGATCTTGCCACGGAATGCTGATGTCCAGCACGAGATCTTCAGTCGCAGTCGCGCTGTTGATAATAAGCTGGTGATTTGTGTTGTCAATCTCCAACGTACAGGTTGCGCCCTCACCCGAATATCGGATTTCAAAGGCATCCTTCGCACATCCAGTGTTTGAAGAGTTCGGCGTAGCCCTCGACGCAGTGGTTCCACCGGAACCCATCAGGCCAAGAACACCGCCCAGGATTTCCCCGGTGTCAGCGGTCAACGCCAGCGTGTTCACCTTACAGCCATTGTAGGTGAAGGCCGCCACATCCCTGCCGAACTCCCAGGTCATACCGGGGGGCAGTGTGGGCGAGGCATCAATCTGATGCGAATACACACCCCAACCAAAGCAGATCAGAATGTTTTTGGTCGCGGTACTCTGGATGAGTTCCACAGCCGCCACAGCCTCAAGCTGATTGGTGTTGTCGGCTGCGCTCGCATAGTCAGCCGCCTGAAGATCTTCGAGAACACCGCTTGCAGCGTAGCTGGAAGGACTGTAGGCCGCAAGCCCCGTACCGGCTTCGTTGATGGCATCCATGAGTTCCTGAATGGTGTCAGCGGTGGAATCACCAAGGGCAATGTCCACGCCAGCGCCAGTACCGCCAGTGATGACCACGGCGAAGTTGGTTGCCAATCCGGTAAGGCCAACCGTAACGGTAAGCTCTGCGCTGGTTGAAGCCGCATCCGTAACCAGAAGGGCAAACGCACTGTCCACCCGTGATGTCTCGACAGACCCAAGGGCATGCTTGAAGATCTGCCCGTAGCCATCTGCCGATACCTCGAAGTTGATATCTCCACCAGCCGATTCAACGCCACTGATCCGCTTGTGAACAGCACGGTCAGAGCGCATAGCCTCAGAGATTAACGACCCGAGTTCACTCACCATCGTTTCTCCGGTGAACTCGATGAAAAACTTGGGCGTCGGTTGCTTCTTTCCCCAGATTCCTTCCTGAGAAAAACCCAACTGCCCCCTTGCACCAGTTGCAGGCCCAGTTGACATTGTTTATACCTCCTTCTATTTAAGGATTACCCCTTCAGTCAGCACTCACTACTTGGTGGAGTTTATGTAGCCTCACTCTTACAGTCCCAGCCGCGATTACTTTCTGCCCTATAACCTGCGGTGCGTATTCCGACGATAAAACTTCGCAACCAAGCTGGGGACAGAAGCCATTGACAGTAACGTGTTGCATGAACATTTGGGCGATCCGCCAAACCACTCTCATAACATCACGCTTCCTCGTCCTCTCATTTTGTTCTTCATGATAATAAACAAGGGCCACATCAATGTCAACCGTGTAACGTGTGCTTGTCCTACCACTCCACGCTCGGCTTATAGTAGTGAACCCCTCTATGTCAATCGCGACAGATTGATTCTTTGGCATGATGTTGGTGCTTTCTGCATAAATCTCTGTGAGACGCACCCCAAGCTCATCCTTCTGGTACAACCGCAAGAGCTCCGTAATATTCGCCCTTGCGTTGTCCATCAGATTCTCAAGGCTACCAAGATCTATGTCGCGAGCCATCTCTTATTCCTTACTGCCCGATTGCTGCTGTGACACTTCTTATTACAGCGCCAAAAAAACTCTTTGCCATAAGGTCGCCCTGTTCCCTGTTGAAAGCAATCAACTCACGTCCGTATTTCTGCTTGAGCAACTTGGCAAAGTATATTGGGTAACGATTTTTAAAATAAGTCTCATCCACTCCGTAAAGCAAGGTCACTGCCTTTGGTGCTCTGATGATCTTGTTAATATTCCCTTCCGCGTTAGAACCAGAAGTAACCGCTTTTCTCAATGCGCCAGACTGCACCCCGAATGTGTAACCGCCCTTCCTCTTGTTCCAAGCAGAGTTACTTGGCAATCCGCTAAAAGACTGAAACCTATGTGCCATTACGGCAGGAATAACACTCTGGATAACCTGCATTTCAGCACTCAGATCTTGCAGAACCTTAAGCATTGAATCTAGCGCTCTGTCTAATTCAAGTCCTCCCTGTATTTCGAATGTAAATGAGATCACATTAGTTCCTTGTGTACCCTGTGTCATCCGTCACATCTTCATCCAAATCTAACTTGCCCTCTTCAATCCCAGAAATACCAAGCTCGTTGAACAGGGTTGTTCTGCTTCTCCATGTTGGTGCACCAGCTATTGATTCCTTCACGTACCACGCAAGGAAATCATCAACAGCCTGAATACCTTCTTCGTGCCATGCCACCTCTACAGGCGCTTGCTGATCAAAGATAGTACCAGCTAAGCAAGCGGTGTAGATATAATAAGCGGCGAGGCGTGTGGCCGCAAACTCTAAGCCTCCAGGAATATCAACCGCAAGATCGGCTTCCCACGGGATATTCGTAGAGTCCCCAAATACTGCACCAAGGCGATTGTTGATGTAATTTGACGCATCATCAATAAATGCGTTTGCGTCATCGACGCTGACATCGGAATCGCTTATAAAATGCACACTATCCGTATCTTGGGGTATACCGGACCAGAAAGAGGGAGTAATTGTGAACTGAGTGCACGTGAACGCAACACCCGTACTCCCGGCCCCTAAATAGCCAACGTCCTCGCCGCTAACTTCGAAGTTGGTAGCGTCAGAAAAGGTTACCACGATTCGTTCATGACCTGAGTACGAATCAAGATAGCTCACATCGCTGAGCCTTGCGGTGCCAAGGTTCCCGGTATCATAACCGAGCTCCTGGTATGCCTCAGAAGTCTTGATCTTCTTATTGGCGGTTCTCAGAAGTCTTTTGACATTCTCAAGGGTGCAATAATCGCGAGCCATATTCTAGACCTCTCCTTCCAATCAGAAACGCGGGCTACTCGTCGTCATCCTCTTCCTCTTCCACAGCCCGTTTCTTCTTGGCCTTTTTCTTGCGCTTCTTTGCGGTCACCTCTTCCTGCTCTTCTTCGTCGTCAGCCCCCTCAAACTCCTCCACGTACCCGCCCTTGATTTCGGCCTCCGCGATTTCTTTCGGAAGATCAACAACATCTCCCATTTCCGGATAAAAATAGTCCTCACCGTTGTAGAGCTTGAGATCTTCTTTCGCAACGATTACCTTCATGGTATTTCCCCTCGTACCTTCTATGGGTTTCCGCGCATACGCTATTCGCAAATCGCGAATTAAGCCGTCTGGTCACCTACGACCACATACACCGTTCCGTCAGCCGAAAGCTGAAGCTTGCCATCGGAATCGAGGTACATACGCCCCTGAGTGACCGTGGGCGTGCTGGCCTGAACGTCCAAATCCAGATACTTGCGCACCCGGACTTTGTCCAACTTCGTTGTTCCCCAAAAGTAACGATCCGCCATGATGGTTCCTCCTTTGCAGGATTCCCGGTTAAGCCGGTATCAGGGGGGCCGTTAAGCCCCCCCAATCCATAGCACCTCCACGCCGTTAGGCGCTCACACAGTTGGTGAAGATCCAGCCAGCAGAGAGCGTGGTGATCTTCGGTGAATAAACCTTGTTGACCTTGATGAACTCGCCTTCCCTGTCCTCATCCCGCCAGCGAGCAACCTTCTGCATTTTCGACACGAAGGTGCGCCCGAGGGTGAGGGGGTTGCGGGGATCGACGAAAGCCACGACCGCATTGTCGTTGATGACGTAGTCGTAACTCGCGTCAACGCCTTCATCGGCTTCGTTGACCAGCGCATCGGTGATAATGACCTTCATGTTCCGCAGGGTGGGCGGAAGAGGGTCGCCGGTGATGGCCTGCGTGGTGTGGTACTTCAGAATTTCCATCATCTTGTCATCCTGCCCAACGGCTTCCGCGATCTGCGTGTTGAAGGAGATCAGATTCGGACGCTTCCCGATGGCCTTGGAAATGTTCAGGATGGAGGTGGAGAGATCACCCAGGATATCGGGGTTAGTTCCGTCCACCCACGCGGTCGTGGTGGTAAGCACGGTTCTGTACCCGGACTGGTTCAGGCCGGAGGAGCCGATGATCAGGAGCCACAGATCCAATTCTTCCGAAAGCATGATCTTTTCGGTCAGGAACTCGGTGGCATCCATCTTCGGCTGTACCGGCGCATCCGCGTACTGCACGGCCCTGTCGGTCACGATGTCCTTGATGGCCCGCTCGTAACAGGAATACGTACCCTCGTCGTAACTGAGGGTCGCCTCTTCAGTCGACGCGCCATCCGCCTTCTTGGGCGCTCCCTTGAAGAAACCGTCCCGGTTGAAGATCCGGTATTTCCCGGTTTCTTTCGCAACCCGAAAATCGGGCAGGAAGTTCTTGGCGGTAAACTCGTTGTTGGTGTACTTGATGGAAAGCTGAGTCAACACCTGATCGTTGTGAATGTATCCTTTTTGGACGTTAAACATTGTTTTTTTTCCTCCTTCTCATTCCTTCAGGTTAAAGCAACACCAACGGAGATAGCGGGTCACCCCGCCCTATCATCCGTTACGCATTCGCCACAGCTCCCGGCCATCCGCACAGCACAGGCACCAGTTCGCCAGCCGCATCCGCGGTCTCCAGGGCGATACCAATGACACCATACATGGTCCCACCATCCGCAAGCGCCTTGGACTGGCACGAACCCGCCGTGGTACCGGAGGCATACACGGCTTCACCACGGGTAATGCCGTTGGAATCGCTGATGACCTTCTTGATCGGGCCGAAGCACATCACCGTCACCTCTTCGGTGATAGCCGCGTCTGCGAGGGCGATACCGATAACGGGCGTGGTAGTGGAGGTGGTGTGCTTGAGGACCTGGGGCCATGCGGTGCCGAGCTCAACGACCATGTTCTTCGAAATCGCGGCCTCGGCGTTGAAAGAGTGGATGAACCCATCCATCTGGTCACCCTTCGTGTATTTGTTGCTGGTCTGATCCGCCATTTTTTCTGTACCTCCTATTCCGTTTGAAATTCATTTAAGAACATTTGCCAGAGGGCCGGTGTTCCCGGTGGCCCTTAGACGGTGAGCTTCCCATCGTTGGACAACTTGATCATTGCCTCGCCGTAGGAGAGCTTGTTCTCAGCCGCATACTTCTCGATGTCCTCAACGGTCATCGAACCGTCAGAGCCGGTCTTCTTCACGTGCTGGCTCGTCTTTTCTTCCAGATCGATACGGCTTTCCTTGGGAATGCTTTCCAGAACGCGGGTGAGAATGTCCTGGAGGGAAAGCTTCGTTTCCTTGGGTTCCTTACCCTCAACGGGCTCGGACAGGGTCACGGTCACATGGCCTTCGGACGGCGCGGCAAGCATAACCTGCTTGACGGTCTTGGTCAGGGCGGGCCACATGCCCTTCTCTTCCAGTTCCTTCACGAAGGAATCGACGTCCTGCTCATACAGCCGTCGGGTATCACCCTCACGGCCCTTCAGCAGGGCGGTCACGGAATCGGTCAGGGTCTTGATCTCGCCGGAGAGCTTGGTGTTTTCCTCCTGCAAATTTTTGACGGTTTCATCGCCGGTACTCTTGGAAGCCTCAAGCTCTTTCGCCTTCTCTTCGAGAGTGACGATCTGCGCCTGAATGGCATCGGCGAATTTCTTGGCCTCGGGGTCGACCTTCTTATCGTCCTTCGGCTCGGTCAGCGTGGTAAGCTGGCCCTTCAGTTTGTTGAGTTCCTCGAGGATTTGATTCAGCATTTCGTTTTTGTCCTCCTTTCCAGAGTTGTCTTCCTTCCCGCCATCGGTCTGTTCCGGTGACAGAATGATTTCACCTTCTTCACTGAGAATGGCGGGTGCCATGCCCTTGATAAAAGGCCGGTTTGTGAGGCCACCACCGAGAATCGTCGGTCCGAACTTCTTCCCAGTGGCGCGATCAGTGTAGTTGTCCACATACTCAGTACTGAAATACATGAACTCCTTGCTTTGCAGGCTGTCAAAGCCCCGCTTGGTAAGTTCCACGGTCGCCCAAAGCCCGTCTTCCTTCTCGTAAAGCTTCTTCAGCCACGAGGCCGCACCCCAGTCCGGGCGGTGCTTGAAGTCATAGGCGATGTGATCCTGCGGAACTCCTTCTTCGAAATTCTTGATAAAGGTCTCGAACGTCTTAGGCGTGAACTCCAGAGTTCCATATTCGGGATGCTTGAACTTCCCGATTTTGAGAACCTGAATTTCGAACACCTTGGTTTCATCTGAGAACTCGATCTCTTCAGTCAGCGCTACCACACTGTCAGAAATGGTAAAGCCGATCTGGCTAGGGACGTCGAACTTCCGAGTAAACTCCTCGATGCTCTCCGCCTTGCGGTTCTTCGAAAGGCACGCTTCAAACTTCGGCTTGATTCTCGCCAGAACGTTCCCCGGCGCTCTCTTGCCCATGCGTGCACCATTCGCCAACCGCCATGCCGCCATGACACCGTCGCCGTTGATGGAACCATCTTGGCACCGATAAGGAAAGCGTTTTTCCTCAGGCCAGAAATAGTGACTGTCCGGAAGCTCGGCACGCTTCGAAGGCGGTGTCCAAACCGAAACCAGCGCCCCACCGTCATCCGACATCGACATGAGTTCGGCAAGCTCATGCTCATCGTCATCGGTCATCGCTTCCATGTCCTCGATCGAAAGCGCCATGAACAGGCCGTCCATGACTTCCAACTTCCGTTTGAGGTCTTCGTCTTCCAGCTTCCCGCGCTTATCGGCTTCGACGAGGGGCATGCCATGCTTCTTCATGAAACTTTCCGTGCAAATGGCATAAGCAGAACCTTCGCTCTTCCCCTCCGCCTTCAACGCAGTGACGCTTTCTTTCCATTCCGTCAGCATTTTTTACCTCCTTTGATTCTGGACACTTTTATATCCTAACGACTAATGGATATCACAACCCTATCCAGTTGTCAATAGGTTTTTAAAAGGGTCCACGAAAAAAGTTCCCCGTATGAGGCGTACTTTTACGTAAGCATTGTGAGCAATCGCATCAGAAATACTACGCACCCTACTACCGCCACCGCTTGCTCCCATTGACTGCCACTTGTTCAAACATACCTCAACGTGCGTTGCCCTTCTGGCTTCGTTAAGCCCGAACACAAGACAACCAGCATACGGCACCGGCACCGTCTCAGCATAGAACATGCGCATAATTGCATCAGCAGTAAGGTCGATCTTCCGTGAGACAAGCCCCACTGACTTCAGCCCCTCAAGCACATAGCCGCTGCAATCAAAAGAAGATGGATCATCGCCACCCCATGTGTAGAATGTGCCTATGAAGTGTCTGAGGTATGAAATAAACTCTCCCCTCAACTCTTCCACATCAAGAAGTGTCATGCCAGTATCTCCTTAAAATTCGCTATCATCTTGGTCTGACAATAGCGGTAGTCTGCGGGCCGTTGCTATCTGGTCTAGACGTTTCCGGACATAAGTTATATCCTTGGTTATCTGTAACATCTGTGGCCCCATGACATCCTTCCTCACAAAGACCTCATGGCTCAATTTCTTATGAGATTCCAAATCTGTCTTCACAGTATTGAGCTCCTTTTCAAACCTAACACAGTCCTCCCTTGATGTGACCGCGATCTCTGCCTTGAGAGCCTCGCTCTGTGTAAGGCAATACTTTGGCTTAATTACAAACCTGTTTGCTAAGAGCGTTAATACTCCAACCACAAACCCGCTAAGCGATGCCACAATCAGGGGGTGCGCCCAGTCCCAAGCCATTGAAATCTCCCTATATGAAAAAAAAACAGATTTATTCTTTCTTGGTTCTCTCATCGTCTCGCGCCCAAACTGAGTGCGAACCACGATACCCTGTTTTATCGTAACGCCACGCCTCAACAGATTTCATTGGCTCACCTATAAGCCCTTTTCTGAAATGCCAAGCATCGACATTACATAGACACGGATTCCTCCTTATTAAAACGCCATTGGTTGGCACAACACCTTCGTACATTTTTTCCCACCGCTGGTGTTTGTGGCCTACCTGTATTTCCCGATACGTGCTCTGGCTCCAGACCTCACGTGCCTCTGTGCTGAATGTGATTGCAAGCTGGTTCGGGTTCTTCTCAGCCCCATGGTCAAAGCCGAGCAGGGTGCCGCCATACATGCGGAACTTGCGTGGCATCATGCGAAGGTCGGACGTAACCCTAGGGTCTAGATGAAACCGTTGTTCCAAAGCGGCGATGAGCGAGAAAGAACTCGTTATGTCATGATTCCCAGGGATGTATATGAGTTCGATATCATTACAAATCTCCAGCGCTCTCTCCACCATGTAAACAAGACATTTCAGAGCCGCCGTATAAACCTTGGCGTAGCGAGTATCAACGTCAAGAAAGTGTTCACCCATGGCGGTCGTCATGCGGACAGAATCAAAATGCATGAAGTCATTACCGATAGGCATGAGCAGTTTCGTGATGGGATACAGGCGTAACTCTTCAATCATGTCATCAACGGAATTCTTGACGCGGTTGTATGCGATGTTCAAATCATAGTCAGCGCCGACCTCAGCATTCCACGCATACATTCCAATATGCGCATCCCAAAGCCCCCACGCCACCATATAGCCGTCTTTTTCAAGTTTAGGCACCTTGGTAAGCTTCGGCTTCGGCATGGGCCTAACGTGGTCCCTGACGAAACCAAGTATTGCGTGCTCCATCTCTTCCGTCATAATCCTCTTGAAGGAACACTTGCTCTGTATAAGCTGTACCTTCTGATGACCTTCGCCATCCTTCAGCTTGTAAAAACCCTGCCACGTATTCGGTTTGTAGTACTGAGGAATCCATCTCTTCGGGTCAAGCTTGCAGAGATCCATCAGCTCTTCAACTGTTGCGGGCCTATCAAGCTTGAGAAGCTCGACGGTGCCGTCAATCTCCGTCCTGTCAATCACCCTTCCTACTCCGCGGTCAAGGGGCGGCTCGCCTTTAATACCGCCAGTGGGTTGATACTTCTGAATGTACCTTTGGGCCGTTGCAGAACCAATACCAAAGTGCCGTGCAATCTCCCGCACAGAAGCTCCGTCGTTTCGCATCTCCACGATTCGCACAATCTGTTCGTCTGGCAGTTTTGGTTTAGGCGGCATTTAAATCCCCTTCCACATTAAGATTAACTCTTTAGGTAGAATACGTACAAGATCTACCTCACGCTACTGTCTATCAATAAAGGCCAAAAATGAAAATCAAAAGCTCCTCAATGGCATCGAGAATTTCAGTATAATCACCGCCACCCCCGGTACCAGTAAAGAAGTCATCAGCAACGACCACATAACTTTCGCTTTTGCCCCAAAGAAAATACGTGACGTTCGTTACTGATACAAGCCACGTGCCTAATGTGTCTGGTGTATATGTAACCTCATAATACCCTGAATCTACAAATTTCTCAATGATCCCGAAATTAATATCCGCAAGACTAGTTGAGTCAGTACGCTCGACACCATTCGAATCATAAATGGCAACAACGAAATCACCCTGAGACAACCCGCCAACTAGCGCCCCAGTATCAGGATGATTCACACTGAATTCATCTGAACATGTCTGATCAATTAAGGTGTAATTCATTTTGCCACTCTCTTAACTGTCTTTCTCAAACATACAGGTTAAACAACTCCGCATCAAACCTTATTCATAGATAATAGTTGCATTTGAGTTCTGAACAGTTATCGCCAAGGTCAGCCCGTTACTAAAAGGTAAATTTTGGAAATCCAAAGACTGCGGCTCTACTTTCTTTTCCAAAGTGCCGGATGACCAAATCTTTGTACCGCTTGCCGCCGTGTTGTCATAGAGAGTGATGATACTACCAGCCACTATCCCGCCTAATATCATCCCCCTTAAAATACCGGCCCCATTCTTCAACACCAACTCGGCAATGTCTCCTTCCTGGTATTTATACTTCGGAGTGGTCTCCAAATCACCAAATCTGAATACCGAAGCCGCAAGTATCTCAAATTGATTATCAACAGCCGAAGTGGTATTTATGTTCTCCATTTTAATCGGTAATGAGTTTGTTGCCACCAACGATTCAGTTGTAGATGATATTTTATGAAGTAGCTTTCCATTGACAAAGAACATCACTGCCCTTTCCCAATACCAGATTGTAAAATCTCCCATGGCAGTGGACATAGGCAGGGCTGATCCGTAATCACCGTTGAAGCTTCCAGAAGCAACGATGTTATCTACGGTAGCCTTCCTTGAGCCTACACCGAAGGTAGCTCCGCCTACTTGGAAGAAAAAACCATTGTCGTCATCATAAGCACCCATTCTTCGGATATTACCATCAACAGGAGCCGTGACCAATCGCCCAGTAAACTTCATCTCGTTGGCGGTTCCAGCCACGTGCCTCGACCTATCTACTGTCTCATATGAGGCAGTACTATCTGTCGCAGCGCTTGTAGACAAAGTTATCTCACCATTCTGTGTAACTGCTCCGCCACCCTCTGATGTCTCCCCCCAAAAGTTTGTGTCCTTGACTGTTCCACTGAAACTCGTTCCCAATGTTCTTACTGGATTCACCACCTTCAGTTTCCCAAAAGGAGTTACCTTCGCCCTGATGCTACTTATGGGGTCATAAAGAGCAGAAGACGTTTTGGCTCTACCATCTTCTGTCAATTCACTTGCCATTGGCACAGCAATCGGGCAAAGAACTCCCTGGAGTCTGAAATATGTAGTAGCCGATGGCCCTGCGTTGGTTACCCGTATTCTCCAGTAAGACTGCGTCGCCTGAATTGTTTCGCCCCTGCCACCCTTTGTAGCGATGTAATCAAACTCATAAGAGATATCCCAATTGGTAGCATCAGGACTTTGTTCGATATAAATTATACAGTTCTGATCTGTCTTAAGGCTCCATTGCAAGCCAACTACCCCAAGGGTTGACGAAGCCACGCCGGTAAAGGTCTCCGCACTATCAAGATTAACGACACTCGAATTATTAGTATCCGCATAGACAGATTGAACAGCGGAAACACCAAGGTGATACCCACCATCTGCATCAAAGTGTGAATCAATAATGTTTCCATTCGAATCAACCAGACTGGTCTCCGTTACCCCTCCGCCGGTACCAACTAAGTTCACCGACATAGGGTTTTCTGAATCTATGAAGTTTCCGTTCTCATCGACTAGACTGGTCTCCGTTACCCCTCCGCCGGTACCAACTAAGTTCACCGACATAGGGTTTTCTGAATCTATGAAGTTTCCGTTCTCATCGACTAGCCGTACCAACTTAGGATATGCCATTATATGTTTCCTCCCTCTAATGTTTGCGAATGATGATCAGCCCTCATGAACACCCCTAATTAGTCGTACACCAAAAGCCCCAACTCCAAGTATACCGTTCCAGTTGCATTAACAGAGTCGTTATTGAGAATGTACAGATACAGCTTGTTGTCCTGGATGGTATCGAGATTACGGGCCAGCAGGAAACCAAAATCGCTATCTATTTCCTGCAAGTTGACATTGACGAGCGTAACAAGCTCGCCTATCGAATTGACCTTGGTGATGTCGTCCACGTTGAGGATGGCGATATCGAAATCAGTGGAGTCACATTCGACATTCAAACTGCAAATTCTCACGACCGCTGCATCGCCAGCCAAATCGCCATCAGCATCCGATTGCATACCCGGGATTGGCAATGCAATAAGTTCCGTGCATGCCACGCCAGCGCCTACGCCTGTGGAATCCGAATACATGACCATGGTTGCTCTCGGGTAGTTCTTACCTGCTATGACGTTGATTACGGTTGCGGTAACAGACATGGTTGATTCTCCTTTGAGTTAATGAAATTCCAATATAAACAACTTCAGCCTATTTAATTATCTACGCCCCTTATTGAGTAATCTCTGGGATATCCGCCAACCTGTCGTTCTTTTCCTGAATAACGATATCCACTCTATCCTGCGCAGTTAATCCTCCTTCTCGATACACATTTAGCAATTCCCGAATCAACTCCAAATCATGCAAAGATAAATTATTCTTTAGCTGTTGAACCCGTGTAATATCTGCGATAAGCAGATCACGTTTAGCGATTAAATCAGCCTTAGTCATTACAGTTGAAGATGACCACATCGTATAGGTCAACCCATCAACGCTTGGCTGATAATACATTCCCGCAAAACACGGAGACACAAACGATAAAACTAACAAAATCGAAAATAAAGTTCTCATCTTAACTTCTCCTTATTTTATGTATCAGATAAATATACAAGAGAGAGCACTCCATATATTGCATATAGTGTGGAATTTGATGTGTAGTTCATCACCGCCGGTCTTATGGCAAAAGCATCAGTTGTTGCATCAATATACACTGGAATAGAAACAGACTCCCAACCAGATCCCTCATGGTTCGTGCATGATCTGCCCCCAAGTTGTGTGCCAGACACATTAATTATGCCAATGCAAATCATATCAGAATCGTCACTATTATCATAAGTAAGCGTGAGCGTTCCTCTGTAAATTCCAGCCGTGGTGATTGTAAATACATCGCCGGTCTCAGTAACCCCATTAGCAGCATCAAGGGTCCATAAAGGTGGTGAAGAGGTTGTAATATGATACCAAACCTTTGAAGAGCTCAGGGTAATATTATTATTTGCACCATTCCCAAACGTTGCAAATGCATGGCCCTTCTCTGTAACCAATACTTGCCCTGTAATTTCGAGTTCGTCGTTCGTGTCATCCCATATTAAACCGGCATCCCCGCCAAAAGCAGACCCACCATTGTTGTACTGAATCTGTCCGTCAGTGCCCGCCACTCCGCCAGCGTTATCATCTACGTAACCCTGAGTTACAAACTTATCGTTATCTGCAACTCCAGCAGTAACAGAAGCGATTCCATTAAGAAGCCCAAGTTCAGTAGTTGAAATTGTAGCAGACTCGATAATAGCACCAGCACTGGAGACCATCACAAGGTCATTGCCTAATGCAGCGCTGGAGTTAGTTCCCCCTTCAGCAATAGCAATATCTGTACCGTTCCATGTTGAAGAAGTGATAGTGCCGAGTACGGCAGATCCGGCAGCAAGCGCACCCACAATAGTAAGGGCGTCGGTTGCCTTAACGTATGTTAATCCAGCATCACCACCGAAGGAACCAGAATCATTAAACTGTACCTGAGTATCCGCCCCGCCAGGAGAAGTGGAGCCGCCAGCACTATCGTCCACATATCCCTGGGTTACGAACTTATCGTTATCACCCGCCCCTGTTGAAACAGAAGCAATTCCATTGAGCAAGCCAAGCTCGGTGGTTGAAATCGTAGCAGACTCAATAATGGCACCAGCACTGGAAATCATCACAAGATCGTTTGCTAATGCTGCGCCCGAATTCGTACCGCCATCTGCAATAGGTACATCTGTTCCATCTGCACGATAAATGTATTTTGCTCCTATGGTTACTGCCGTAGGAAGATCGGTTCCAAATGCTGGAACACCAGCTCCTGTGGTGGCAAGAATCGAAGAGTTTCCGGTAGCCAGCCCTGCCACTACGTTGGCCCCATTGCTGTAAAGCAACTCAGAAGCACCGTAGGTATCAGCAAAGGTTGCGGTAGACCAAGACATGGTACCATCCGCATCAGATTGAAGAACTTGGTTTGCAGTGCCGTTTGCGAGGCTAGTGCCTGTCCCACCATCAAGTAGGGGAATGTCTGTTCCGTCTGCACGATAGAGATATTTTGTTCCGATAGTTACTGCTGTAGGGATGTCCGTTCCAATTGCAGGAATTCCGCCTGCGCCTGTCACTAGAACTCCACTGTTAGCTGTAGCAAGCCCACCTACAATGTTCGCCGTACCTGACCAAAGAATTTCATTTACCGTTGTTGTGGCAGGATAGGTGGCTGTTGACCACGCCGGAGCTGTGCTTGATCCAGACTGAAGCATTTGCAGGGCTGTTGCGGTAGCCGCAAGCACTTCCATTGAATCAGCATCAGTATATACGATTCCACCGTCACTTGCGGTTAAGTTTTTTGCCGACCCACCGTAGGTAAGACCAACCACATCCCCAGTCCAGGTTGAGGAAGTGACAGTACCGAGTACAGCGGACCCCGCAGAGAGTGCGCCGACTAAAGTAAGAGCATCGGTCGCCTTGACATATGTTAATCCAGCATCTCCGCCAAAGGACCCACCATCATTAAACTGCACTTGGGTATCCGCCCCACCGGGAGAAGTAGAACCAGCATTATCATCTACATACCCTTGAGTTACAAACTTGTCATTATCACCTGCCCCGGTAGAAACAGAAGCTATACCGTTGAGTAGGCCAAGCTCGGTTGTTGAAATTGTAGCGGATTCAATAACGGCACCGGCACTGGAAACCATTACAAGGTCGTTTGCCAATGCTGCACTCGAATTCGTTCCACCATCTGCAACAGGTACATCTGTACCATCTGCACGATAAAGATATTTAGTTCCTATGGTCACGGCTGTCGGAATATCTGTTTCAATAGAAGGAATGTTCCCGGCTGAGGTAACAAGTACACCTGATGCACCAGCAGCGATACCGCCTACAACATTAGCAGACGAACCGAACAGGATCTCATTCACACCAACAGCCGTAGGGTATGTAGCCGTTGACCATGTAGGAGCAGTGCTTGAACCTGACCTAAGTATTTGCCCTGCCGTTGCAGTTGCGGCGAGTACTTCCAATGAATCAGCATCCGAATATATTATTCCACCATCACTTGCGGTCAAGCCCTTATTCGTTCCACCATCAGCCAGCGGTACATCTGTTCCACCCGCACGGTAAATATAACCGGCCCCAATGGTCACTGCCGTAGGAAGGTCCGTTCCCAATGAGGGAACACCGCTTCCATCCGTTGCCAGAATCGAAGAATTTCCAGTAGCCAGTCCCGCTACTATATTGGCACCGTTACTGTAGAGAAGTTCACTTGCGCCGTAAGTATCAGCAAAGGTAGAAGTGGACCAAGACATGGTACCATCTGCATCGGACTGAAGAACTTGATTTGCAGTACCATTTGCAAGAGATGTTCCCGTACCACCATCTAACATTGGAATATCTGTCCCCCCTGTACGGTAAATATAACCAGTTCCGATGGTTACCCCCGTGGGGATGTCGGTCGCTATTGAGGGAACTCCCGCAGCACTCGTTATCAGAATCCCACTGTTAGCCGTAGTAAGGCCAGCCACAATGTTCGCCGTACCTGACCAAAGAATTTCATTTACCGTAGTGGTGGCAGGATACGTTGCGGTAGACCATGCAGGTGCGGTACTTGACCCCGACCGTAATATTTGTCCCGCTGTTGCGGTCGCCGCCAATACCTCCATTGAATCAGCATCAGTATATACGATTCCACCGTCACTTGCAGTCAAATTCTTTGCTGATCCGCCGTAGGTAAGACCAACTACATCCCCAGTCCATGTCGAGGAAGTGACAGTACCGAGTACAGCAGAGCCAGCAGAAAACGCACCGACTAAAGTAAGGGCATCGGTAGCCTTGACGTATGTTAATCCGGCATCTCCACCGAAGGATCCACCATCATTAAACTGAACTTGAGTATCGGCACCACCAGGAGGTGTAGCCGTAACGCTATCATCTACGTAACCCTGAGTTACAAACTTATCGTTATCTGCTACTCCTGCGGTAACAGAGGCGATTCCATTAAGGAGTCCAAGTTCAGTCGTTGTGATTGTAGCAGACTCGATAATAGCACCGGCACTAGAAATCATTGCAAAATCATTTGTTAATGCAGCGCTTGAGTTTGTACCACCATCAGCCACAGGAACATCCGTTCCGCCTGCTCGGTATAGGTACGCCGCGCCAATGGTGACCGCCGTAGGAAGGTCAGTTCCCCACGCTGGAACACCAGCTCCTGTGGTAGCAAGAATCGAAGAGTTTCCGGTAGTAAGGCCAGCCACTACGTTCGCACCATTGCTATAGAGAAGTTCGCTCGCCCCGTAGGTATCAGCAAAGGTTGCGGTAGACCAGGACGCAGTGCCATCAGCATCAGAGTTGAGAACCTGATTTGCTGTACCGTTTGCAAGAGATGTTCCCGTACCGCCGTCCAACAACGGAATGTCAGTGCCGTCTGTACGATAGATGTATTTGGCTCCTATGGTAACTGCTGTAGGGATGTCCGTTGCTATGGAAGGCACTCCGGCGGCACTCGTTATTAAAACCCCACTGTTAGCTGTAGCAAGACCAGCCACGATGTTTGCTGTACTAGACCATAAGATTTGATTCACCGTAGTGGTAGCCGGGTAAGTGGCTGTTGACCATGCAGGTGCGGTACTTGTGCCAGACTGAAGCATTTGCAGGGCTGTTGCTGTTCCTGCCAGCACCTCCATTGAATCAGCATCAGTATATACGATTCCACCGTCACTTGCGGTTAAGTTTTTTGCCGACCCACCGTAGGTAAGACCAACCACATCCCCAGTCCAGGTTGAGGAAGTGACAGTGCCAAGAACAGCGCCCGTAGAAGTAAATGGACCTGCGATGGTAAGGGCATCGGTTGCCTTGATGAAGGTCATCCCGGCATCACCAGCAAAAGACCCGGCATCGTTGAACTGTACCTGAGTGGTCGCACCACCAGGAGGCGTAGCCGTAGCGCTATCATCAACGTATCCCTGGGTTACAAGCGCCGCGTTGTCTCCGGCACCCGTGGAAACAGAGGTCATGCCGTTAAGAAGCCCAAGTTCAGTCGTTGAAATTGTAGCAGACTCGATAATAGCACCGGCACTAGAAACCATAACAAGGGAGTTCGACAGGGCCGCACTGGAGTTTGTCCCACCATCTGCGACAGGTACATCGGTTCCGCTGGCACGATAAAGATACGCAGAGCCAATGGTCACCGCAGTCGGAAGATCGGTTCCCCAGGCCGGAATACCAGCCCCCGTGGTTGCCAGAATTGAGGAGTTCCCGGTAGTCAGCCCTGCTACTGCGTTGGCCCCATTGCTGTAAAGCAACTCACTTGCCCCGTAGGTATCGGCAAAAGTTGATGTAGACCAAGAGGGAGCCGCGCTCGTTCCTGACCTAAGCATTTGACCAGCGGTTGCTGTACCTGCCAGCACTTCCATGGAATCAGCATCAGTATATACGATTCCGCCATCACTTGCAGTTAAGCTCTTGGCTGTACCGCCCTTTGTCAAAGCCAAGGGGTCTACAAGACCGATAGTGATTGTGCCATCCCCATCATCGGCAATATCAATCTCAGAAGCAGTACCCGTTACCCAAGAGTTAAGATCAGTAGAAGTTACATCGCTCGAACCATTCGAAGCCATTAACCTAGAGGCTGTAAGCACAGAAAGAGTAAGAACATCAGTAGCTTTATCGTACACCATACCAGCATCGCCACCGAAGATTCCACCATCATTAAACTGTACCTGCGTATCAGCCCCGCCAGGAGAAGTAGGGCCAACATTATCATCTACATATCCTTGAGTTACAAATTTATCGTTATCAGCCGCCCCAGTTGTAACAGAAGCTATACCGTTGAGTAAGCCAAGTTCAGTCGTTGTGATTGTAGCGGATTCAACAATTGCCCCGCCACTAGAAATCATTGCAAAATTATTGTTTAACGCCGTGCTTGAATTAGTACCGCCATCAGCAACGGGAATGTCTGTGCCGCCTGCGCGGTAGAGGTACGCCGTGCCTATAGTGACTGCCGTGGGAAGATCAGTACCCCATGAGGGGACTCCACTTCCGTTCGTCGCCAGAATCGAAGAGTTACCTGTAGCCAACCCCTCCACAGTATTCGCGGTATTGCTATAAAGCAATTCACTTGCACCGTAGGTATCAGCATGGGTCGCCGTGCTCCATGCTCCTGCTACCGCACCGTCAGAGCGCCACATTTCCCCTGCGGAACCTGCGGAAGATATGAAATATTGACTTACATCAGTTCCAGCGAGCAGAAGTGCGCCAACAGAAATATTGAAATTCTGTGGGGAAACAAGGTTGCCGGTACCAGTAGCAATCACACCATCCGTCTTATTATGGGTAAATGACAACCACTGATCGGTAGCAACATCGTCCGCGGTGGCCGAGTGCAGGAATATAGTAGTATCTGGCGACAACGTATCGTGCCCATACTTCTCATCGTACGCTTGCCCATCAACGAAGATAATATTCCTATTTCCCTTTCCATCTGAATAGCCTGGATAAATATAGGCTCCCTCATCCTCAACCACCTTTATCGAAAGATAATTATAGTTCCCATCCCAAAGACGGAAAAGGGTTCGTTGGTAAAACCCCCCATTGCTCCATTGGGCGTTCGACGTCCCATCAATATAAAGTTCTGTTCCATATGTTCCAGCGGCGAAGAGTATTACTCCGCTACTATTGTATAAAGTATCGGGATATGCCCAAGATACCGTACCTGCTCCATTTGTTTCCAGAGTTTGGTTAGCGCTCCCATGTGTTCCGTCTATATAGAGATCGCCCTCAAGATAAGTATCGCCCTTAATGATATGCTTATCATCATAGTCTGTACCGGCGTAGGCAATGCCCGTTATCAGCAAAGCAATCATTACGATTACTAATTTTGTATTGAGCCTCATAACAATTTCCTCGTAAAAGTTATTGTCCAGGAATTCGAAGTAGTTGACTGAAGAATGACATTGCCACCGGAAATTACCACGGCAAATGCTAAGTCAGAGGTATCATTCAAGTCATTGGTTGCACGTTCCGATTTTGCAACCTCGTCAGAACTGTTCCAATTCGCATGGACATAGCCAGTCCTCATATTGTCGCCATTCTGCGCAACGTAATCCCAATGACATGCCGTAGCCAACAGCTTCGAGAAACTATCGACAGTCTGCGCCGAACCAGAAACCGTCACTGATGTTTTCGCAGGGTATGTCGTCGTGATGTTATCGCGTAGCATAACAGCGCCTACAGCCTTAAGATTGAAGTTGTGAACCCGCCAAGCGTAGTGCCGTCATAAATCATTGTGAGAATCTTACTCAGAAACCCATCGCTTATTGTTACCGTATTAATCTTGCCATCAAGCACACCACCGGAATGCCGAACGATAGCCACAGCATTCTTTGTAACTATATTGGTTACAGGCTGATAGGAATAAAGAGTCTTCTTGGGGTCCTCATTATCTATCGGCCTTCTTGTGAGTGAGCTATTCCCGCCTCCAGGCATGATTTACTCCTTCGCTTTCTTCGCTGGCTTTCTGCCAGTCTTCTTTGATGCGTCCAGCATACTGCGTAGCTTCTTGCCTTCCGGTTCAGAAAGCTTCTTTGTGATAGCCTCATTTAGAATTTCCAAATGAAAGTCCATCATGTACCGAAGGGCTCGGACGATTTCTTCCGGCCCCATGAGTTCGAAGTTGGGGATGTACTCAAGACCACTTGACCAGATCTTTAACCGCATCAGGCCAGCCTTAACCGCCATAAGCCCATCAGGACTCTCAGTAGCTATGCGCATAAGCCCCATACGAATATGGTCAACCTCGCGAATCTTTCCATCCTCATCGGGTTCCGGTCTGTATATATCAAGATATGAAAAGTCTTGCCCCTCTGTTGGGAAAACACCGATATCAGCCTCAGCAAGCTTTGCCTTCAGACTCTCCGCACGGTCACCGCCGGGGCGCAACACTTTCCGATCAGCCTCACGCGTCCCAGGGAAGCTTTTACGTGTTGCACGCCTAGTGGGGTTCCCCTTCACCGGAACACGCTCAGAACCGGGTTTCTGTGCGTCTAAGGGGGGTGTTTGCGCCCCATCACCTTCTTCAGAAGCATTCGGGGGCGCAACTTCCGTCATTACTTCATCAAATTGCTGAACCGGCACGTTAAGAACAGTTGCCAACTCCTCAAGCGACGGAATGACATTCGGGCGAAGACCACCCTGAACCATGTTGTCCATGTTGCGAATCATTTCGATGAAAATTTCCTTCAGGGCAATCTTCCTGTTCCAATCGAGACTGTCGAGCATCAACCTTGCCGGTGCACGCTCTTCAGGCGGGAAGTTCCCCTGAATCAAAATCGGTAGCAACTGCTCGTCAACCGTTGCCTCAATGTCGTTGACCAGCCCGAGCTCTGACTGTAGAAACAGATCAGCGTGCAGGCTTGCCATGCTATAACCACCGCCACCGCTTGTCTCATTCGTCACGGCTTTTTCGGGAATCCAAAGAGCGCGAAGGATGCCGACGTCCATGTGGTTAATGGCCTGAATAAACATTTCCCCGCGCTTGTCATCGGAGAGGTATTCAACCTTCCACATATTCTCCTTGCCGCTTTTTGATTCCTCATACGGCAGAACACCAATGGTGTTTGAAAGCAGGGACGAGCCAAGGTCCAGAGCCAACTGCATATTGTTTATGCGCTGACCACTTTCTGTCTGGGAATCGCCCGGAGGTGCCGTAGTAAGAATGGGCGGAGAGCCACGACGCTCGAAATACATGAGCATGAACTGATACAGGACTTCCTTCCAGTACCAGAACTTATATGCGGCCACGAGTCGGCTATTCCCAAACGGGTTACCGAACTCTTCATCATGGGTAAAGAAGAAACACTTATCCTTGTTCAGCCGGACTTCCTTACCATAGGCGCTTTGAATGATACCATTGAAGTTCTCTTTATCGTCAAGCAGTACTTCTATACTGCTAGGGTGATGCGCCTTGAATTTCTTGTAGACAAGAGCCTTTCCGTCGTAGTACACCTTCTTGTCTTTGGCCTTTGATTTCTTCTCGACCTTTACATCCTCAATCATAAAAACTTTCTCATGAGAAGCAAAGCCGTATTCGACCGCCGTAAGCGTCGACTTGATCAGCCTGCGCCAAACCTTCCGCAGTGCATTCTCAAGAAAGAACTTGACCTTATCGTCATCACACTCGATACGCCACGGCAGGGCAATGATTGGCAATTTGATAAATGCCAAACCAGCACTGACCATGGAATCATTCTTCATGAGATCGAATGTGTCAACGGTAATTGTCTCGGGATTGTACACCCCGTGCGACCCCTCGACGTTTGCTATGGCAGGGTTGTCATAGCGCGAAATCTCCTTCAAATCAATCTTGGCAGGAGACTTCTTCTTCTGGCGCTTGCTACCACTGACCTTTACGTCCCCGGTCTTGAGGTAAGTTGTAAAATCATCTTGCAACTTACGGTCAAAGAAGGCTTTCGTAAAATCAGCAATCTCCCTCGCACCCTCCCTGTTTAACGGGGTCTTCCCTGTGGGCGGAGCCAACCGAATGCCGCTCGTTCTTGTTTTCTTTGGTATTCTTTTTTTATCAGCCATTCTCACGTCTCGAAGTTGGGTTAGGAAACTTTAGCCCAAAGCTAATCATTCGTGAACCGTCAAGTGGCTGAACCATCCCACCACGTGACGGCACGAACAATCTCTTATCAGGGCGGACAATTGAAATTGGCACCGTACCCCTATCTTCTTGAGTCTCATCACGAAAATTCACTGGGTAACAAGTCCTGGGCTTACTCCTGATATACATGCCCATCATGGCTACTGCCCAAAAGATGTCTCCGTGATGATCCTTATTTTTTTCAGCATCAACACGTATATTACCGTGGTCTGTCACTGAGCGTTTAATCGAATGAAACTGGTTCTTGAAATCACGCTGATCAGGAAATGCCAAACATTGGTTCTCCATCAGCATGCGAACCGTTGATGCGCTTTCGTCCTTCCAAGTGCCGGTAAAATTAACCGCATCGACAACACTTGGGTACCTTGAAAACAAATTCTCACAAAGGTGCATGCCCATGCCTGTCTCATCAATGCCAAGCTTTCTCACATTACCTTTGCGTATGGCGTAATCTATTTCAGCTTCCATCTCTCTGAAAGGTTCATTCCTGAATGAGCGCCTGAACCGTATTATCGCCATATCATCGTTTATTTCCTCGGCCAGAATAAACTCAGCCGTATGATGCCTACGCCCAACATCGAACCCGCCAATCAACCGCCCCTTGATATGCCCAAAGCGTACTGCATCCAACACACCCTCAATATTATCATAAAACCGAAATGAAATGCCAGGATACTTTTCCTCAATCGGCAACTTCCTCAAATCAAGTGCATTTTCGTCATCTTCATTGAATATGTCGTCAGTGACATGACGATACACGCATTGATTGATGAGACTCATTGGAATGTAGGCAACGCTCTCATCTATGTGGTGGCATTCGTATTCCTGACAGAATGATTCGATGTCCATACCAATAAAGATATGGCGAAGCTTCTGACCACCATAAGTCTTCACCCTCTCTATTGTCTTCATTAACGGCGCTTTAACCTGAGCCTCTTCAAACAATCCTTCGCCAACGAACTCAGGGCAATCCCACCAGAACACTCGGTAGAAGCTGTACAAGCTTCGGAACTCTTCGTTGTTCATCACTTCCCAGTGAATGCCGTTCTTACCAAGCGGGGTACTTCCAATTGTAATGCCCCCATGCCCACGGGAGATAATAGGCATAGCGGCTACATAAATTTTATCACCATATGTGTAATGTGCGGCCTCATCCAAAATGATCTTGGTGTTACCACCCTTACCACGTGGCTCCCGCTGTGCATGCGATATGATGCGGGTTCGTCCACGCCTATGGCCCGTTGTTGATTCGAATTCAAGGCTCTTTTTATTATCAACGATTAACCGCTTCTGAAACCCAAGTGGCATTGACTCAAAAAGTTCGCGTGCATAGACAATCTTCTCGTTGGCTTCTTCCTGATTGATAGAAATGAATATTTCAGTGTGCCTGTCCATCAGGTGTGCCTCGGCCACACCCTCTGTGGCAAACACATACGAGAACCCTGTCTGCCGGGACTTATCAATATGCTTGAATGGGTTTGGGTCAATGAGATAATCAATCTGGTATTGATACAGGGACGTTGGCGCACCGTTGGTCTCGGTAAGCCCCTCAACGAACCCCGGCTTTGTGGCAAGCCATTTGCCAAGGTCTTCCCTTGTAGGTTCTTTTTTAACAATAATCAAGGGGCTCTTCATAGGAATGCGCTTTACCTTTACAGATAGCGCGGCCTTCTTCTTTACTGGCTTGCGCACAGGCTTCTTCTCGGCCTCGTCCATGAACTCACCAAGCGAAACCGTCTTCTTCTTAGTCGCCACGTACATCCCCCATATTAACTACCTTATCGCCCTTTGTAGGCTTGAGCTTCTTCTTCTTGTGCAGACTACCGGAGAGACTATCCTGATACCTGTCGGAAATGGTATCAAGCGAACCAGTTGCGGTCTTGGAAGTAACATCCCCAGGAGTATCGAGCCGTTGCTCGTGCTGGAGCTTTGCCACGATGTCCACAAGCTTCTTCGTGGACACCTCTTCCAAATCACCCTCGACAGCACGAACCTGTAACTCCTCATACAGCGTAGGCAACAGCCTTGCCACCTGTATGCGACGGAAGTCCTGGTCGACACCTTCGATCTGATTAATTGCCGAATCAATAGCCTCAATAAAATCAGGACGCCGGGTCCACTTGCCAACGGCATTCTGCGAAACGCCAAGGCGTTCGGCTATCTCAGCCTTTGAAAGATTAGTTTGTGCAAGGTATTTCACAGCTTTCTTCTGCTTTGCACTTAGCGAAGTAGGGAATTCAATCTCGGGCATGGTATTCCTCCTTATGAGACAAAAATACAATAGTTTGGTATACAAAGTCAACATGTCACAAACATGTCACAAAAAAAAACGGGCCAAAAGGCCCGTCTCAAGTGCGTTCTATTATTGGTAATCATTTTTCTCTTGTAATACTACCGCCCTTTCTTCTGCGGTACCCGCCTCGCCCCCACGCCATACACTGATCCGCTATTGCCAAGGAATTTCATTGGCCTCATGCTGGCAATCGAAACCCGTTCGACATTGCGAAGAAAACTGATCATCTTGTATTTGCGCACCACAGCTCTTAACTTGCTACGCTTATGTGTGAAATGAAACATGCTTCCGATAACGCCTTCACCAGTACGCAACTTAACAAGCTTGCGGTTACGCATATAATCTTCGTACTTATCATCCGCTAACTCGCCCAAGGTACCACCACGTATCATAGCCGTCGCTGTCTTGGGGCCAATGCCTTTGACACCTGGGATGTTATCAACCTTGTCACCATCAAGAGCCAAGTAATCAATATGCTCATTTGGCTCAAACCCGAAACGCTTTCTAAACCGTGCTCTGTTCATGACTACATCACCACGGCAATGCATCTGCACCGTACACTTGGCTGTAGCCTCAATGAGTTGAAAGAAGTCCTTATCCTCGGAAACAATCACCACCTTATCATCTGGCCCCTTGCACCGCTTCTTGCATAGCTTGACGGCACGGGCCACAACATCATCAGCCTCCCATGCAAGACTGCTGTATATAACCGTAATGCTCATATTGGAAAGGAACTCCATCAGCATCAGGAATCCGTCACCAACCTCATCGTCTAAGGTTCGCCCTTCCTTGTAGGTAGGCAACAGCTTGGCCCGTTCAGAAATCACCGGCGGGAGCCCCCTAGACGGCGCTACGCCCCTTTTCATGCTTGCATATAGGTGAGCGCTAGGGTCAAAGGCAATGACCGTGTGACAGGGCTGATACATGGCATTGATGCGAATGATGGTTCTCATTACACCGTAGGCAATACCGGTCTTAACGGGTTCGCCATCAATGACCATGGAAAGCTTCGAATGCACGTGCTTACTTTTGTGCAGAGCCAGATTCCCATCTATTACCACGAAGTTCATACCGCCTCCTACAGACGAGTTGATTTCAACGTTACATTCTTGAACCCATGCATCGCCATGATTGCAAGATGAGACATTCCTATCGACCGAGCCTTCAGTCCACCAAGCTCACGCCTTGCAGTGGCGAGAGCAGTCGTTTTTGTTTTGTCATAATAAAAGCACAGTTCCTTCCTGACCTGTGTGCTACCGTCGACTTCCTGCGCCATTATCAAACTCTTCTTGGCAATGCGTACACAGTCACATACCTTCAACTTGCCTTCCGGTGTAAGGACTACGAATTGCGCCATTACATTCCTCCATTTCGTATGTTGATATCTGCTTGCAACGCCTTCCTCATGAAACTTACCCTACCAGCGTAACCTATCTCTGGTCGTACCTTGGTACCGCCTGACCTATTGCATAAATCCTCGTCATAATTCGAACACTTTCCAGTTATGCAACGACAACTCATAAAATCTGTTCTCACGAACCGGCAACGCATAGGCTTGCGTTTCATATAGTCGTCTCCGCTAGTAACTACCCATTCACCGCAATCGGCTTCTCACAGCGCTCCTCGCTACAGCCATCAGTCCCATAATATACCAGAGGGGTATCCATTGCTTCTTCATATGCGTCAGCCGCATCGTGTTCTTTCCGTTCAGTGTCTCCGGTCTTATAAATTAAAATGAGCGCACGGCAATGACCACATACAAATGCGCCATCGTCGGCACTCATGAAGCTCGCATCATAGAAAAGTCCAAACCCACAATCAGGGCATATTGGGTTCTTCATACGCTTCTTCTCAAAAGCTTCATTTTGTTTTTTCTTTTTGAAAGGCCACATGCTAACCTCCCCGCCTCTTCAGCTTCTCGCGTATTGCTTCCAACGAACCAACCACAACCGACCCAAGTGACTCCTCAGCACATACCTCCTCCAACGTCACCTTTGGTCCAGTGTAAACGCTATTAAAAGATTTACCAATTGCCGTCATAGCCTCACTGAATTCATTTACTGAAAAGGTGGTATTCGCCATGGCTTCAGAGAATGCCTCCAGGTTGATACTTAAGCCCTCTGGTAGCAGTGCCATTCTTGCGCCCCTTACGGTATGCGTTAAACTCATGCAGTGGCATTGCGCCACAGTCTAGCCTAAGCATCTTACTTTGCTTTTCACGCTTCAGAATATTGTCCCAATTCATATAGCGCCAGATCAACTCTCTTATGTTCGGTATTTCTTTTGATTCAGGGTAGTGCTTCCGCATGCTCCTATCAAACGCCCTTCCCTTGATCGGGCCACGCAACGGAACGCCATAGTGCTTCAGGAATGCCTTGTTAAACCGCGTAGAGTACCTCTCAACACTCTTGTGGACTTTGATTGCATCATGGACTAGCCCGAAACCGTATGCCATCTCAACACGGAGTCTAAACACATATCGCTTAGCCATTCCCTCAAGTGTCTTTCCGCCCATGAAGCCCTCCTAGTATCACCCCCAAACTCATACAATCAATTCATCCAGTTCACAGTATACAACAAGGATTACCTTATTACAAACTAATGCAGAGGGTCACCCGGTTGCCATAACACTCGCCTGCTCATGACTTCCCTTATTTTTTGGCTACGCAGGAACTTCTGAAGCAAATCCATGATGAGGCCAACAGCCAGATCCTTATTCGTGCAATTGTGGTCCCAACCAAAGGTCTCGGTATCGGTATTGAAGCCAATATCAACTTCGTAAAGCTCCTTGTACTTTGCGGCCCGAATGTCCTTGCCTCTATCAAGCTGAGTTTCAAGGAAGGCACTCAGGAACTTTATAGCGGCCTCTTCGTCGGCAAGGTTTGTGTAGAAGCAGGTATCGCGGAACTCTTCATCAACCACAGCCACATCAATCAGCATCCAAATATTCATATCCACATCATCAGGACTACCAGTGTCCGTTTCCATATTTCTCCCCCTACGGCAAATTGTTGATTGCGTCCTGGGCTTCCATAAGGACTAAATCTCTGTCGAGTGGCACTTCTGAGAACCACGATATCGACGCGTCCTTCTTATCACCGGCATTGCACATGACATAATACCACACGTACCCCGGAGGCGCATACTCAAGCAGGGTCCACATGCCGTCAGCGGTTCTGAACCCAAAGGAGGAATCGCCTTCGCGTATGATCGTATTGATTGGCACGTATGGCGAAAGCTCTGCCTCCGTAAACATCTTCCAAGGCTCGTTGGTCCTCCCGGTGTACTTCCATGTTTTCTGAAAGAAGGCCCACATGCAGTTATCAACCTCCCACGGCGCAGTATCATCGTCGGTAACGACCAAGTCGCCAATCGTGTACTTGGCTATGGGCCTATCCGGGGCGGTGATAGCAACGGCAGGAAAGATTATGAAGTAGGCCAGGATGATTGCCAACGATAACAATAGATAATTTCTGCTTGTCACTTGCTTCCCCCTCTCTACCTGTTGCCTATCTCCCACAGGATCTGTCGGGATTCAACTACCGTAAGCCCACGGCTCTCCAGCATTGACGGCAATTCGATTACGGGCTGGCCTTTCCTCGGGTACTCGGTAATCTCCTTGTACACACCTGCGGGTATGCTTCCGTCGAAGTGCGCACGGAAGGCGATAACGTCACATGACTGTACCATATCACGGAACATTTCCATACCAGTACCACCGGCGTCCTTCTCGGCAATACACGCGGCCTGTGTCTCGGGGGTATTCGGGTTCAGCACGGTAAACCCAAGGGCTTCGAGAAGAGCCACATCGCGCCTCTCCTGCTTGGTTCCGTACAGGTGCAGGGAATGCGCATAATATACAGACTTCACACCATCAGGCTTTCCGAGTGCATAAGAATCTTTTCCCGCCATACTCGCACCAGCCTTTCTCAGAGCTTCCTCATCGCTCATGAATTTGGGAAAAAGGATTTCAATATTAACGTCTTCATCATGTGGCCTACATGGGCCTTTAAATCGTTTGCTCATAATGTTTTATCTCTCCTTTGTGTCTAAACCATGAAGATAATGCGGGTCTTTCTTCTTATCAAATATTTTAAACGTGGGTCGTAGCTTATACGAGCCAATGGTCAACAGATTATGGTCAACCCATCGCCATGTACGTTTGACCTTCTTGATAGAACTCCTCACTCGCCGTTTGAATTTCATTCGTCATCCATTTGCATCAGCTCTTGATTATTTATTTTGAGATTGAATTGCAACTCCCGGTACTCTTGCAAATCATTCCGGTTCCAATCGCCCTCCTGTTCTCCAGTATCCCTATACCTATCTTCAATCATCCATATCCTCTTCTTCATTGACATCGAATCGTCTGATTTAATCTTTCTATCAAGACGGTTGGCGACTTGTTGTAAATCAGAAGAGTGGGCGAAATACTCCAGGGCTCCGGCGACCATAGCAACCAGAGTAAATAGCGTAACGAGCAGTGTAGCAAATTTCTTATTCATCTTTCTTCTCCTTCAATACGGCGTTAGCCATCACTCCACTATCTCGTTCCAGAATCGCCAGCGAGTAGTCATGCTCCCATAGCTCGTCGTGGGTCTCCTTTCGTCCTAAGTCTTCGCAGTGATCGCGGTACCATCCCAGAGCTTCTCGTAATTTCTTCACCTCAGTGAGTAGTTGCCAGATATAAGCTTCGTGAATCGGTACAGTCGTACCTGCTGATAACTCCGACTGAGTTCGTTGGGGCAGGTAGGCTTGAATCGCTTTCAGGTCAATCATAACTCCTCCTTTTCGGGCCATAGGCACGAGTTACGGACACTTACAATCGCACTTCGTTAGGTGCTCTATAAATACTTTGACGGATGCCTCTATATCCTTTCCCTCCCAACGAAAATTCGGCTCTCCGTCGTTATCAGTATCGTCCCAGAGAATACTACCGACTTCTCCTTCAACTCCACCGCCAAACGTCACAGCCGTGTAGGGGGCATACATCGTAGCGGCATACAGAGCAGAATCATCAAACGATTTAACAGAGAATGCCTCAAGGATTACATCGTCATTGACATAAATCTCTCCTGTTGAAGGAAGCTCCACAATGTCTATATCGCCAGCGGCACTCTCACGGTCCCCAATCGACATTACCGCCAAGGCGATTAGCACAAAGCCGATTAGTATAACCAAAGTTATTGATTCTCTCATAACTCATAACTCCTCCCATTACGTTTTGATTTAATTAATCTACATGACGAATCATTGCATTAAGCCTGTATTCTAATGATTCATTTTCTTTCTTTAATCGCTCGTTCTCGGCCTGGAGTTCTCTTCGATCCGGCATCATGCACAACGGGCAAACCGGCAACTCTGTGTCGAAAGGCTCGCTGTTCTCTTTCTTCAACCGATCCACCTCCTCCAGCAGGGTGTCCCGATGCTCCCTGATTGTTTTGTGATAGAGGCACTCCGTCACAGGTTCATTTACGGCATAATCGAACCGGCACGAACAGATGCCTTCGTTTTCCTCTGCCTCATCAACAGCCTCTTGTTCCAGCAGACCAATTCTGTCCAGCAGGGTGCGGATGTCTGTTGCGGTAAACTCCACAATGCAGAATGGTGGGTTGTATCGTTCGTACTTATCACGAATCTCTTGCAGGTCATCCATACCCACCTCCCATTACGTTTTGATTTAGTTTATCTATTTGTTGTTTATCTATTTGTTGTTTATCTGATCGCTGTGCTGTTTATGGTTGGTTATTGGGCTTTCCTTATTATGTACCACTTATGCCCTGAAAAGCCAAGGGGATGGGGAAATAATTCATTTGTTTGATTTTGAGGGGCTGAACAGGCTGGCAGGCTAGAAAGGGGCTAATGGGGTATATGAGGGCTTTGTGGGTATATATAATGATATGCGTGTGAGTGGGTGTTGAGTAAGTGTTGAATGAGTGGGAATGAGTGTGAGTGAGTGTGAATTGGTGTGAGTGAGTGTGAGTGGGGGTTGATGCGGGTATGAGGGTGTGCGGGGATTCGTCCCAAGTGACGGTTAAATGGGACAAATAGGTATGAACCCGCCATGTTTGCCGAATTGAACTCGCATAGTGTTTATTATTCGTCCGATATGGCTACAGGTGGGGATAAATGGGGTATCTACTCGTATATACGTAAAAATGGGATGGGGTTTTTTTGGGAGGGGCAGGTTTTGTTTCAATGTGAGACCTTCGAGTGGTCTATAGGAGTTTCGTAGCGGGTTCGAGTGGTTTCGTAGCGGGTTCGAGTGGGGCAGTACAACAAGTTGTGTTTTGGTAGATCGTATACAACTTATTGTACAGAGTTACAAAACTCGGGGACGTAGGAAAATGGGGACCCCCGACACGTGGTTACGTTTTTGTAACATATGCGTATATATTTGTAACAAGTTTTCGGCAGTATTCGCACGCGGTTTTCGCATGCAAGAATTGCAATACGAAATATGTACCCACGTGCGAAAAACGTAATACGAAACCGTACCAGTACGAAAACGTAACAACATGACAGAAACGTAATCACATTACGAAAGCGTAACAACGTGACGAAAACGTAACAAGGCAGGCAGGGTGACAGCAGGCAGGCAGGGTGACAGCAGGCAGGCAGGGTGACAGCAGGCAGGCAGGGTGACAGCAGGCAGGCAAAAAAACCCAAGTGACGAAAAACGGCGTTTCGGTGACGTATTACGTCACTTTCTTGCCTATTTTCAGGGTGCCATATTGACAGAAAAAAAGCTTGAAAAAAAACTTTCGCCTACAAGTTATTGTATTCATTACATAAAAAAAAACTTTGTACAATTTCTTGTATGTTGGCACACGGCATGCAATGCATAGGGTTGATTCGAACACAGCGTCACGCCAGCCCCAACTAAGTAAATGGCGAAACACAAGGCACCCGAAAGTCAAGGGTGAAAGGCAAGAAGAAAGCCTGCCGAAATAGGAAACCGCCCTTAAGGGTGCCACTTAAAATGCGTTTCCAAAAAATTCTAGTTTTTGGCTTTGCAAGCCGTTTCCGTTTTCCTTCAGAAAGGTAGGTGCCATATGGCGAAAGCCAAAAAGCGCTTCCTGTCAATGAAGGAAATGATGTATTTTCATTTCCTTGCTATTGCAACGGCAGGGGAAAGCACCCTGAAAGCTGGGGCGCTTCTGAAGGCCTATCACGGGGGGAAAGAAACTTCCCGTGAGGTTGGCAATGTGACCGGCGAATTGTTCGCACCTGCTATCATGCTTCGGCACCTTGAAAGCTTCGGCACAGTTTCAAGCGCAGAAGCGAATGACGGCACAATCATTCGCCTGTTTGACGGCTTCGGCAAAGAAAGCTTCCGGGTTTTCTTTTCCAAGCGGGGAAAATGGGCGGGCCGCTATGGTGTTTCTGGCGCAGTGAAAAGCGCTATGGAAAACGCCCTGCCTGATTGTTCCTTTGACTGGGAACAGCAGGGCACAAAAAATTACTTCTTCTCAGGGAACAATGAAGCGCTTCTGCGCTTCGCACCCTGACAGGCAGTAATCAACCGGGAAACGGAAACGGCTTGCAAAACCCAAAACTAGAACAAGAAAGGGGAAACCATGGAAATTTTTCTTTTTGGCTGTTTTTGGTTTAGCCTGTTTTGCAGTTTCGTCATTCTTTGCATCATGCTCAGCAACAAGTGGTAGTAGGGGGAAACCATGTTAGAAAGCTTGCACCTTCAGTTTTTCACATTGTTCGTTGATGCTGAAGCGCTTCTGTTTTGGAAAAGGGCGTTTCAGGCTTCGGAAAGCATAACCGGGGAAAACTGGTTTGTTTTCTGAGAAAACCGGGGGGAAGGAAACTTCCCCCCCTACAATTTCTTGTAAAGGGGAAACCATGATTTTAGGCTTCTACTTGATTGCCAACAGGCCGGTTTTCTTGATGCTCACAAACGTGGGGGAAGTTGATCAACTGTTCCAGAAAACAATATGGCTTCAGTTTGTTTGAAGCCGTCAACCGGGGGGAAGGAAACTTCCCCCCCCAGAAAGGGGAAAAAATGGAATACGAACACCCAAAAATGAGGAACAAGTTTTTTAAGTTTCTTGGTGACAGCGTGCTTGAACCACTTTTCTACAAGCTTGGCTTGTGGTACGGCTGTGATGACTGTGATGACTGCGTGAACCACTGGGTTTACAAGGTTTCCGGTTGCAAGGTGTGCACGCAAAGGAAGTGTGGCAAAATTCTTGACGCAGTGATTTGGAAGTAGGTCAACCGGGGGGAAGGAAACTTCCCCCCAAGCTTTTACAACTTCTTGCAGAAAGGAAACTGATATGACACTTGGCAAGGCAAAAAAGCCGAACGGGAAAATGTGTGCAAGGGTAGTTTCGAACGGCTTGGGTGTTGAAATAGAAGTTGGCTTGCAGAAGGCAGAAAGTGACACACTCATGGCAGTTGGCACCATTCGCCCCAAGTACAAGAATGAAGAAGCGGGCGCGTTTTTCATGACCATGCTGAAAGAATACGCTGAGGCGCACGGCATTGAATTTGATGTACAGCAATGGGAAGAATAGTCAACCGTCAACCGGGGGGAAGGAAACTTCCCCCCAGAAAGGGGAAAGTATGAGAAAGCCTTTCAGCGCAGTACACATTTGTAACAGGTGCAAGCGCAAAGTAGTAATCATCAAACGGCACAAAGCGCTTCCGCTTCCTTACTGCTACATGTGTGGCAAGTGTTTCAAGAAGGAATACGGCACGTGAACGGCTTTGAAGGGGGAAGGCGGGTGCAAGCCTGCTTTCCCCTTTTAACACGCTCAAACAGGCGCACAGGCGCACGCACGTGGAAGGAACGGGGAAGGGGAAGCCAAGCGCTTTCCTTTCCCCCCTTTTTTTTGTGCCAAGCAGGGCGTGCGTGACCGCCATACGACCCCGATATCTGTTTAAGCGCCGGTGGATCCTTTGATTTGTGGATCACTACGTGACGACCCCTCGTAGGTTAAGCGCTGGTGGATCCTTTGAAGTACCAAAGCACTCTCAATCAATCGCTGAGGAATAGACCTATACCTGTGCCTATACGTAGACGTGGAAGAACCGGAAGGGTCGGGAAATATAAGCGAGTAGGAGGCGAGCGAGTTGATCGTACTCCCCACAGAGTCGAACCCCTTCGCCTACCCGATATCCCTGGAACCCTATCGGTTACGAAAAGAGTTACTAACCCCCGAGCAGGGAGAAGACCTCCACCCCTCCCCGGTCCACGAGCGGTGGATCCTTTGGCCTTTCCAAAAGGAACCCCCTATCCAACCATAAGCCGGAGTAGGGGGTTCGTACTACACGATATTCGGTACTACCGGACTACGCGCCTAAGTAGCGCATGAGAGCTGCGGTATTCCCGGAGAAGTAGTAGTTCTTACTTTCGGACTGACGTACCCAACCGAACTCATCGTTGGTATTGACCGCTTCAATCTGCGTGCGTGCCTTACCCGACACACCGAACTGCCCCGACCATTTGCCCCTTTTCGACAGGAAGAACCGGAATGCTTCGGACCCGCAGTTATCAAAGACGCGAACCACCGTACCATCGTTGCATTCCGCTTCCGTGAACCTGAGATCAGCAGCGCTCATGACCGACGCCACAATGGCGCTTCCGAGGAGTTTGCCAGTAGGACCGTCAACTGCCCTTTCGGTATCCTTCCCACCGTGGTACGCGGAGTTGAACATTCTGGCGGTCACATCCTCCGGGGTCATTTCCGGGATGACCGGCGCTTCGGGTTCAACGATGGGTTCCACCGGGGCGATGATGACTTCTTCCGCCTTCGGGGATACTGCCTTCTTCCGCCTGATCGTTTTCTTGGTTCCCATTTTGAATCTCCTTTCAGAAGGGTTTTGAGTCCCACCACACCACGTGGTGGTACCCGTATATACTGCAAGTCGCGTGCCTAACAAGGGCATCGGAAATAAAAAAAAAAGGTGGTCGTTTCAGGTACTTACAACTCCGCCCAAAACCGTCGTTCAACGAGTGGGTAAAATAGTGCCGTTTTTGGGCTCTTTGGTGACAATTTGCGCCGGAGTACCAAGAGTTACGATATCGTACTCGTATAGTTACAAGAGTGTAACTGGTTACATTATCGTACTCGGCAGTTACAGGAGCGTAACAGGATATCCCAGTTACAAAAACGTAACTAGAGTTACATAATCGTAACAGGATGTCCCCCGAGGCAGGTTGCTCCTGGTGGATCCTTTGGATATCGGGACGACGAAGATATCCCCAAGGTGGGAATATAGCTGTGGATCAGTTAAGATCTACCGACTCACACAATCATCTTATCTTATTTGACGGCCTTCAAGCCGGTTCTTCTCTTCTCCTTGTATTCAATCACCAGCTCGCGTTCAACATCCTCCATCACATGACGCATACGCTCGGCGGCGCGAGTCAACACTTTGTCGACCTCATAGGCTACAGAGCGATCGCCGTGCACGAAGGCTTTCTCGGAAGCCACATACTCCAGGTCGTGGCCCAACTGCTTAACGAGCGCGTTAATGAAAGCTTTCATCGTATCTCCTTCCTACAGGCTCAGCCAACGATGCATCAGGTTAAGATGCAGTACGCCGAAGAACGACACTTCGCTTGCCATGTTAAGAGTTGCGGGCGGAAGAGTCTGCCCATCATAGAAGTTCCCAAGGGATAACAAATCGTACATGTGAAGGTAGAACATAGGATTTAGTTCCTTCCCCTAAGGATGTTTCTGATTTCCTCACGATTCTCAATGCCAAGAGTTTCATCACTCAACAGCTGGATGCGCAGTTCCTTCAGCGACACCCACAGCGCTTCGAGAACGTCAGGCTCAACGATTGACCTGTACCCCAGAGGCTCATCACCAACTTCGTCGATCAGCGGGGCCAAGACAGTTTGCAGTGACTCAGCGAGTTGACCAACCAGCCGATACTTGTCAAGCTTGTTGAGCGAGTTGATGTGAGGAAGATCAATTTTCAGCTTTTTCATTACGACTCCTCCCTACTGGGTTACCAGCGTCATGCCGACGTTGTCACATTCCATGCAAAAGAGGTTGCATGCATCAGCGATAGGAATGTCATACGATACAAGGTGAACCTCACCGCAGACATTACACTTGAACCGACGCGCACCCTTCCTCAGCAGATAACCAAGCAACTTAGACATGATTCCCCCTACTGGCCGATGCAAACGTTAAGATTGACGTAGCCCGCTTCCCGCAGATTGATCAGGGCCGTGTTCAACGACCCATCAGTGCGATAGTCACGTGCCTTCACAGCCGATGCAGCCCACGATGTGGTGATTTCCGATAAGCCTGTTCGCCTGACTGACCAGACGAACCCGTGTAAAGGATGCTGAATGGTTCTGCGATACATGCGCTTCTTTCCCATGGCGATTCCTTTCCTTTCTGGTTGACGATAGTTGCCTTTGCCTTCACCCTATATATATGCAAGTCGCATGCCTAGAAATAGGCGTCGTACGACATCGTATGGACATCGCTAGACAACGAGTTGGAAAACAATTACTATCCATGGGCAATAATTGTCACTCATGTGACTCTTTACGCATATCGGTCATTAATCGCATATATATAAGGATATCCACACGATGATCTACATAAGAGTAGAGTATCTGTATATAAGGGCGTCTTCGAGTATAAAAGTGCAAGTATCTGTATAAAGAGTGGGAGTTGGCAAACAATGAAGTGATGTCCTTTAAGAGCGTTTATATACGAGTTATAGAGTTAAGATATACGAGTTATAGAGTTAAGAGAAGGGAGTTATACAACATTTGGTAACGATCTCAGTTTCTTGTAAAACTCACGATCTATATATAATATCTATGATATTAGCTTGGATAAAAGCATCGCCCATATAACATCCCCCTGAGAGTAAACAAGTAAGGAGCTTATCCATACATCGTAAGGAGAACGATATCCCCCAGTCAGAATATAGCTGTGGATCAGTTGATAACAAGCTCTCTATAATAATATATATATAAGAGAGTCTAAATGTATCTTACCGTAACTACTTAGGCAGATACGCCTTACAGTCGTTGTGCTTATTACGATCAAGGAAGGTTCTTGTCTGTATCCATACCCTTTCCTCCCTGACCGGGGTGCGTACCAGCTCCCAGTAACCGCAGTGCTTATCGAGCACACACTCCTGATGTAACCCCCTGAAGAGGGTTCTGAACCTACTACACTCTGAACAAAAGACCTTATCAGGCATAGTGTATCCCCTTCTACTAGCGTTAATACATCTCCCCCTATATGGCTACTTCCAACACCGACGGAAAAGGAAGGGATGGGATATTATTATATATATAGTATATAGAGGGACGAGTAGAGTTTAGAGTTTAGAGTTTACATATCGAATGGGAAAGGCGACCCCTTACCCTTACTCTTACTCTCCATCTTCGGGGTAGCCTTCTTCCTTCTCGCCTTCTTCGCCAGCGGCCTCGGGGGGGTAGTAGCGATATATTCCTTCTTCTTCGGCTTCGGGGGCGGAGTAACGATATATGCTAGCTCTACCGCTACGTCCTCGAGAGTAAGAAGAATCTCTATATCGCTCTCGCTGATAAGGAAGATATTACCGTCGAGCGTTCTTATAATAACCTCCCGCTCGGTACCGCCAAGAAGAAACGGCGTTTCGACTTCGAACATCTGGTTCGTATATTCCTCGGGGAAGTAATTCGGTAACCCTCCCATAAGGCTCCACTTGATAGTCGTAACTCGGGGAAGGTTAAACCCCGCGTCGTTACGTATACATCCCTTTAACATACCGTAGGTCTTACGAGCGTTATGCAAATCCATAACTTCTCCTCTTTCTGTGAAAGGTGTACCGAATCTATCGTCCTTACTTAACTCCGCGATAAGGTTCTTTCTTTCTCTACCTCGGAAGACCGGGTTAGTATCGCCCTCCTTTAATTGATTTATGAACCTAGAGCTTGCCCCTCTCACACCGCACCTCCTTCCAGCGGCATCTCGGTAAGACTCGCCAGTACCCGTTCCTTGGCGTTCGGGAACTCCATGGCGTAAGCCGGATTGGTAGTACCCAGTTCATAGATCGAGCCTGAGAAGGTGACGACCATACCATCACGCTTACCGATGATCTTGGAAGAGCGTACTTCAAGACCGTTAAGGTTAGCACGTGGGTGATCAACGGGGACACCGAGAAGATGTGAGGAAATGAGTTCGGGGGCCATATACGGACTCGTCTGCCCGACTATGATTGCCCAGTTGTTGATCGTAATCGGTTTAACTTTATCTGCCATTACGCACCTCCTTCTAGACTTTGACCAGCCCGAGCCGACCCGGCTCAACCATTGTCATCTTGTTGAGTTCAGCCATTGCCTCTTCCAAAGAAGTAAAGACACGAGCCGCCTCAATATGTTCGACCCAGCGACGAATACCGTCACGAGTCTCAAAGTACCACAGGGTACCGACCGGCGATGACATACTAATGTGATGCTCCACCTCACACCTCCTTAGAAAGGACAATCGCCCTTACAGGGCTGATCATCACAGTCCTTGTCTTCGTTCTCGTAATCGTACGGTTCAAGCCCACAACCTTCGCGAGCCCGATTACATTCAGCCATTGCCTCTGTTTCCTGACCAGCGATGAATGTCTCCCACCGCATACCTCCCATACTGCACCTCCCTTCTTACGAGCGGTTATCGGAACGACTCAAGTTACGGCTTGCGTAAAGGTTATCCATAAGCTGATCGCAAACATCCATCGGCGCGGACTTGTACAATTCGGAAACCCGCTGGCTGAGGATGCTTGTGTACTCCGCATCTATACCGTGATGCTTGATGCAGACACAGCCACGCTTGACGATAATGTAGTGCTGGCGCTCGCTGACCTTCCACTCTGCCTTGCACACGAAACAAACGACAGGTTTACCCATCTTTAATCTCCTTCTTGGCCTTGTACCACTCGTTGTATTCCTCCCGTTGAGGACACCAGCGCATGTGGGGGTTGCTTTCAGGTCGCCCGTTCATAGTCCAAGCATACCCTCCGCAAGTACAGTAATGCTTAAAGCTCTTTAATGCCTCCGCCTCTGCCCTTGTCACCCTAGTCATCCTCCACTGTGCTGACCTTGATCTGGTTAACAGCCTTCATGTTGGTCTGAAGGTTCTTGATCACATCCCTATGGTGCTCGAAGACCAGATTCTTGGCGGCTCCAAGAGTCTTCTGTGCGTTGTGATACTCCGGGTTACCTTCCTTAACCCTGAAGATCCAACTACATGAGCCATCAACGAGGGCGAGATACCTTGCTACTGCCATCACTTCACCTCCTTGGCCAATCGCAGAAGAGCAGTTTAACATAGGAGGACATGATGTACACCGACTCAGGTATCCACGTTACACCATCAGCGCAGAGTACAAGAAAGTATGGTGCGACGTACAATCCCTTGACGATCACGCCCCCATTGTCCTCATAGTAATGAGTTGGAGTCAACATTCCCTTCTCCTTATCTTACTTCTTGTGCGGTTGCAAGACTGTACTCACTGAAGTAGAGGATGAAGCACCCATGTTTGGTGTTCATATCTTCCAGGATGTCATCCGTAACTTCCGTCTGTCCAACGTTGAAGTCATAACAGCAGGAGTTCAGCCACCAATCGTAGAATGTAAGCCAGAACATAATTGCCTCCGTCTAAAGTAGTTTTCCACAAAGAGCCATTAACCGCTGAGCAATATCGAGATGTTCGGCTTGCTGTGCCTCTGTGAACGGAGTGCCATTGATTTCAGCCAACCGAATAATCTCACTGGCGGAACCAAGAAATGATTTCTCCCAAAAGGCCATTTCTTCTTTGATCGGTACAGGCTCGTCTGCCTGTTTGACCATAGCCCTGATCGCATCTTTAGTAGGCATGGTATAGAATGGAGCACCCAAGTTGATACACTCCCCATCGCTGTTCTCAACATCATAGTAGTCGATGATACCTTCAGGTGTCTCCGAGTCCCAACACCCATAGACGTAATACGTCATATTGTCAATGAAATAGACAGTGGTTATCTCGCTTCCCGTTTTCATTTTCCTATCTCCTTTTCTGGTTGGTGTTACCCTTATTAGTTGCAAGTCGTATGCCAAGCAAAAACCCGTCTATAGACTATGCGATAGGTGTCTGCTTCTCGGTCCATAGGTAATTGTTTTCTTCTTTTGGGTAATCCCTTACCCACTCGTTTTACCATACGACAACATAGCCTTCCCTATCGGCTATCTCCACCAATGTATCCCAGTTATCTTCGACCCACTTGGTGTGCTTATCGCACGAGTCCTTTTCAAACTTCCTGATGCGCTCTGCAACACGCCCACCTGCCTCATCCATATCTATTACATTTGACTCGTCCATAATGTGGCTCTCCTTTCAAGTGTTGGTTCACCATTATATGATGCAAGTCGTATGCCAACACTTGGCGACGGTCTTAGATATATATGAGTAATCCACGGAGCTCTATGGTGACGAAATACGGCACCCGATGACGCAAATTGTCACCGGGGCCGTCAGACAGTCTAAGGTAGGATGTTATGTAAGAGCCCTGACTCTACGCCTTCTTGACCTTGCCGGTTCCCGGGACAGAGGCCGCCGCACGAGCACGCTTCATGCCACGCGGAGCATTGGGGTTCTTCTGTCCGGTGTTGCGGTTCTTCGAGCAGTTGCTCCGTGCGCCACACGCATCGTAACACGCCTTAACCCTGAATCCTGTACAAGCCATCTCATCTTCTCCTTCGTACCTTCTTGGGTTTAATCCGGTTGGCTACAGCGCTTTGTCATCCACCTCCAACGAAGGGTGCTTGCCTTTGGCCGACCGCAACGTGAAGTTGAACTCGCTTGCCATGATACCGACCTGCTTCGCCGTGAGGGTGAAGATTCTTCCGTCATCCAACGTGCCACGAATGGTCTCGACAGTCTTGGCATTGTGAACAACGAAGATGTTGACGATTTTGCCACCGCCAACAACTTCCGGCAGAGGCGGAGCGGGTTCGGGTACCTTCTCAACGAGTATGCCGGTCCACTGCTTGCCACACTCAGGGCAAGTATGGACCGCCGAAATCTCACCACCACAGCGGTAGCAAGTCTGCTCGTCGGCCTTCTTGTGGCAGTATGGACATTCCATACGCTTTCCTCCTCATGTTGTGCTACGTTCACGATTTGTAACCCTGCCTTCAGCAGTTAGTATATGCGAATCGCATGCCAAGCTAAATAGACTACGTAGACACGTCTTTGTATACCAAGGGATATCGGTACGATAAATTATATAGGAACCTCCTTACCCAATATGTGAAACTCTTTTCCCACTCGTTCGCCGACCAATAGATATCGTACCATATATATCTTTATACAAGCAAGATCCCAATACGATATCCCCCAGTCAGGTTTATACTGTGGATCAGTTAATACCTAACGATAAAGAAAGATAATCTAATTAGATAACGATATCCCCAGGTCAGTTTATTGCTGTGGATTATTAGATATCGCTTGATAGAATAAAAAAGGAGACTTCAACCGCCACAGGGTCATAATAAGAGTCAGAAAGGATAACACCCTCTTACTATGAAGCGAAAACGTGTCGGCTAAAGTCCCCTATACAACTCACATGCACCGGCGACGCGCTAGAACTTTGCATAAAGTCCCGGCAGCATGAGGATGCTCACCTATGAACGAAGCCACCCACCTCCTTGATTGTTTATCCTACAACATCCACCCCTTGGGGGTCAAGTTCTTCTGAAGGACAACCTCATATGATACCCTGTTGATGAACAAGGACAGAACAGTCCACCTGGGCCTTGATTGATACGCCACCGACACCCCATGCTTGAAGTCACGGTGGATTGTAACCTGCTTCCTGTTGCTGGTCAGGTGGACAGTGATATGATTCCTACCGCTCGAACCCAAGCGGTATCTTCTTATATGCAAATTCAATTCCATCTCCTTTTCGCTGTGCTGTTACAGGTTAGTACTGCAAACGGTATGCCAACCTAACAAAGTCGCACCCGACCCTATATATATATCGTATTACATCCATAGACATCGTTTATCGCACCCTTTTGCTCAGTTATATGTACTCTAGGAAAACTTTTACCCACCTCTATACCATCGTAGTTGCATCTACCTAGTCTATTCAGGTACTTACGCCACTTAACGAGTGGGTAAAGAGTTTCACATAATAAGTAATACCTTACCCAATACGACATCGCAATAGTATCTTTCAACACCACTTAGAGTATTTACCTATGCTAACGACTCACCTTTCAACACCCTTTTTAATCTTTTAATACAATTTATTGTCTAAAAATACATATTCTTGTATCCAACTAATCTTTTTTACACTCTACAAGTCTTTGTAATTGTCTTTCCTTAACGATGGCACATGTTTTGCACCTACTACCTTATAACAACACACACGTACAAGGCGAGTTCAGAAAGGAAAGATGATATGCCTGAGAAAGATTTGGTAGTTGACCTTGTTGTCGTATACCACATAAACTCTGTGTTCAATGAGGACGGAGAAGAAGGGTTATCGAGGGTAGCTGAATGGATTGGCAAAACCAAGCTTAACCCGAAGACAATGTTCAGCATCTCATCCAGCATGTTCAGCAAGCACACAGCTCAGCTCTCCATACGGGGTACAATCAAAGAGTCTAAGTTGCAACGCTTCACCGATATAATTCTCAATGCTCGGTGCTTCGGCACTACCACTGACGCTCGTTGGCGGTATGCCAACACATCCGAATGGAATGACCTGTAAAGGAGCCGATATGCCAAAGCTTGAGTTCAATCTTGATGAGGTAGGCACAATCATATCGTTGGTGAGCAGGAATCTGTATGGCATTGACGATAGTAATGTCCGTGAGAAGCAACGGAGTGAAGATATTCTTCGCAAGATAAGCAAAGTAATCAGCAAACCCATAAAGAAAGGATGTGAACCATGCCAATCATCACCGAAGTAACCGACGCAATCATGAAGATGAGCATTGAAGATCTCATGGCTGTGCGCAAATGCGTGACGCACAGACACGAAGCTCTCTCGAACGAGAAACGTTATTCCTTCCGAAGCGGTACACGTGTCGAATGGGTTGGCCCGAAGTCCGGTTACAACAAAGGCACCATCAAGAGGCGCAACCCCAAGACCGCTACCATCGACGCTGACGGAAACGGCGAATGGCGTGTCCCCTACCACATGCTCACCGCTATCGGCGCAGAGGCGTAATCATGGGTGACGGATAGCAAGGAAATTCATGTGAAAAAATGGATGCGCAAGGGCATCAACGCCCTACAAGCAAGCTCTTGCCGTGTATGGGAATTCGACATTGGTGAGGTCCCCATAAAGCGGTACGCTACACCGGACTCGTTCACTACGAAGGAAGCACGGCTAGATTTGTGGATGGGCAACATGATGTGGCAACTCAAAGATCACCACGGCACGAAGATCAACGGAGAACAAGCACGACAGATCATGTTTGAGTATATGTCGTCAGAATTTTACGAGAAAGTTAATGCCAAGTTCCATCGTAAGAAGGTGGTACCCAAGGAGAAACCGAGGCTGACCTCTAAGGATGTTGGCTGGCTTGCGGAGACAGCACCACCTCCACCCGAAGATAAAACCACACCACTACGTAGACCAGTACATAAACCAAATCGCAAACCTGTTCGTAAGCCTACAAGAGTACCAATGAGGAAGGCCATCGAATGACGAGTGAGAAAACTTTTACTATCTACTGGAAACAATGTACCGCTTATGGTATGCAGGTTGCCCATCTAACGGGCCTTAGACGCCATCTAAGGCGTCTGAACGTATTGGCATGGGCATTGCACTAAATACTAATAAAAAGGGCGCACACAGGGGGAAACGATATGTTTTGGGTTAATTTTTACGACTGGTTCCTTATCTCATTCGGCACAGAAGTTTACGGTGTCGGTAATGACACCACTCTTTACTTCCTTGACAGCATCGATGAAGAATGTCTCGGTGAATTTGCCGACCTGTATATGACATACACCGGATATAGCGCTGAAGAATGTGTAGACGAATTCATTGGAGTGCAAAATGGCTAAGGGAAGCGACAGGGTATTTCTTCGTGCCGAAGCACTTGATATCTTCGATGAAGTGCATGGCGCATTAACCGCAGACGGCATGGTCGTTAAGGCTACGGCTTGTGGTTCGATCAGGCGTGGCAAGATGATGGTCAACGACCTTGATGTGGTTGTGGTATCGTGCTATGATAATGCCACACCCATCTGGGAGACGATAGCCACAAACCTGTGGGAACCTACCGAACGGCTTACCTGTGGCCCAGTCGAATTCAAGTTCAAATACAAGGGACTTCAAATTGATCTGAGAAATTTCCTTCCCGAACAAGAAGGAGCCGGACTACTGTTCAGTACAGGCAATGCCATGTTCAACATCTCAATGCGCAGTAGGGCTAAGGTGGTCGGCGACAAGAGGGGCGAAACCTTCAAGCTTAACAGGTACGGCGTCCAATTAATCAAAGGTGGCATTGACGAGAACGTCACCTTTGGCTTCAGCGAGTCAGGTATATTCGGCTTCCTCGGTATGCCATTCGTTGAACCTGCCGACAGAAGCTTGGCTGAATACGAAATGCACAGAGCCGACTCACACTCCATACCAATTGAAAACAGCAAAGGAACTGGAGTCTACAATGTGGTGCTGTCTGGGGGCAAGCTCTCCTGTCCGTGTAAAGGCTTCACATTCCGAGGTAAGTGCCGTCATGTAACCGAGGCACGTGCAATGGTCGATAACATACCCGAAGGGTGAGACATGGACGATAGGAAAGAAAAGATATTAGATAGAATGAAGAAGCAGGGCAAGCCACAAGATGATACGCTTGTGTCGAAGGAAGACCTTGTGATGTGGTACTCAACAGCAATCGAACATGTGCTACGGTCTAACCAAGATATGTTGGCAAGCATAGCAGAAAGACTTGCCAAGCAGTACCCTAATATCTTCTGCGAACTGGCTGAGTATGACGATGAGGAAGAGAGCGAGAACAACGAAGTATTTAATCTAACTGATGCGGTCAGCCAAGAAGTTGCATCTCATCTTAGACGTGGCGAAAGTGAAAATGTAATAACTATCCTCATGAGGTTAGGTCGCACGAGAGATGAAGCAATAAAATTTATGGAGAAATATACAGGCAGAATGTTAAGAGGATATGTTGGCCCAAAGAAAACAAAGGAAGATGAAAACATTCCATTTTAAGGAGATGATATGCCTACCAAGGCGAAGCAAAGAGATTACATAGAAGATGAGGCAGTGCCATGTATAGTGATCGGGTATGACTTCGCATGCCGAGAGGAGAGAACCTTTCCCGAATGGTACGACAGCACTCAGCCCGACATGCTTGATGCCTTCTTCTTCAACACAATCTTGATCGACCCAAATGATAACTCGAAGTATTACATCGTACAGTCAATTGACATGGAGTTTAAAACCACCAACGAACAAGGAGAATGAATCATGGGACAAGGTTATGATCCGAAGCAGAACAAAGTGTTGAAGGAAGTCGAAGCAGGTGAAAGCCTCTTCATCACCGTGAACTCCTACAAGGATGGCGAACCCAAGATCCAGATCGCCCGCACCTACCTCAAGAAGGATGAGACACGCGGGTACGGCAAAACAGGTCGGCTCACCGTCACGGAATACGAAGACCTGTGCGGGGCCATGGAGGAAGTGCTTGACGGGATCGAACGCACCCCGGCTCCCAAGAAAAAGAAGAAGAAGGGCAAGTGATGTACTCGGTGCTAGATAGGGAAAAATGCTTCCACTCTATGGTAAGTAATTGCCCTATCAAAGCGCCGAAGATGTACAATACAGCATCTATAGACGGTTTCCGAGTGGCATGCTGTTTGCATTACTTAATGGTACACGCACAGCACCAGAAAGGATAAGCAAATGAATTGTGATAGAAGCGGGGCCACTCCGGTAACGAACCCGGCGCTCCTAGGAATATGGGAACAAATCCAGAATGAAGATGAACAAAGAACCAAGGAAGAGAAAACGGAAACTGACATACTCAAACCAATCTTCATGGAATACATCTTAGCAATACAAATCAGCGAAGATCGCACATGTGTTTCGCTTGCCTTTGCTACATTAATCGGGGCCATGCGCAGTCTAATCGCACCACCATTACGTAATAGGGTAGCGAGCGTCGTAACAAGCGATAGAGCATATCAGGCTATGGTAGCCACACTCGACAACACCCAATGCAAGGAGAACAGAGATGGCGAGCAAGAAGAAGGGTAAGAAGAACTCAGTCTCCGGTACCAAGAAGGAGCTGAAGAAGAAGCTGTCGAAGCCCCAGGACATCAGCCTCAAGAAGAGCGCACCCGAAACGAAGCCGGAGAAGGCTCCGAAGGGCGAGCCGGGAACCAAGCGGATTCCACTCAGGAAGGTGAAGGCCAGCGATACGGCTTCCTTCCGCGACCGTGCCTACAACGGACCCAACGTGGTCAGGCGCACCGTTGGCTCCACCCTCGAAGGCAAGGCCCGCGAGAAGTTGGAAAACACGGTGTTCATGGAGGAACTGCGCAATCGTTTCGCCGACGCAAAGCGGTGCATCATGACCTGTGCCGACAATGCGAACGGCCTGATCTGGCGCTTCTTCCTCGTGGGAACTGACAAGAACATCCGGTTCTGCACCGACGCCACCTTCTCCAAGGGCATTGGCATGGGCAACCCGACGTGGACCGGCAAGAAGAAGACCACTGGTGGCTTCGGCTGTGTCGACTACGTTTCGGGCGACGGCGTGATTCCCCAGAGGAACAAGCCGGAGAGCTACCGTTACATCCCGTCAACGGAAGCGAACCTCGAAGGCGTGACGGAATTCATGGAGGCAATGGGGTTCGAGCGCATTGTGGCCGACTGACAACCCAAACACCCAACATACACGGAGGGCAAGGTAATGGCAGGAGAAAAGAGATTCGTCCCCATTGATTTGATCGAAGAAGAATGGGAAACCGTGAACATCGGCATGACCAAGCACATGGGTTGTATCACGACCCCCACCATTTTCTGGACGAAAAGCAAGAGAAACAGGTACAGCCTCACGCTCATGGGCGACCTTCCGTTCCAGACGGGCGAAATGGTCACCTTCAGGGTGAAGAGAGCCCCGGCTGACGGCAAGGCTGTCGCCATTATGATCACACCGGGAGACGGTGTACACGAGAAACGGCTGACGCTCAACACAACCGACCGCAATTCGCGGACCCGCAAGCACAGAATCTCGTGCAAGGAATTGTGGGAGGCGACCCGACCCCCCGCTGGCCTTCGCATTGAAGGAGTTTCTGGCCTGACCGGGGAAAACCCCACCATCATCTTCATGTTGTAAGCATCTGTGGGTATTCTCACGAATACCCACGGACCTTAACACATGAGGAGGGAAGAATGTCTAAGCCAAAATTTACGATGAGAAAATACATGGGTGATGATAAACTCTCATGGGCTGTGTTCAAGGACGGCAGAGCATACATAACAGGGCTGTCAAGGAACATGGCCTCTTACTACAAGAAGCAAGAGGAAGCAAAGTACGACGCGCCCATACAGAGGAAGCCACACGCAAGGGCTACCGAAATCCATAAGGATAAAACAAAATATGACCGCAAGAGAAAAGATCGTAGTTAGTGATCTCTCTATTGAGGTAACTCGCCGATGTAACCTACACTGCGAGCACTGCCTTCGTGGACCGGCTCAGTACAGAAGCATATCTGACGATATACTGCGCAAGCTGTTCAAACAACTGGACAGTGTCATATCGCTAACAATCACCGGAGGCGAACCAAGCCTCGTGCCCTCCCGCATAGCAAAGGTACTCCACTTCGCCAAACTCTACAAGGTAACCATAGAGAACTTCTTCATATCCACAAACGGAGTAGAAACAAAGCAGACTCCCAAGTTTATAACAGAGGTAATGAATCTCTGGCAGTACTGTGACGACAACGAGTACAGCGGTATACAAATAAGCGACACAGAGTTTCACAAGTGGGAACATGATGAAGAAATAGACTTCAGTAGACACCCGTTAAACATCTTCAAAAACACCACGCTACGTGGTGAGTACGGAAACCTTAACGACAGCAGGTACCCCGTCCTCATTGATCAGGGACGTGCTTCGGAAAGCTCATGGCCCACACGTAAGAACAGTGTTGCAGAGCTTGAGTTAGAAGAGTATGCCGACACTGTCAATGTAGCTGGCGACAGCCTGTACATCAACGTCAAGGGACAACTAATAGAGGGATGTGATTGGTCGTATGAAAGCCAGAACAAGAGAGCATTCGGCACTCTACATGACGGTCTTATAATCGAACAACTCTTAAAAATAATTAAAGAAAGAGAAGTGAAAGACTAAGAAAATGCTTGACCACGATTTGACCCCCTTGTATCATATAAGTATGGGAAAAACCACACTGAAAGGAGTTGAGATGAAAGGCGCAGGTCAGGCACTTAAGAAGATTCTACAGGAAGAAGAACATTTATCTCAGTTCGTTGCAAGAAGGAAGGAGAACGAAGCCAGAGTCAAGGCTCGCCAAGCCAGGGAGATTGCTAAAAGGGCAGCAGATCCCGTGAAAACCATGTGGTCCATATTCGTGATCGCCGCAAGAAGGTCGGCAATCGAAATGAAGGCGCATGATGAATTCTGGCAGAAAGATGAACACTATGATTTGATCAAGGAGATTCATGATGCCGACCGTAAGTGAGTGGCGACAAAAACTGAAGAAGCCAGCACCGGCTCCGGCCCCCACTGAAGACGATGAAGATGGTGGGTACAATGCGCTTGATCCCCCGCCGGATGAAGTTGTATTCGATCACACCGCCAACATAGTGCCTCTGATCAAGCGTGACCCCAGTAAGATCCGTGATAAAATCATCGGCAAGTTCTCACTCAAGACAGCACACAAAGCAACACCTCCACCGCCAGCCTTACCGGAAGACACCGAAGAACATCACGCAGGGTTCAGTCCAACCCAGACAGAAGCGTATGCCTACGTAACAAGGCGAGTAGTTGATTATGCCGACCGCAACGCCTTCTTCGGGTCAATCCATGAGAAGTACCGCAAGTATGGTCGGTTCACGCCAAGGCAACTAGAGGCCGTTGCTAAGGCAATGCTCCGTGAGCCGATAGCAACCATCGGGCCACGGCTATTACTCGTCAAAAGCTTTAACGAGATACTTAAATATCTCAATGATGAAGTACACCCCAACATCGGTACCAACAGCAAGAAACGACAGCATATGAATGAACTGGTCGGTGTCATTAAGAACAGCGAAGACTACAACGGAAGTGTAACAGAGAAACAATTCCACTATGCAGTATACAGACTATATAAAATAGCACCACATTTCCTCAAGGGGATTGATACATCCAGGACAAGAGGTATACCTGTTGGCTGGAAGGCGTGAGACTATGGATAAGAAAGAATTTATGGCTATCGTTGATACTATTTATTGGGCAGTCTATGGCAGTGGTTTTATCTACACAGTCGTTATAGGTTTTAATATTTAAAGGAGCCATGATGGAATCGGCCAAGCAAACAATTTTGCAACGCATGGAGCGCAACAGCACATACGGGTTGCAAAAAGAGTCCGAAGGTTTGCGTAAGGAAATGGCAATCAAACAGATTAACATCAACACCCTCAAAGATCTTAACGAAGTACAAAAAGTTAAGATGAAAGAACAAGAACGTAAAATAATCTCACTCGCATCACAGCTTGAGTCAATAGCCGAACACAGTCGCGCCAAAGATAATGTCAATGTTTATTTGCAGACAGTAAGCATTGAAGCTGAAACGCAGGAGCAACACATTCTAGATAAACTACTCATGCCATTGGGTCTGACCCACAGAACAAAGGCGCTCGCGATATTCTTCAGGCATAAAGGAAAGATCCCTCAACATATCCACAAGGTTCAATATCACCGTGACTCTCGCACAAACGCTTGGGTAAAGAGCCCTATACTTCACAACCTTGCATTCATCTACAATTTGGCTGACGAGATGGGGGAAAGAAATCAATTGGCCTTTGCCCTGATGATCTACAATAGGATGCTGAATGGCTCGCCAATGTCAGGTGCATATATAGACTTTACTTTAAGACCTGAAACAACAGAACAAAGGGAAAAGATTATAAAGATGTGGGATGCTATACGCCCTCCTACATTTAAGAAATGGCGCACAGCAGGGAATATCATCGTGAAGCACTTCGAAGACATAGAGAAGAGGAAGGCAAAAAAGAAAGCTAAAGGGATGATGAAATAATGACAACGAAGGATAAAATCTTAAATAGAATGAATGACCAAGGAGTTACCAAACTCCAAAAGGAAATAAGTGATACTAGGTCCCAGCTTAATAGTGAATTGAATGATCTTAGGTACCATCTTATAACTGTTAAAGATAGTAGAACTGCTATGCGAAAAGATCTTGACAACCAAACGTCCCGTATAGGTAGTCTATCTACATTGGTGACTGATCTTCAATTCAGGCTTGTAGAAGAAGAGAGTACAGTGCGCTCGCTCACAAAAGAGAATGAAGAATTGAAGCACGACCTTAAAGAATTGAGAGGTTAAGCAAATGAATTCATACAAATCTAGAACAGACTTTGAGGAAGAAGCCAAGGCTCTCAAGGAAGCAAACGAAAAGCTATCGTATGAGAATGGACAGCTTACTGAGAAGGTAGGCCGACTCGAAGATGAAATTGAAGGCGGTATATCTGAACATGAACTCACTGATGAACTCGCAACACACCACAGGACCTTGCTCAAGCTTCAGCGGTTCGTCGAGAAACTACCAATGAGACGACGTGACCAGCGCACAACGTTTGATCTATTCAGAGAGGTTTTAGGAGACTTCGAACAGGCTATAGAACTAGGCAATGTCGAAGAAGAAAGGGTGTACCGTATACTCAACGGAGAGAGGTGGGGAGATGGCTACAAACAGGTGTGGTAAGAGCGACAACGCCCATCATAAGAGGCCTTCGCTATTGAGCGAGAAGGCAGGAACATCGCCATTCTTCCACCTTGAAGACTGGTGCACATATCACAGTGGCTCCTGCCAGGACAACTGCGGAACCAACATGCCACACATGCGCCCTTGCATCCAGGCAGTCATGATCCACAAACGCAAGACAGAAATAGAAGAAAAGATAAGCTTCGATCAGTGGGTCGAAGAGTACGCCAGCGGCAATAGGAGCTTGATATGAGATTTATCTTTGGCTTCAATGGTGATCATATTAATCTAAGACCATTTGATTCTCCAGGATCAACTTCATTTGAGAAGGCAAAGAAAGAAGCACTTGAATATCTCTCTTGCCATATCAAAACAATTGCCGACAAGACAAAACAGTTAAGAGAATTAACAGAAAAAGACTTTGTAGAAGGAAAGGTGAAGGTATTCAAGCTATGAATCCATTTCGCGACAGTGAGGTATTTAAAGCTATCGGCGCTCATGGCATAGAGCCATACGAAAAAGGCAACATGAAGATTGTCAAGCGCAAGCTGTTTGGCACAGTAGACGACTACCTGACAAAGCAAATCCATTTCGGGGAACATGACATCCCCATTCTAATCATAGACGGTGTGCTTTGGATGAGCCTTACCCCAATGGAGATTCAAAGCATGTGGGTACCGCTCGAGGAGGCCACAGGAACGGTCGCTACGGCAGGGCTTGGGCTTGGGTGGTTCGCACTCAGGGCCGCTCGTAAGACTAACGTGAAGCGTGTCATTGTGGCAGAACGTGATCGGCGTGTGATTGACTGGTTCACCAAAACATTCAAGGGTCGAAAAGGTTTCAATAAGATCGAAATAATTGAAGGTGACGCACGAACCATCTTCAACAAAGGCACCTACGATTTTATGTTTATGGACATTTATAGTTCCTTGTGCGGTGATGTCGCCATTACCGACTCAGCATTGTTCATGCGCAATAACGAGATAGAAAATTATAGATTTTGGGGGCTTGAAAGAGTTATCATATCAGCCCACATAGAACATCGCATGCGCCCAACCATTAACGAATCGGAAAGGGAATTCGCCCGCATGTTCTTAAGGTCCAGGAAGGCACAACTATACGACCCTTTCTGGAATAAAGACTTTGTAGGTGACGTACTCAAGGAGCTTGGAAGAATATGACTACAGCAAAACAAAAACTCCTCAAGCAATTAGCCGACAAGGATGCTAAGCGCAAGAGGGAAGAATCTAAAAAACTAAAGAGAAAACCTATCAAGAAGATTGACCATACCAAAGATACATTCCGTAATGATGATGAAGAACCTGAAGAAGATGAAGAAATAGATGAAGAGGATGAAGAAATAGATGACGAAGATGATGAATATGAAGAACCTGATTGCCACGGAGAATATAAAGATCCAAAAGAATGTTTTGAAATGGGTTGTGAAGACGCCATGAGGCGAGATTGTGCAGGTAGACGTTACATCAAAGAGAACAAGGAGGAGTTCAATGACTGGTTCGAAAGAAAAGAAAAGACTGCCGAAGGGAAGCGAAAGCGAAAGCGAAAGAAAGTCGTCAGCGGTCGCGTCTGGTGAGGCAGGGGTCCCGGTGCAGGTGCAAATCATGCCCGACCAGTTCAGCGTGATCACGGCAAGCCAATCCAGCACGGAAATCAAGCGTGATGCCAAGGGTGTCGTGGGATTTACCGTCAAGGCTTACGCCAACTCGGTAGAGGAAGCCGCATCGGACGCCATGAAGACCTTCAACAGTGTCGTCGCAGAATTCGAAACGGGGGAAGAGTAACAATGAAAGCAATCCTGGTCCTGGCTACTTGGGTGCTCGCGTTCGTTCCAGTCTATACTTGCCTATGGCTTTGGAATGTTCTCGACCCGACTTCCTTCCTAGAGAAGTTGGCAACGATCGCCCTGTTCTGCATTGGCGGAGGCACAGTACAATTACTTCTCTTGTGCGTGGCTGTTATCTTAACGGATGTCATACTCGAAGAAGAATGAAAGGTAGGGCAACATGATAAAGAGACGAGTGAAACCTATCAAGGTAGGTAAGTCTGGCGGCTCCCTCGCGGACATGATAGCGAAGAGTGTTGAAAGAGCACGTAAGGCCGCAGAGTATGTTGAAAAAACCGGCCTCTGCAGTGCTTGCAAGAAGCATCCCGCCATGATCAATAGCCTTATCTGCACGGTGTGTAACGATGAAAAGGAAGAGGCGCTCAAGCAACTTCGCGGACCCGGCTTCATGGAGTTAAGTATCCCTATAACCCGAAAGTAAGGCGAGGGTAAATTAAATGAAAATCATAACGACTATACGTGGCTATGCCCCTGTCAACTATGGACTCAACGGCCCGGTCCAGAGCGCAATCCTACACAGGAGGAACTGTACGAAGGCAGAGCTCAAAAAGGAAATGAAGGACTTTTGGCAAAGGTATGCTCCCGGAAAAAAGCTGAGGAAGAGCGACCTCAGAGGAAAGATAGACCTGTTTCACAACATGTGGGAGGGCAGATACGAAATAGAACGCGGGCTAAGGAAGATCCGCATAACAAACACAATAACTGTTAAGGCAGTCGAAGAGCCACTGCTTGACTACGTTGTGAAGATGACTTGCACCGGGTACATCCCAGCCAAGGCACCGCTGAAGACATTAGTTGCAATGGCAATCGCCGATGAAGCATGGCATGCCATTGACTTGGACAATGACTTGCCTAACATTACCGAAATAGGGAAGTTCATCGAACTCTCCTTCAACGAGAGCATGCCGAAGCGTTTAAAGGATGCCAACGAATGCTTCGAGTCCATTCCCAACAAAGACAGATTCATGATGCTCATTGGCTTAACCTCTTGTGTTGAAATTGAAGAATCGAAATAACTTGGGGAAAGGGGGTAGGGGGATAGGGGTATAAGGTAAAGTGATTCATTATATGATCTATATCTTAACATATCTTAGTATAGTGATTTATTTGATAGTATAATCCTTTACCTTTCCTTTCCTTAAGATAGTCATCTTGTTAATATACGAACGAAGTGAGTTTCCGAGCGTAAGCGAGGAAGTATATAGATCATAGTGTATTACGCCGGAAACTACGAGTAGAAAAAAGTATTAGCATCACTTGACCCCGATAAGGCGAAATGTTATGCTGTTTCAAGGTAGGAAATACGGCGTTGTAAAACTCCATTGTAGGATATCACTTAACTCCAACGGAGATAAGGTAACCCTACATGGAGAAGAAACGAACCGACTACCTTATCAAGCGAATCTACAAGCTACTCATGAACGACACCGGAGACCTGATAATTCGCCTGAAGAAAATACACGACCCAAGCGTATACGGAATGTGCTGGTCATGGCTTGGGGTTATCCACATCGACCCAAGAAAGGAATTACTGCCAACGCTTATCCATGAAGCCCTTCACATGCTCTACCCAGAGTGGTGTGAAACAATTGTGTTAAGATCAGAGAAATCAATATGCTACAAAATGAGCGACAGGCAATACGCAAACCTCTTAGTAAGATTCGCAGACTACCTTGTGCGTATTGGCTTAGCTGATCGTAAGGAAACAAATGGCAACCATAATCGTAAACGGAAAGAAGTACCACAGGTCCGGTCATGATTTGATCGAATGCAAAGCTCCTAAGGATTCTGAAGATTGCCCAGTCTGTAACGTAGAAAAAGAAAAGGAGATTAAAGCGTGGCTTGCCATGTGCAAGACGGCATGCCTATTGTGTCATGAGAAACCTCCTTGTTTTATCTGCATGAAGGCGCAATGCAAAGACTGGCACGCTGATAAGAAATATCTTGAAGAGGTTGGCTCTCATCATGGCTGTCGTAAGCTGAGCCTGAGTAGTTATTGCACAGAGTTTTTTTGCAGATACGGTTTAAGGGGATGGTGGAAGAAAAACTGGAGGGGAATTAACAAGCCCCTCGTTTTAAAGATAAAAGCAAAAATGCACAAGCGAAAGATTGCTGAGTTGTCTACAGCAAAAAGTAAGGAGAAGCGCCGTGCGAATAAAGAAACAAAAAAACCGACTAACCGTAAGGCTCTGGTCAAGAAACACTCTGTGGCGAAGGTTGTTCGAAGACCTACCCGTAATAAATCATCCGTGGAAAGCCGACATAGAAACGTACATCCAAGAGTTCGTATTCCCCAGAGTAGAAAATCACATCCGTAGTGTATCCATTACGGACATTGATATCGAAGTTCGATGGCTGTGGGAACACCCTTGGGAAATATACGCATCGTCTGAAAGCACAATAACTATCTCCGAAGTCAGGCATAGTGATCCACAAAAATTCCACGGAGGCATGGGCTTCTGGTCGCTCAACCTGAACAACCAACTCATAGACCCTGAGCAATTTGTCTTAGCTACTGCGTGGAGTGATAAACACAGATTCTTTAAAAGTAACCTCACATCTGAGAAGTTCACCGAATTGCTGACAGCCACCATTATCAAAACCCCCCTAGATAGCCTGAGGATGGCCCCTGTTGCGTCTGAAGCTGGTTTTGATGTCAACACCCATAGGAAGGAACGGGAAGGCAAGGAAGACGTGTTTACAGTACTTCATAAAGACCTTGTGAGCGCCTGTAAATCGCTTGGGTACAACCAGAACGAGATAGACCCATCATTACTTGATAACATCGTCCATGAATCCATGAAGGATGGTGCGGGTACAATTGAAGACTGTGTTAGTATCTTCCTGAAGAGAAGAAGAGAATATTTGTAGGGGTTTAAGAATCTTCTTCAGATAAAAATAAAAATAAAAAAGATTATTAGTAGATAACAAAAGTGCTTGACCGGGATTTTTGGGCCTTGTAATATGTAGGTATGGCAAAAAACGGCAACAGTAAACCACAGAGAAGGAGACAGTAAGATGACAGAGAAGAAACACAAAAAGAAGAAGAAGGCTCCTGAAGAAGGGGAAGAGTATTTCTTCGGTAATGCGCGTCTGGTAAAGCGTGACCGGAAGAATTACGGCTCGTGTGCCTGGAAGGGTGCCTGCAAGGTTGATCCGAAGTGTGACGGCAAAGATGAGGAATGCGAAGACTTCGAAAGCATTCAGCCGTTCATTCCCCCGATCGATGAACACTATAACCTTAACCTTGAGATCGGCGAAACCATTGCCTTTGCTCTTGCTGACGAAAACAGGCACAACATCCTGCTGGTTGGCCCTCCTGGGTGCGGTAAGTCTTCGCTGGTCATGATGATCGGGGCAATCACTGATTGGGAAGTCATGCGCTTCTCTTGCTCTGAGGAAACACGGCAGTCACAGGTTATCGGCCAATGGATTGTGGTGGGTGACAAGATGCGGTGGGTTGACGGCTACGTCACCGATGCGCTTCGGCAGGGCAAAATCCTTCTTGAGGATGAAGCTGACTTCATGCGTCCTGAACTGCGTGGCGCTCTCCACCCACTGCTTGAGAAGGATGGTACCATCACCCTTCAGGGGTACCATCCGAAAACAGGGGAACCTTTCCTCGAAGTGGTTGACCGTCATCCGAATTTCCGGTGGGTCTCCACAGCCAACACCACAGGGCTTGGCGATGATTCCTTCATGTATCACGGGACTCAGTTCATGAATGCCGCCGCTCGCGACCGTTATGCGGTGATCATCCCCATGAATTACCTGAGCGTCGAGGAAGAAACTGAGATTCTGGTCAACAAGACCAAAACGGAAACTTCAATAGCTGAGTCGATGAGCAAAACGGCACACGCAATCCGCGAAGTGTTCGAACAGCAGAAGGTCCAGTACCAGTTCAGTATGCGCCGTCTGCTTGCGTGGGCTGACTACCACAACTTCTACAAAGACCGCAAGCCCTCGGAGGCCGTGAGGCTTGCCATTCTGTCGTTCGCCCGGGATGATGACATTCAGCAACTCGTTGATCTGATTCGGCTCAACATGGGCGCTGACTTCATCGAAGGTATCAACCGGTCGGCCAAGGGGGTGAGATAATGGCAGGTAAACGTAGTCCTCTAACAGCAAGGAAGGTCGACGCACTGACCACCCTTGTCCAGTTTCAAACTGGTCACTATGGCGATGTGCGAATTATCCACAGCGCAGAAGCACACCTGAAAACCGATGGCAAGAATGTCTTCGTGCCGTGGATACCTGATGATGTGTTTGATGAATACTCCGACCTGATGTTCAGCGGGGTGGTCCACGAGGGTGCGCACATCAAGCGTTCCTCCTTCACTGCACTCAGGCTCTTCAGGGGGCAACGCCTTGCGCAGATGTTTGGCAATGCCATTGAAGACTCACGCATTGAACACTTCGAACAGATTGAATACCGGTCGCTTGAAAGGGAATTCAGGGCATTCTCTGATTATTTCCAAAGAGACTACCTGAAGGAAAAGAAGGAAAACGAAGATAAGGCAATCAAAGACCCCGGCTACATGCTGTTCCTTGTGGGATGTGTCATGAACCTGTATCTGAGTGGGTATGAGTACGATTACTTTCCTTACCATGTAATCGAACTCGCCATGTCATGCAAGGATATTCTTGATGATTTTAAAGAGAATTGGCCCAGTGATAAGACTGGCTCAAGTAAGGCTCTTGAGGCCGGGGCCAAGATTGTTGAGCGTTTCGAAAAGCTCTTCAAGACAATGCCGAAGATCAAACCCCCCAAAGGTGCCGGTGCATGGGGCGATGATGGTGATGATGAAGGAGAGGGCGAAGAAAAGGAGAGCGACAGCAAAAAAGGCAAACCAAAACCGGGTTCATCGGAAGAAGGTGATGAAGATGAAGACGACGATGGAAGAAGAGATGAGGATGATGAGGGAAGCGGTGAAGGAGATGGGATGGGCGGCGGCGGAGATGAGGAGGATGAAGAGGACGGGGAAAGTGGAAGCGGAGACAGTGACAGTGAAGAGGACGATGACGGCAGTGACGAAGGAGACAGTGAAGGTAGTTCCGCTGGCGGGGAAGCAGGGGACGGTGACGATGAGGAACGTGATGACGAGGAAGATGACAACCCCCTGGACAGTGGCATTGGAACGAACGAAGACGGCCCTGACGCTGATAAGAAGAAGAATAGCAAAAACGATGGCGATGACGGTGGCGAAAGCGCTGAAGGACTTGGTGACGAAAGTGACGCGGACGGCGGTGAAGAAGAAGGCGAGGCAGAAGGCGAAAGAGACACAATCACCGACGAAGAATACGGAAAAAAGAAAGACGGCTCAGAAGTAGAAGTAGAATCGGAATTTGAAGGCATGATTCATGAAGATGATATGCCAAAGGAAGACCCTGCAATGAAAAGGGCAGGTAAGAAAATCGCCAATGCCTTGGAGAACGCCATGGCGGAGGCCGCTGATGCCGATGGCAACCTTGACATTACAAAGATTGATGATCACATTGACAGTGGTGGTCCTGGTGGTATTCCTGCATGGAAGATGCTTGAAAAGGCAAAGGACGCCGGAGTTAAAACCATCAGGGAACATATCTATGATAAGGCACGTGGCGAGATCATTGCCAAGTCTTCCACAGGTAAGCAACACATGGCACATCCTGATGCGATGAAGCATGACAAGGAAGTCACCCCCAGTCTCGATGCAACGCCTATGGAGAAAGCACATTACACCAACATAGTCAATGCTCTCGGGCCTGAAATAGGCCGACTTTCAACTCAAATGCTCAGCCTCATTATGTCTCAGAAGCGAGTGCACTTCGCACCTGACTCTGAGGAAGGCGAAATTGACACCGCCGCTCTTTGGTCCTTGAAGCACGGCAACAAGCGCATCTTTAACCGACATACTTGGGGGCGTAAGCTGAACACAGCAATTGAGATTCTTGTTGATTGCTCAGGCTCCATGGGTAGCAGTGGAAAGGTCGAAGGGGCGATGAAAGCAGCAATCGCCTTCGGGGAAGTGTTGACAAGAATCGGCGGTGTGCCTTTCGAGGTTACCGGCTTCACCACACACGGATATGGTGCCCTTTACGGTAAGGAATCGGCAATGTACAACCGCTTTGAATCTTTACTGCACTATGTCTACAAAACGTTTGAAGAGAACTACCACACAGTGAAGTATCGGCTTCTTGCGATTAAGGCCGGTGGCAATAACTGTGACGGTGAGTCTGTCATGTGGGCAGGGAAACGTCTCATGGCAAGGCCCGAAAAGAGAAAAATGATGTTCGTTTTCTCTGACGGTATGCCAGCATGTTACGATGGCGGTCACCCCGGACTGCTTGACCAAGATCTTAAAGAAACAGTCATAAGGCTTGAGAAGCTTAAGGTCGAAGTCTATGGCATAGGCATTTACACAGATGCCCCTGCTGAATTTTACAAGGACCATGCAATCATCAACCGCAGAGAAGATGATATTGCCCGAGCACTGTTTGGGTGCCTCAAGAAGAGATTCATGGGTGGTATGAACGGAATGTGATTAAAAATCCGCCGGGGGGTAACCTTGTGGAGTTGCCGCCACATCGGGGGCAAAAGTCTCCTACCCCCCACCGCCCTCCGGCGGATTCCTTTTCCCAAAAGGGGAATTAGATGAAAAAGTATGAAGACTTCATTGCCTTAGCAACACCGATAATAAGACAAGAGGCAAGGCGGTTCAGCAAACGAATTCAAAGTCATGATGTTGAAGATCTTGAGCAAGAAATAAAGTTTAAGATTTGGCGAAGTTTTGACACCATTGATTTGGATAAATATCCCCCAAAGGCTGTTGCGAGAAATATCGCTGTGCAGACGTGCTTGCGAATATACGGACGTAAGCCGAAGGAAATTGGCAGTATCAAATTGGAAGAGAACTTTTGGGGGACAAGTGGTTTTGCCAGCATCGAAGTAAGACACTTATCAGATAAACCACATGCGGATGCCGTCATACGGGAAGAGGACTTTACCTGCACGGCAGGTACAGCGGAAGTCGAAGTCTGTGACCTACTGGCTACGCTGTCACCACAACTAAGCGATGTAGCGCATACCGTTCTACGCATCCGGCTTGATCCCCCGCAGGGTTTGATTTCAAAGGCATGCCGTGGTATGCTTGAAACTAAGAAGACCAGCAGGGACAGGTCTACCTTTCGCATAACAAATAAAATGTTCAGCGACTACCTTGGCCTAACAAGGTACCGCTATGCTGTTGCTCTTGAAGAGATAAGAGAAAAGCTTGGGGCGCTAGGAGAATTGTGAAGACCATACCTATTAAAATATCTGGCAACAAGGCCAGAATTCTTTGCAAATTACCATCTGCTTTGGATGACGTTCTAACCCGAAAGCTTGGATATTACACCACAGTCATGGCTATACAGAAAAACTCCACCGGGGGTGTTATCTTCCAAGGTGGTAGGCCTCTGTTCAGACCATCACGCGAGTTAAAGACAAAATACGCTTACCTTGATCGTGAATTCCCTGCCGGTATGGTTAATCGTGCAGTGAAGGTCTTTAAGAAACGCGGGTACAGGGTAAAAATCCTTGATGAACGCCCAAGGCCGACAATAGACAATGATGCCGTGGCTGAGCGAATTGGTGAACTGCCGATAACCTTACGCCCCTACCAGATTGATGCTGTGACCCGCGGACTACGCAAGCCACACATGACTTTCCACATGGCTACCGGGACAGGCAAAACAATTACCTTTGGTGCAATAATTGCGGCTCTCAATCTGAAAACACTTCTGGTTGTAGACCGCACCGACCTCGTCAAACAACACTATGACACATTAGTCTTTCTTTTTGGAGAAGAACGGGTAGGTATCATTCAGGGCAATAAGCTAGACACAGAGAAGCAAATAAACATTGCTATGGTACCGACTGTTTGCTCGAAGCTGAAGCAAGGCAATAAACTCCGAAACAAGATGATAAAATATTTGTTAAGTATTGAATATCTTATCGGCGATGAGTGCCACCACTCACGCAGTACTACATGGAAGAGAGTCTATGTTAATTGTAAAAATGTCTTAGCCACCCACAGCTTCAGTGGCTCGCCTTGGGATCAATCATCACAAAACATTGAACTTGAATCTGTCAGTGGCCCTATTCTCTTCAAGTACACTACAAGCGATGCCATTGAAGAAGGATATTTAGCAACACCTCATATACGATTCCACAAGTACCCCGGTAACACAGATCCATGTGAGAATGGGAACATGCAAGCTGTGTACGAAAGTGCGATTGTTAACAACGAAGATCGCAACCTTGAGATCGCAATAGTTGCACAAAAAGTTTGGCAAACAACAGAGTTTCTTACTCTCATAGTAGTACAAAGGATTAAGCACGGGTATATCATAGCTGACTATCTTCGTAGGGTCGGAATACCTGACGACGAAATTGGTTACCTTCATGGTCGCAAGGGAAAAATAATACGGGAAGAAGGCAAGAAGGAATTTGAGTCTGGGCGAACAAGGATTATGATCGTGAGCCATATCTGGAATGAGGGCATTGACATACCCGCCTGTGATGTTCTCATCAAAGCAGACGCCCTAGGAGGCGGTGCCGAAGTTAAAGAAGGAGAAGGTGTACGGGCTTACGTACAGCAGATAGGTCGCGTACTACGTAAACCAGTAGACCCAAAAACAGGCAGTATTTGTGTCACAAAGGAACATATTGTTTATGTCCATGACTTCGTTGATGCTCAGCATAGGTTTGTCGATAACTGGACTACCAATAGGTACGACACGTGCGAGAATGAACGTGCATTTATCGTGAAAATGGACGGTGGTCCCCCTACCTAGTAAAACATCTTTATAGGACCTTTCAAAACAGGGATTTTCGCTAAGACGGGAGGGCAGTCATGTATCTAATCTTTATCGTTGCATTATTCGTCTTCGTTTCCCCGGCTGATGCTGGTACAATGTTCTGTGGAGACCATATCATCTCAGAAGGTGACAGCCAAGCCGATGTTGAACGTGCATGCGGTGATCCATACATGAAAAGTCCTGCACGGTATGTATTCCGTAAGAAAAAGAGACGGATGGTACCAATAGAGGGCGGTACATGGTACTACAATCAAGGGAGTAACGCATCAAGGAAGACTCTTAAGTTTCAAGACGGAAAGCTATTGTTGATTGAAGAAGAAGATAGGCGTGGTTGGGGATCAAGTCGCTGACTGAAACCTAGACTACAACAAGAGAGGGTAAGGAGATGAAATCACGTAACACGGTGGTAATGATCCACCAAAAGGGACAGACATCGTACCGCTACACCCACGAAATCCCCGAGTTGGGCGAGGAAAACAGGGAGGTCATCCGAATCATGGGTAGTGGCAAGAAATTCCATCTCAAACCGGGAAGCAACAAAGATCTCTGGGAGGCAGTGCTCGGCAACATCCAGAAGCTTGCAATCAAGGACAAAGGTGACATATTGAAGACTCGTGTCTACCGAGGCCACAAAACGCCAAAGGAGGTCAAGGCGATATCGGCTAAACTTCGAAGGACGTAAAGGCAGGTTGGAAATTCGACTTGGATGTAGACTTATGAGGCATTGAATGGATTTGAAGAAATCAGAATCAGTCTTCATACGTGAACTCGGCATATACTATAACTCCACACCCTCACCAGCGAGTATCGCAAAACTTTCTTGGATATTCGAGGAAATACAAGACAGTAATTATTGCGAGCAGGATATAATTAATTATGTTGAGTTCACATACATTGTAATCAAAAGAATCAAGGACCGGTCAAGACGTGGAAGCGCCCCCTACTTTGTAGCGATACTTGCTAACAAAGAAAACTGGGCAAGGTTCCTTGATCAACTTGATGCCCAACGGGAAATAGAAAATGAGACGGGTACGGATGCAGAAGAACCAGCCCCTTCGGTATCAATGGTTGAATGGAATGACAAGCCCTATGTTAAGGTCGGGACAATTGGTAACGTTGATGTGTATTTCTCCAAAGAGGAAACCAATTTCGTCATTTGTGATTTAAATGAAATTGTGCCAAAATACATGAGGCTACCAAAGTGGAATAAGAACAACCCATCCGAGAAGATTACCTACAAACAACTTAAAAAGCTATTGGAGAAAAAGGGGTTGCTATGAATTTCAATTTCCTTTTTAATCTATTGGCATTTATCTTTATGTGGCTGACCGGAGCCTCACGGTTCATGAACGGCTTCAAGACAATAATGATTGACTTTGACGGCGTGCTGTTCCCGACGAACGGAAAGCTTTTCGAAACAGATTTTGAAAACAACTCAGTTCCATACACAATGATCTTATTTATTAGCTGGCTATACGAAAATGATTTTAAGGTCATCATCCATACAAGCAGGGTTATCAACAACCCCCTTCATTATTTCAAAATAAGAAAATATCTTAAAAGATATGGCATCAGGTTTGAATACATCACGGCGATAAAATTTCCAGCCCTGCTATATGTTGACGACTCAGCCGTTGTGTTCAGCACCGAATGCAAGGGGCAGGATAATAAATACTTCTTTCATTACCTTGTAGAGAAAACAGAAAGAACATTGGAAGAGAAATTGCACAAACGTAAGGACCAGTGGGGGTTCTAGTATGTCAGGCGAACGATCAGGGCGTTACTTAAAAGAGTTATCCCGCCTTTCTTATATAATTCAAGAGTGTGATAAGTGCGGAGGCACTGGCCTTTCGAAAGAAGGACTGTTATCGGAAGCACGCGTGACCAAGGCTTCTCTTAAAGATCTTCGTAAGGCAGAATTGAGAAGTTCAAGCAGAACGCAACGAGCCCAACAGGAATGGGTGAAGAAGAACAAGGAGAATCCACGCAACCCCGGCTTTGGACTATGTGCGTGCAAACGAAAGTCAGAAGCGTTGAGAGAAATAATCATTGCTGACATACCCCGCAAGTTCCATACCATCGTACCCGCCGACCTTGTCCCCCGCAACATAACTGTGCTTGGCGTACAGAAAATGCCGATGCAAAAATTTATCAAATGGTATACCAACAAATTCGATGAGGCCAAGAAGAACGCAATGGGCCTTAATATCTATGGCAAGTACGGTAGGGGTAAGACTTTTGCTACCCAATACATATGCACACAACTCGCCAAGCACAGGTACTCTGTTCACCACATCCCATTCTTCCAATTACTTGACCTAGTTCGATATCCAGATAAACAACTTGATTTCCTCAGAGAAATCCTTGAAGTTGATTTCCTTGTGGTCGATGATATTGGTGCTGAACATGCATCACGCCGTGGATTCTGCGGTGAGGTTGCCTACTCACTCAGGCGGCGAATTGCAAAGAAGCGCCCTACCTGTTTCGTATTTGATGAGGGGGTACAGAAGCCAGATGAAATCCTGGGTGTGTACGGCGCACCCTTCTCAGCGGTATGCCGTGAACGCAATATGAATCTCGTATTAGCCAAGCGTGTAATTGATTCGGCAACAAGCGATAGATTTGTGAAGCGGTTCTTCCAAGGAATAACTTGAAAGGTAACCAATGAGTAGTGCGAACGTTGAGCGAGACGTATTAGCTACACTCCTAGTTGATCAATCAATCTTGACCAAAATGGGAACAAAGCTAAAAACAGAACATCTCACAGTTCCATATTTGAGATGGATATACAAGAAGCTTTCACGCTTTGAAGCGAAGTACGGTGACTTGCCCAAGGTTTCATATTTTGTAAGAGAAATTGCAAAGGATAAGAGACTATCTAGGGAAGAGAAGGAACGATACGAAAGACTTGTGCGCCGGTTGTACAGAAGAAAGATCTCAAAGGGTTCAAAGTTATATGCCCTCGAAGAAGTTGAGAGGTTTGCCGCCAAGCAACAGGTCATGCTAAGTATAGAAAAAAGTCTTGATAGGCTTGAGCGTGACGAGTTGGAAGAGGCAGTTGGAGAACTCACATCAACCGCAAGGATACGTTCATCAGAACGAGACTTTGAAATATCAAATTGGGGTACCGGCTGGAAGGAACGCCAGCAGTTCAGAAAACTTTGGAAGAAAGATCCCGCCGCAGTAGGTATCATTCCCTTTCCATGGGACGGTCTCAACAAAATCATTCACGGGATTCAGCGCAAAGAAGTATGCACCATAGCCGCTACCACGAACGTCGGCAAATCAATTGCAATCATGCTGTGCGGTAGGTATGCATTCACTGATGGAAAGAAAGTTCTACATATAGAAATTGAGGACAGCAAGGAATTGATTGAGCGCAGGTATGATTCTTCAATACTTGGGGTATCCTCTGAAGCATTGAAGACCTTTTCGTTAAGCAAGGGCCAGAGAAGAAAGATTAATGAGAAGGTAAAGTTTATCCGTAGCGCACTTGGTGATAATCTTATAGTTGCCAAATGCTACCCCCGTAAATCAAGTATCATAACGATAGATAGAATCCTTTGGGAACTTGAACAGCAGGGTTGGAAGCCTGACTTCGTAGTCATCGATCACGCTGACGTTATGGCCCCATCAGAAAAACAAGATCAATACCGTCTTGATCAGGGCGTTGTATATTGGGATTTAAATACATTAGCTGACATGCGCAAGCTTCCCATACTCACAGCCACACAGGTGAAGGTTGGGTTCAAGGGGAAACGTGCAACAGCGGAGGCACTATCAGAAGCGTATGACAAGGCACGGATTTTGAATATGATTCTCACCCTGAATCAACCTGACGAATCATCCCCCGAAATGGCCCTGTTTGTTGCCAAGAATCGTGATGGTCCAAAGGGTGCAGTCATACCACTCATTGCAAGATTTAATATGATGAGACTATATGAGGCTAGGTTCATTAAAGGCGCAGTAACAGAGGAGGATGAAGATGAGTAAGAAACCTAGGAAATTTAAGGCTCCAAGCAAGCGCCCCATGTCAACAGTAAAGGCAGGGGGTGGTACCAAGTATGATCCAATGCAAGATTTTTTCCAAAAGACAATGGAACAGGTTGAGCAACGGGTTCGCATTGCAGAGATGAAATCTCAAATGGCTACCGATAAGCTTGAAGGTGCGCTTGATGCAATCAAAGCGAATCAGGCAGTCATGCAATTGCTTGTTGGCAAAAGCGGATTGTATACCGCTGAGCAATTTCAATTTGAATTTGCCAAATATGTAGAAGAGGAACTCGGCATAGTTGAGGATGGCAAAATCAAAGGTGCTGTGTTTGTCAACTTTTTCAACGTTGGAGCGATGGCGCCGGTCACAAGCGCAGTAGCCGAGCATGATGGCAAGGGTCCTGTATTTTTTCAATAATGGAGGGGTATCATGAAAATAGTAAAAATCGTAAAAGACATTGATCTCAGTAAGCTCATTGGCACCAACAAAAAACTGAAGGCAGGAAGGTCGTATTTATTCTCTGATCTCTTAGTGGGCCAGTTAAGCTATATAATCCCAGAGAATATCGGCGTAGCCCTCGATATTAGCGCCATGTACAATGGATACAAAGGAGAAGACCTCAGCGATAAAACTCTTCTGTGCTGGCGGCACGGTGGCATCGGCGACCTCATGTTTATGATGCCCCCCTTGAGACTGCTGAAGAAGAAATACCCCACATGCAAACTCGTAGTTGCGGTTGGCGCAAAGTACATAGACATATGGAGAAATATACCATACATAGATGAAGTACATCAGCTTCCAATAGATTCGGATATTCTCAAAGCGGCCGACTACCATCTCCACTTCGAACAGATTATTGAGGGAAGCAAGAAGGCAGAAGCCATGAACGCCTATGACTTGTTTCTTGAACGGTTTGGATTCAATTCGGAGGAGGTACCCAGTGCAGAAAAGCGCCCCGATATATTCTTTACCACAAAAGAGAAATTGGATGCTGACGCTTTGATGCACAGCGTCAAGTTCAACAACGGAATTACCGTGGTGGGGCTACAGCTATCCGCAAGCACACCGCTTCGCTCCTTCCCCCATCAGAAAAACTATCTGCTAATCAAAGAATTGGTAAGCCGGGGTATTGCCGTGATATTATTCGGCGGTCCTGCGCAGATCAAAATGGCAGAGAACATCATGGCAACATTAATCGGCGAAGAACTTCCCGACATTGAAGTCAACGGAGTAACATACAAGACAGAAGAGTTGGTGATAAACCTTCCCGGTATGCGATTTTCATTACGGCAATCAATGACTATCGTTGCTCACTGCAACGTCATGGTATGCCCTGACAGTTCAATGATACACATATCTGCTGGCATTGGGGTGCCTGTGGTGGGTCTGTACGGGCCGTTTCCTTCTGAGCTACGTATGAAGTACTACTACAACGCAATTGCCCTTGATGCCAGTACTGCGTGCTCCCCCTGCTTCACTCACACGCATGCGGGTTGCCCGAAGGGGGTACCGTCACCATGCTTCAGCCTGATTGAGATTGAACAGATATTAATTGCAATCAATGTCCTGCTCAGCAAGACAAAGCAATGTGCTATGGCAGAAATGGATAAATACAGAAAGAATAAGTTCGCAAATATGCTAACCCACTGCGATGACTATCTCACAGGGCATGGGATTGATTTCGGAAGCGGCTACTCTGCATGGCGGTATGAAGATGGTAAGAGAAAGTATGATTGCATGACAATCGACTTCAACCCGCTGTGCGAACCCGATACGATATTTGATTTCATGGACCCGGTCTTCGTACAAGACAAGCCACCCGAAGGTAAGGAGCTTGATTATGTTATTTCAAGCTTCAGCGTCAACACAGAGGCACAGCTTACACGAGTCATTGATATGGCCGATACATTGCTTGCCGTAGGCGGTCACCTCATTCTGTACATAGGTGACAGCAGGTTAACACAGAGCATTGATAACTCCGACGGACTTATGTCGAAGCAAATGGCCGACTACATGCGCAGTGAATTGACTCACGAGCAGATTGTCGATGCGGTATCCAAAAGAAAATATATGCAAGCCCACGAAGTATTGCCTACTGCAAAATTGACAGATGAAGATTTCGAGCCCATCAGTTCAAACTTCGGAATCCTTACAGTGTGGAAAAAGTATGCCGACTAATGCAATAATCTGTAAGCGAGGGGCTTCAAAGTATAAAGCCCCTAAGGATGTACCTGCAACCCTAAAACGCCTCGGGGTAGAATTTGTTCCCGCCAGCACAGGTGCGGAATTACGCATGGATTGCATTGATCCGTCATGCCCCAACCCAAAGAAACATCTGTACATGAATAAGAAAACTGGGCTGTTCATCTGTCACCGCTGTGGATTAACGGGCAACATTCTAGTACTGGTTAAGATTGTAAAGAAGGTTACAATCTCTACAGCTAGGTTGATGATCTTCGGTGAGGAAGTATCCTGGGCTCCTACCATGGCCGACCTTCGAAAACGTATTGCCGAAATGCCTGAGCTGGAAACAGACATCGAGCAGACGTTTGGCCTTAAGGTTATCATCAATCCTCCGCCGGGAAGCAAGGGCATAAAGAAAAAACTTTTCCCGAAGATCCTCAACGAACGAAAGATACCATATAGTCTTGCCAAGGAGATGGACGTTCGCATGTGCCACACCGAACGATATACCAACAGGTTGATATTTCCTTTCAAATGTAACGGCAATAAGAGCTTCGTTGCATACAGGACAAACGAGTACCAGAAACCCAAAACCCTTAACCCTTTTGGGTCAGAAAACGAACACCTACTTTACCCCTTCGATTGGGCGCAGGAAAAAGGCCCAAATTCCAATGACTTAATAGTTGTCGAAGGTATATTTGACTGTTTGCGAATACTTTTGTATAATTATTGTAGTGTTGCACTTCTGAAGAGCTACCTTAGCGAAGAACAAGCAATACTCCTGAATCAAAGTAAATGCAAACGCATAATTTTTATTCTGGATGGCGATGTGCCACCGGAAAGGTATGAGCGCAATGCAAAGAATGTTTCCCTTATCACAGAACGTCCTACCTTCTTCTCACCAATCAGTGACGAATGGAAAGACCCTGATCAATTCTCACTAGAGGAATTGGAGCACCATATTGCTATGGCTAGGCCAGCCGGTCGTGAATTCAGAGTAAGATCCAAGTTAGCAAAAATTCGCAAAAGCACTCGGCATACTATGGCGTGAACGGCATATAATAAAGTGAACGGGGTGTGCAAAGAACATAGCAATAAACCAGAGTAAAAAGGAGAGTATCATGGCACGTAAGAAGAAGGATGAGGAAAAGAAAAAGAAAGAAGAGGAACTGGAGGAAAGCGAATGTCCTGAGTTCGGTAACCCCGATGAGGAGGACGATGCCTGTCAGTCATGCGAGGCGCTGAAAGCATGCAAGAAGCAGAAGAAGAAGAAACTCGCCGAAGAAGAAGAACCCGACGATGACGATGAAGGGGACGACGATCTCGAAGAAGGTGATGACGAAGATGGCGACGATGGGGATGACGACGCCGACGACGAAAACACCGACGACGATGAGGACGATGACGATGATGATGACACCGACGGGGACGAGGACAGCGAAAAAGAAGGCGATGACGATCCGGACGATGAAGACGACGAAGACTCGGGCGACGATTCGGGTGAGGCCGACGACGGCGACGATGACGATGATGACGGCGATGATGGCGATGATGAAGAGGACGGCGATGGCGATGATGACGATGATGAAGAAGAGCCGCCGCCTCCCAAGAAGAAAAAGGGTAAGAAGAAAATTCAGGTCGACAAATCGGTGAAGAAAACCAAGGAAGAGAAACCCGCAAGGAAAGAGGGAAAGAAGGAGGACGAGACGATGGCGAAGAAAGGTAAGACGGCGAAGCCCGCCAAGAAGCGTGAATCGGCCCCGCGAACGCCGATGATTGAAGGAACCCACATCCCCGAGGGGTTCGAGAAGATGATGGCGCTCCTGGAGAAGCGCGGTGAACTTTCGAACAAGGCCACGGCAACGGTCGTGAAATTCAAGGACGCTCGTATCGGCTCCTTCGTCCGGGGTACGGGCAACGCAGACCGTGCGCGGTTCATCATTTATCGCTCTGGGGACTGGAAATGCCCCTCCGAATTGGATGCTATGAACAGCGAGAACACCCGGCACAACAGTGAACTGATCGTTACGATCCCGGCCCGGTCCCAGGTCAAGACCACCAAGGCCATCCTGGAACTGGTCGAGAGCAACATGGCTTCCTTCCGCGCCAAGGCTCCCAAGAAGAAAGCGCCTCCGGCGGAACCCAAGAAGGATGTAAAGAAGGCTGGCAAGGCGAAGAAGGCCGCGGAGACGGACGATCCCCCGCCTACCGGGAAGAGCAAGAAGAAGAAGGGCAAGAAAAGCAAAAAGTAAGGGGAAGCATTTAAATCCCCCCGGTGCTTCACCTTACTGAAAAAAGTGGGTACATGGTCTCGTGTTCGGGGCCGTGTACCCACATCTTCCTTCAGGAGTATGCAATGCCCTCCACAGATAAGCAGAAAGAATATGTAGAACGAGCAATCAACAATGCAAACAAGCCGTTCGTCAAACTCATAGGTAAACCACGAGTAGCCACAGACGGACGAATCATATATAACACCAAGCCCACCAACCCTGAAGATACCTACCTTGGACATTTCGGCGCAGAAGATATCATATTCCAAAGCCGGTTGAGCTACAGCGCTTTTGTCCATTACTTCCGCTACACTCATGCAGTCAAGCTGATACCCCGGCAGAAGATGAACATTCTCGACCTTGGGGGTGGCGTCGGAAGTATTGGTCGAATGCTGTATCAAGCCTTGAAGAAACCCAACTACGCCATGATAGACCTTGACGAACGCATACTCCGCAAGGCAATCAAACGTGGCTATGGATTCTGCGACACCCTGTTCATACAGCGCGACCTTCACAGAAAGCTTCCCTTTCGAGATAACTCTTTTGATTTCGTTTTCGCTTACGAAATTCTTGAACATATGGATGAAGCCCACGGGCGGAAATTTATCAACGAGATCCACCGGGTACTACGCCGGGGTGGACGCGCCAGCATCAGCACTCCAAACAACTGGCGTGGTGAAGACCCGAAGGTAAAGGCGCAGAAGTTCCGTAAGTACAAGAAGCATGCCGAGATAACCAAGGGCGGAGCGCTTGACTATCATCCATACGAATGGCATTGGAAAGATCTCAAATCAATGTTGCTTGAAGCTGGCTTCAAACTCGATAGCTTCTTTGGCCTTGGGTGCCTGAAGCTTAAGGATGTTGACAGCCTTGAGTCAAAGCAAATGAGTACGCTTGCCGAGTTCCTACCGTCTGATATGGCACGTGCCTTGTGCTATATCCGTAAGCCGCAATGCGCGGAAAATGTTCTCTTTGACTGCACAAAGGAGTAGGCTATGAAGAGGATCATAACCATGATGATGGTTATTGCTATGTGTGCTGTTATCTCTGGGTGTGTTCGCACCGACAACAAAGATGAATGCATGGTAAAGAGCGAAGTAAAGGACGTTGTCATGCAATCGTATGAGGCTGGCATACTCGGCGGATTCGGTGGGGCGCTCAAGTGCACTGGCGAATTAATGGAGAAGGCAACGAACGGCGATATGCCCTCGTACAAGATTGAGAGGTTTCTTGAAGAATGCACGACGGCCTCGAAGCGAGACCTCATGCGGAAATTCAAAAGAGAAATGGGTAGAATAGACTGAGGGGGCAACTCATGAGGCGCAAGAAAGCACTCAAGAAACTCCAGGCATTCAGAACAAACCTTGATAGGCCATGTTTTGAGGACAAGTACCTGCTGGCAAAGGCCGAGCATATAAATGTAGTCAATTGGCTCATAGGTTTCTATTATAGAAAGCCACATAGGAGAGACATAACGCCGGAGGAGATGATTGAATTGGTTTTTGACAATTATCATTGTTCGGCTGAACAGAAATTAGTATGGGGGAAGATCTTATATTATTGGAATAAATATAAAACAATAAGGGGATTTTGATGGCGAACAGAATTCCAAAACTTAAAGATGACTACAATCCGTATGTTGATAAACTTACTGGCGGTAGAATCAAACGCAATCTGCATATTGGATTCTGTTCATATTGGTTCAAGCTGATCCCTGTGATGGACGACCACATTTCGAAGAACAACCTTGAAACGATCTACATCCGGGAACTGCTCAAGCTTGGGTATGTTTATTGGCTTGGCCTTAGCCCCAAAACATTCCAAATAGAGCACCCTAGAGCCATAAATACGGCACTTGAAGTGATGAAAACCCCCCAGTGGAACCGTGAGCGCTTCGGCACCACACCAGACTATATGCAGTACTGCATTGAGAACTACGATAAACCAGAAGTCGGCATGAACTTGCCGAAGTTGGACTTTGTTTTTTGGAACGCCATGCCAACCTTCGTTCGAAGGAACGCACGCAATTACATCATGCTCCATGAGTATTCAATCAAGCAACGGGTGCCTGTGGTAACGTATGACCTCGGCCTTGAAATTGTAGGACAAGGACTGAAGCATGTGGACAGCGGTGGGCTACGTGAAGACTTCAACGAGGGTAAGCTCATGAACATCTCGGGGTATGACTACCGGGATAAAGCGGCTCACCTGAAGATGAAGGACAAGCTAGTGCACATTGTCCAGACAGGCGATTGGGGTGTTGAACTTTTACAACGCGGGCATCCGTTGCTTCGCTTCTGTACATGGTGGTTGCCCTACGATGAAGAGCAGTTGCCCGTTCAGCCAATCATAACCGATAAGAAAGAACTTGAATACAAAATGGTATACGTGGGCAACGATAACAGACGCCGTGGCACCATGAAGAAATGGTACGGTAAGCTTCCGAGTGGGTACATGAGTATATTCGGCGGGAACTACCGGAAAGATTTAGGCACCTCATGGCCCGAGGAAGTCGTTGCCCGTTACCCCAACATCAAATTCAACGGCCCCGTAGCCATTAAGGATGTCAACGGAGTGTACAGCAAGGCGGTAGCCACCCTCAACTTGGCAGTACCCCCGTTCGAAAAAGTAGGAGTTCAGGTATGGCGGCATTTTGAAGCGCCGCTTGGCGGGTGCGTCCTATTGATACCAAGCTCAACATACCACGCCGAAGACCTCTGCTTTGATGAAGCCCTTGTTATGGATGGCCCTGAGCATACCGTTGCCACGGTAAATATGCTCAGAAAAAACATGAAGCTCCGACGCGATATAATTATGATGCAGAGAGAAGAAGTGAAAAAGCGCTACACCATGAAGAAGAACATGCGTAATCTATTCAGGGAAATTGGCAAGGAAATCCCGCCAACGAGGTAGTCATGGGCAACCTGACTGTTCTGAAATTACTCCGGCAAGCAAGCGGAATGACACTTGATCATGTCGATAAGACTGGCGTATCAAAGTGGACATACACACTTGTTGAAGCTGGCACTTACAAAACATCAGCCAATATCAGGGTTAAGATATCAAAGCTGTATGGGCTTAAGTCAAAACGTTTGTTTGATTCCAAGGGATATGCAAAAAAGATTTCAATGAAAGAAGCAAAAATATTTGTTAAACATAAGAGTAAAGGAGAGCCTAATGAAGTGGTTGATAAAAGTAAACCTGTCAAGCGCAGAGTGCGTAAACCTGTCAAGCGGTCTGGCGGTACAATTAGAAGTAGTCCCACGAAAAGAAGACCATCATAAAGTTACTACATGGCTATATAATGTAGGCCATGAGAATGATGCTACTCACATGGACTCCTTCCATGACAGTTATATCGAAGCCTGCACTTACATCAAAGATTTTGTGGAGTTTATCAAAGACGAAAATGCAGACTTCTTCATGATAGAAAGCGAGTGACCCCGGCATGGAAAATCCTTCTGTACGTATTGATTTCTTTGGCCCACAGACATGGATACAGCGGTGGCGCAACATCTTTATCATATGCAAGAAATCAAATGAGATGCGCAAAATCACCGGCTACCGTGCAAAGTGGAGGACTATCAAGAGTTTCATTTGGTACCTGCACATGACGCGATGCTCCAAGAAGGCTGGAAGTTGGATGTATAGGCGCAGCAATGCTCAGGCAGCGGCAGCTAAAAATGGGCTTGTCCTAAATATTAGCCCGCTTCCGCCAAAGAAGATACGCAAGGAAATGTACAGGCAAATGAATGAAGTCAAGAAGGCCGAAGAAGAAATGAAGAGAAGACTTCCAAATTTATATATACCATTCCCTCCCACCGGCAGTCAGGAGCCACAATGAAAGCAGACGTGCTTCGAATTCAAAGAACATTATTCGCCAGAAACCTCAGTACCACCCATTATGTGGACGGTAAATTCATAGCCGATTGTGTTACACTCTTCTCCCGCCTCAAGTGCCAGAATTGCGGACTGTACGGACGCGCTATTCTCTGCCCACCGCTTCAAGCCATGACGCTACCGCAATTTGAGACCATTAATGGGTGCCGGGACTACTACCTTCATCATGTCAAAGGGGCAACAGTCTTCGTGTTTAAGAATGACGGCACTAAGCCGTGGAAACGCAATGAGAAGGAACTTGCACACATTGAGTTTAAAAGACGCTATGGGAGGCAACTCAAGGGCGTGGAAAACGGTTCTGCAAAGGAAATCAACAAGCAAATGAAGAAGCTTCAAACCCGTATGCGAAAAAGCGGGTTCAAGGCACGTTCTCTTATCGCTGGTCACTGTGACGTATGCGTGGGGCATCACAGGTGTCCGAACCGTGAGAACCCTCCGTGCAAAAAGGATGGCCTCACAAGCCTGGAGGCTACCGGCATTGATGTATACAAAATGCTACACGGGCTGAAGGTATCGTTTGAGTATCCTGCTTTAAACGAGCTCACTCAGGTAACGATGATGGTGGTGGAAAAATGAAACGCTATGATGCATACAAGATTGAAAGAAGAGGCACGCAATTCAGAGTATTACGTAAGATAAAAACTTTTTTCAAAGGAGTGCATTGGCGTGAAATGGGCAATAACCACGTTGATATGGGCGGATTAATTACATTTGTACCAAAAATATATAATTGTGAAGAAGATGCGCTTGGCTCAATTGCTAAGATGAGAGAGGCTGAATCAAATATTAGCAAAGAATGGAAACAAATAAACAAATTGGGGAAAGACAAATGAAAAAAGCAATCGTATTGTTTGCGCTGGCTATGGCCCTAGCAACTCTCCCTGCGTGCACAGAGGCAGAAACATATTGGTGTAAGCAAATCGCTGATATGGATGTTAGGCAAGGTAGTTGGGGAGCCTCATCCAAATTCATAATAATATTTACAGATAAAACAAAAATTATATATATATGCGACGGAAATAGACCAAGAGATTTCTGTTGGAGTACCCCAATGTCCGGCGGTTTCTTTTGCATGACAAATAGGGGAGCAACGTATAGTTCAAGGAGGAGCAAATAATATGAACGAAGAAGAACGCATTGCAAAATACTTTGCCGATCATAAGAGTTTCACATGGGCACCGCCCAACAATCCCGGCATACGATTGGTTAGAAAAATAAGATTAAAAAATGTTGAGGTTAAGCTTGACATAAAGAAGCTGACGAAGTTAAAATGTTACCTATACCAAGTGGAAAAGCTTGGTATCACTGCGCTAAACCTCCAGCAAGAATTCGAAGGCAAGACTCTGATGATATACGAAAAGAAGGGTGGCAACCCCTCTTCTCGACGCAGGAAGTGTCCGTGGTGCTATGCCCCAACTGATGATTTTTTAGAACACATCAGCGAGGTTCATAACAAAAGCATTACAAATATTGTGTATCTTAAGTTTCAACAGAACCTTTACAAAGAATTGTTACGTGTCGTGCGGGAAACCCGCTTCTACTTCGCAACCATGTTTCTGAACGCTGGCTGTCAGTTATGTGATAATCCGGTAATGAAGGGGCGGGAACTGTGCTGTTCCATTCCAACATCGTTTCGCGACAGGGCAAGGAACCTGAGAGTGCTTGGGCTTTATGCAGACGGGCTTGATCAGGAGTACCTGACGAACCCTGAAATGGGGCAGATACTTCTCGCACCGTAAGGAGAGTAACCCGCAATGCTATTGACTGTAGAAGAAACTAATGTCAATTCTCTATTTTATAAGACAATAAAAGACCATGACCTTCATGGGGAGATACAGCATATACGTGGCACTACTCGCAAAGAAATACAGAATTATATGTTCAGGCTTCATACCCCCGCACAGAATATGTTGTTCATCCCATACCGCTACACGAACCCTCCTGCTATCATCGCAGAGACCCTGTGGGTACTAGCTGGCCGAGATGATATGTGGTTTCTGAAGTACTATCTTAAGAACGCCGTGAAATATAGCGACGACGGTTTAGTATGGCGTGGAGCATACGGGCCACGACTGTGCAACTACCCCACCAAAGATGATGAGGGTCGGGGCGTGATCGTTAATCAAATTGACAGGTTGCTTTCTTACATGAGACGGGACCGCCTCACCACACGCGGTATGCTGGTAATCCCTGACGGTAGGGATTATCAACTCAACGAGGACGGCGAAGAGAAGATAGATGAACCCTGCACCATATTCGTTCAGTACATGCACCGGGAGTCAACTCTCAACTGTACAGTAAACATGCGAAGCAACGACATAGTATTAGGATGCTTCAATGTGAACCTATTCGAATGGACATACCTACAGCAACTTATCGCTAATGAATTGAATACCGCAACTGGTTTCTACACAGTCACCGCAACGAGCATGCACATGTATCAGAATTGGATTAAAGCCCTGCCCCTTCTCATTGACAATGAACCTTCCCTTGATATATATTCAGTCATAGAACCTAAGAAGCAAACCCTTAATTGGACGCAGTTTAAAGTAGAGCTTCCGAAGCTATTATATTTCGAACAGGAACTACGTAAAACGAGTCATGATCAATTCACTGATTATGCCCTAAGCCTACAGCCAAAACTCCACGAAGACCTTTATGATGCCCTATTGGTGATGATGGTTACGCTTGCGCATAAGCAGTCAGCCCACGCTTCATTGGGCGTCCTATTGCCCTTGATGAAGAATGACGTTTGGCTTGTGGCAAGCCTTGAGTATATGGTCAGACGGCTAGGCACCACCTTTCACAGCTTGGTACGTAAAATCTTTGAAGAGACCCTTGCTGTACGATATGAAAAATACCAACTCATTTTGTTCAACTACATCTTCCATAGCTTGAACGAAAAAGAAGCTAGGGATCGACTAGAAGGAATAAGGGCAAGGTGATGGGCCATAAATTCACACAGGCAAATATAGATAAATTAGAAATGGATAAGAAGATTGCTAAGATTTTAAATGATTTTCAAGAGAAATGGAGATTGAAAGTTACATCTGTATACCTTCAATACCTTTAAGAAGAATTCTCAACTGATCAGCCAATAAGAAATGTAGATGTAAATACATCAATAGAAGAATCACTATAGGAGAAAGAATGAAGCTTACACCTACGGCGCGAAAAGTCCTGAACAAACGTTACCTCAGAAAGGATGAGCATGGGGTTGTAATTGAGAAGCCCGAAGATATGTTTCGGCGAGTTGCTGACGCAGTATCTGAACCTGAATCTCGAAAAGAAGATGGAACAAATGGCCCTCCGTATCAAACGCAAAAAAGAGAAGAATGGAGAGATAAATTTTACAATGCAATGACCAGCATGGAGTTCCTCCCCAACAGCCCTACGCTCATGAATGCTGGCCGAGTGCTTGGTCAGCTATCTGCATGCTTTGTCCTTCCGGTTGGGGATAGCATCGAAGAGATATTTGATGCTGTAAAGTATACTGCCTTGATTCATAAGAGTGGGGGCGGTACAGGGTTTGACTTCTCTAAGCTACGTCCAAGTAACGATACCGTTAAGACAACACAGGGTATATCAAGTGGCCCTGTGAGTTTCATGTCCGTGTTTGACTGCGCCACGGAAACAATAAAGCAGGGCGGTACACGCAGGGGTGCCAACATGGGCATTCTCCGATGCGATCACCCGAACATCCTCGACTTCATTGACTGCAAGGATTCCAGCCGACACAGCAACTTCAATATCAGTGTAGCCGCCACCGATGAATTTATGCGAGCCGTCAACAACGATGAGAACTACAATATCACCAACCCACGCACCGGAGAAGTCGTAAGGGAAATTAGTGCCGTCCATGTCATGCAGTGCATTGTCGAACAGGCATGGCGACACGGCGACCCCGGTCTTATCTTCATTGATGAAATAAATAAGCACAATCCCACCCCGCACCTTGGTCGTATCCGTGCAACAAACCCATGTGGCGAACAGCCGTTATTGCCATGGGAAAGTTGCAACCTCGGAAGTATCAACCTTGCAAAGTTCGCTTCTGATAGCGGATTTGACATGGTACGGTTGGAAGAAACTATCCGCCTTGGGGTACGGTTTCTTGATAATGTTACAGACATTAATAAGTATCCTCTTGAAGAAATTGACAGGGTGACCAAAAGCACAAGGAAGATAGGGCTTGGCGTTATGGGGTGGGCTGATGCGCTTGCCATAATGGGCTTGAGATATGACAGTGAAAAAGCAATCACCAAGGCCCAAAGATTAATGCATGAATTCAGATCCATTGCAACTGAGGAAAGCAAACACCTTGGCGAACAACGAGGCTTCTACCCTGAATGCCAAAATGTGCCAAACAACCCCGAGCATCCAAGGCGCAATGCGACCGTCACAACTATCGCACCCACCGGAACCCTCAGTGTCATTGCCGGATGCAGTAGTGGTATTGAACCGTTCTTCGCATTAGCTATGCGCCGTAACATAATGGACGACGATACCTTTTTTGAAATTCAAAACACAGTGGAAGACATGTTGGCGGAAGCGCCTGATGGTTTTCGTATCTCCGAACACATCAAGAGTACAGGTTCTCTCGAAGGATGCAAATATGTCACACCTGACATGGAAAGCATTTTTCGAACAAGCCACCAAATCCATTTCAAATGGCATATCAGAATGCAAGCGATGTTTCAGGTATACATCGACAATGCTGTGAGCAAGACCATCAACCTGCCACACGAGGCAACCGAAGAGGATATCAAAGAAGCTTATCTAGAAGCATGGGGAACAAAGTGTAAGGGCATTACGATTTATCGCGACCGTAGTAGAGATGCCCAAGTTCTTGAAGCTGGTCATGGAGAAGTAACAATCATGGTTGATGAAAAGGCAAAAACAGAACCGAAGGACAGGCCAAAGCAAATGAATGGCACCACCGGCAGGATTGATACGAGTTGTGGAACAATGTATGTGACCCTGAATCGTGATGCGAGTGGCAAGCCATTTGAGGTTTTCACAACCATAGGAAAGGCCGGGGGGTGTGCTTCCAGCCAAAGCGAAGCGCTTGGTAGGCTCATTTCCCTTTGTTTAAGGGCCGAAATCAAGCCCTCACACGTAATTAAGCAGTTGAGGGGTATCACGTGCCACCTACCGTGTGGCTTCGGCCCTAACAAGGTATCTTCGTGTCCTGATGCTGTTGCCCTTGCAATACAGGAGATACTTGGCGAAGAAGCAGTGCCGGAAGAAGTCAAGAAGAATAATCGTGGTGCTTGTCCCGATTGTAATGCGCCCATTGAACCCGGAGGCGGTTGTGTCGCGTGCAGAATATGCGGCTGGGCAGAATGCTGAATTTTGCCCAGACTGCAATGTAGAAATGAAACAGAAGCGTATGTACCTTGTACGTGATATGTCAGAACTCTTCTGGCTATGCCCAAAATGCGGTAAAGTATGGCGATTGTATAATAACCTAAAGTAAAGGAGACCATCATGGCAGAGAAAAAGAAACACGCCCATTCAATCAACGACACATTCACCCTACAAGGCAACGGAATTGATGGGGGCTTCTACGCCATACCGGACAGCAGTGGGTTGCCAGTTATCGTAGGATGCATACTGACTGACGGTACGAATATTGCGCGGGGTATGTCCTTCTACAAATACGAGCCGGAGTGGCCCTGCAATATCGAGATGGGTTCTCGCGGTGCTCTGTGGAATGCGATGAAGGCCATGACGGAAAAGAAAAACTCAAGCCCATTCAATATATTCTCACAGACAGAATATGAAACGGATGGTAAGAAAATCACGCCACGTATTCGTGACTGCGGGAAGCACCTGTTTATCCACGGACTTGAATGGCTGGTTGACGCACAGCACAACATCTACCACAGCTTCTATAACCCGAAGCGCCTCACCAAGAAAGAAAAACGAATCATCTTCAGCATCAAGCGTAAGGAGAGAGAAGCCAGCAAAACCGACACCGTTTAAGCCAAGGGGAAGGGCATGCTTGTACAACCAAACCTGAATAAAGAACAGTTGTTCATGGAGATGTGCGTGACACTCTCTCGGGCGAGCAAGTGCATTTCGAGAAGGGTAGGCGCTGTCATTGTCGGCCCTGAGAATGTGGTCCTGTCTACAGGATACAACGGCCCTCCGAGAAATGTTCCGCATTGTGGTGACAGATACTTCGCCGACCAAGCGCTTATCAAGGAACTTACGAGGCGGGGTATTGATCCCAACCTATACAACCGGCGACATTCCTCCTTCGGCGGCACGGTTCCTTGTCCCAGAAATGTCATGCAGTTCCCCTCTGGTGAAGGAATGGAGTGGTGCATAGCAAGCCACGCAGAACAGAATGCAATACTTCAATCAGCAATGGTAGGGGGGCCAGCGCTTCGGGGAAGTCGTATGTATATCAGTGCTCCTTCGCCGTGCAGAGAATGCATGAAGGCAATCATCCAAGCTGGCATTGTTGAGTTGATATGCCAAGGCAAAGGGTGGTATGATGGTTCTGTCAAATTCTTGGCACAGTCAACGGGCATCAAAATCCGCAAGCACATAGACCCTAGGCAAGAGGCATAGCATGAAATTCGCCCACCTCCATCTTCATTCTGACGGTAGCTTACTTGATGGTGTAGCTACCCCAAAGTCATTTCTCGAAGCGGCAAAGAAAAAAGGGATAGCCGCGATTGCATTCACAGACCATGGTGCCATGGGCGTGCACTTGGAGGCTCAGCTTGAAGCGGCGAAGATTGAAGATTGCCCGAAGGTACTATTTGGGAGTGAATTCTATGTTGTGGATGACATTGATGCCCGTGTACGTGCTGAACCCAAACGGCACCTCGTACTCATTGCCAAGGATAATGATGGATACAAGAACCTCATTGCCCTGAACAACTTTGCATGGCGCAACTTCTATTACAAGCCAAGGGTAGACTTCGAAACAATCAAGAAGCATTCCAAAGGGCTCGTAGCCCTAAGCGCTTGTGCGAAGGGCGTTGTTGGCAGTCACATACTTGCCAATGATTACGACAACGCGATTAAAGCCACCAAGAAGTACAAGAAGGTCTTTGGCAGTGACTTCTATCTTGAGATGCAATTAATCAACATCATGGTTGATGGCGTTAATCTCCAAGAGAATGTCAACGAGGCAATGCTCGTACTATCCAAGAAGTTTAATATTGAATACGTCATTACAAATGATTGCCATTACATTGAGGCAAAGGACCACGAGCTCCAATCAAAGGTGCTTCACCTTTCCACCGATGTCGGGTTTATATTTGCAACGAATGACCTTTGGCTACGTACCAAAGATGAATTCGAACAGGCCCGCAAGGAGTACTTTGAAGATACCATCACGCATAAGGCCATGCTCAAAGGGCTGAAGAATACAATAAAGATTGCTGAGCAGTGCGATGTTAATATACCGATTGGCGGTCAGCACATCCCTGAGTTCGATCACACCATGCATAAGGAATACAAGAAGGGCAGTAAGAAAGAGTTCTTTCATCGCCTATGTAAGAGAAAACTGAACGCATTCCTCATGGATAATCCAAAGCTTGATCAGGCTGAATACATGGAGCGACTTGATTATGAGCTCGACGCGATTGATAAGATGGGTGCGATTGATTATTTCCTTATTGTGGAAGATCTCATTGCTTACCTCCGTGGTCTTGGCAATCTCGTTCTTATCAGAGGCAGTGCCAACGGCAGTCTGGTTTGCTACGTTCTTCGGTTTGGTTACATTGACCCTATTAAACACCAGATACTTTTCGATAGATTTATTTCTCCTGCTCGTGTTGAATCTGGCCTTTTTGATGTTGACATTGATATTGATATGGAGTCAGAAATCAGGTCTGTTGCCCTAGTTTATTTAAAGGAGCGCTACGGCGAAGATAAAGTCTGTAGCGTTGGCAGTTACGGGCGCTTGCAGTGGAAGGCCGCGATTAAAGATATGGCACGTGTTGAGGCGCTGGAAATCAAATACAAAATTGATAAGGATAAGTCTTTATCGACAGGTGAAATATTAGAGTTGGAAGATAGGCTGTCGCAGGTAAGTTTCCAGCAAATGAATAATGTCACCCGCCTACTTGAGCATGGTAGCAAGCAGGAAGGTGGGGATATTTCCATAGAAGAGAGCATTCAGAAGTACCCCGAACTTGAGAAGTGGTGGGCTATAAATAAAAATTGGATCAAACGCTTTGTTGCCCCTGTTGTTGGCATACGCAAGAGTGCCAGCATACATCCCGCCAGTGTTGTCGTGCTCCCCGGTGCGCTTGATGATTGGCTTCCGGTCAGAAGTCAACCTAATCCCAGAAATAAAAATGAAAGACTTCTCTGTACCCAGTGGGAAGGCTCACATACAGGCCGAGAAGACTTACGTGCATACGGGGTAATGGCACTCGACGTCCTTGGAGTTAAAACATTATCAATCTGTGCCGCCGCAATGCGGGATGTCAAAAAGAATCATGGTGCTGATATTTCTTTCGAATCAATGTCACTGAAAGACAAGAGAACAATCCGTGGCTTCAAGGAGGGAGAAACTCTTGGCGTGTTCCAGTTGAGCGCCCCAACGGTTACACAGATTGTTAAAGACATTGCCCCTGACTGCTTCGCTGATGTAGCCAACCTGACAGCCATTGACAGGCCGGGGGCGTTAGCGAATAAGGCCCATGTGAGCTATGCCAAGCGTAAACACGGCAAGGAACCCGTTGAGGTACTGCACCCTAGCATTTCCCCTATCATGCATGACACCTACGGCATTCCAATATACAGTGAACACATCATGCTTATATCCAAGGCGTTCGCAGGGTTCTCTCCCGTTGAGGCCGAACACTTACGGCAGTTGATGAAAAGCAAGGACAGGAAAATATTCGCCCAGTACGAAGAGAAATTTATTAAGGGCGCAATGAAACTCCATGGGAAAAAGGTTGAAGCGCGGGCCAATAAAATTTGGAAGATGATACTAAAATTCGGGGCGTACAGTTTTCCAAAAGCGCACGCCACAAGTTACGGACTCATCTCGTGGATGACAATGTACCTCAAAACAAATTACCCGGCTGAGTTTTTCGCAAGCCATCTGAACTACAGTGATCATAAGGGCTACGCCGAAATCAGAGCAGTTGCCAAGCGTCACTATAAGATAAAATTTGTACTTCCTGAAGTTAATGCCTCGTCCGATAAATTCACAGTAAGGGACGGAAAGATTATATGGTCACTCAGTGGCATCAAGGGCATTGGCGGTAAGGCGCTTGAAGATATTGTAGCAAAGCAACCCTTCACATCGTTTGACGATTTCCATGAGCGTGTGAATAAGCGACAGGTAAACGTAGCAAGGATAACAAGTCTCATATATGCAGGGTGCTTCAGAAAGTTTGGAGAACCGTTGCAGTTATTCAAGCGACTGTTTGATCTTCGCAAGGCTGAGAAGAAGAAAGAGGTATTCAATAAAGAGCTTGAGTCATATGGGAAATCAGATTGGCTTAAGGCCAAGACTGAATTCCTTGGCTTCCAAACAGCAGGGTTCCAAACCTTATTCAAGGCTGATATAGTGGGCTATACGTTCACCCCGCTATCAGAATTCAGCTTCGCTTCGTCGTACGATAACGTGCGCATGTTCGGGCAAGCCAACAAGGTGAGAGTATTCGACTCGCGTGTGGGGCGTATCATGTCCGGCGTTATCACAGACATAGACGGCACAATCAATTGGGTAGTATGGGCAGATAAATATGAGGAGATAAAAAAGGAAATCGCAATACGCGATGGCGATATGATTATGATTGAAGGAACCAAACGTAAGAACCGTGATGAATGGAGCTTGTCAATAGGCAAGGGTGGCTCCATTAAAAAGGTGGCATGATATGGCTAAGCTTGTAAGGAAGAATGGCGATATAAAGATAAAAGAAATAGATGGCGTGATTGGCTTGAAGATGCCGCGCTCAGCGCTCAAACATTCAGATAAACTTGAAAAATATGACATCAACAAAGCGCTTGCTATTCGCAAGAGTGTAGCATCTGAAGTAATGCCAGATGGCACCAACAAAATATGGCTTGGTGAAGATGATGACTTTGTGGCCTTCATGGAGAGCGGTAAGGTCTTGTTTACAAGAGACAACTTAGGTATATTTCAAATTGCTTCGGGATTAAGATTTGAAACAACAGGGCATAGAAAAGAGTACCCAATAATAAAGACAGGTGTTGCCGGGGTGTCCTTTAAGGATGGTAACATCAGCAGACAGGTAACTATCCAGCAACTTGGCTCATACAACAAGATTGAAGGGTCCTCATTCTCAGCAGCACTCAAGAGAGAGCATGACGATTTTGCCAGAAGCGTACTGATTTCAGTGCATACCAGAAACGGCACCCCAATGATTGATAAAAAAGTTGGCTTTCTTCCCCGCCAGCTATCAAGAATATTGACAATACTAAGTGAATGGTATAGTATTGAATACACTGCCGAAGTGCACAAAATCAAATCAAATCTGACGAAGGGAAGCAAGCCATTGCGCTTTCCGTGTAGTGTCTCTCTTATTCTACGCCCGAACGTATTTTTGACAAAGGCTCCAATGATCAGGAATATAAATGTGTCCGGAATGTCTGTCTCTGAAATACGAAACAAGCTAAAGAAAAAGAGGGAAATGTAACTATGCCGATCCATGATTACACATGCGAAAACTGCGGTCACTCTTTCGATGCTTACATACATGTTTCGAAAGATGTTAAGAAGAAGCTCAAGTGTCAAGTTTGCGGTGGTAAGGCGGTCAAGGTGCTATCGGCCTTCAACACAGGCGGTAGGCTTTTCAAAAAACTGAGTGGCGTTGACGACACAGACGACCTCACGATTGGAAAGATTGTGGCCGAAGGAAAAATCCCAGCTGAACATGCGAGGCCAGTCCGTGAAAGAATCTCTAAACATAAAAAAAACAAGGCAGAATTCGAAGAAAGAAAACGAACCATTGGCTTCAAAGAGGATGGAAAGCGAACAGATTGAAATCAAACGCACAGTCCATCTCAAGTACAACTTCCGTTCTGAAGAGGCGCAAGGAAAAGCAAGGAAGCTTTGCAGTAGCTTTACAGAGAAGGGGTATGAGATCATATATTACGAGCCCGGATTTGTAGAGTTCGCCGTAGTACGGAGAGTTGTAAGCGGGTAGCGAAATGGCTTTCTTAGAAATAATAGGTAATATGAGAACCACGCATTCTCCTAATGATTTGTATGACCGCATCGAGTACGGTGCTAAAGACGTAAGATCAAACCTAGGAGAAAAGCCAACCGTAGAAGTTTCAGTAGACCCAGTCTCCCACGAGTACACATTCCAAGTAGTAAAGAAATTTTCCTCCCACGAAAGCTATGGATACGCAGAAATAAAAATGACCCACGCCGTTGTCCGTGAGCATTCTGTTCTGCGTGACGCTAGGCCCCACCACCCTCTTGATATTGATGTATTATTTATACAGAAAACGTTCAGGAAATCGCCATACTTTGGCATTATTGCATTATCAAAAGGAACTCCTATCTTTTATATCTTTGCAACAGAAGAAGATATTGTGCACACATCGGATGACCTGAAAATAACTGCAAATATTAAAGCGCCGTGGCATAATCTCTGGACCAGAATGGCAGGCGACACACAACTCAAAAATATACACTGCCTTATGAAACCAGAATCAAAGACAGTTGTTACTCGCACAGCAGTTAGCGAAATAACATGTGGCGCTCTTGTTTGCAATAACCCTATGAAAACAGGAGTTGAACATACCAGCGGCGGTAGTAGCAGTGCCATAGGCGTTGCGATAGCTGATGCAAAAGCAGGAGAATTAGTAGAAATTGCCTTAGTGAACGCCACCCACTTTCCAACCAAAATGTCAATGAGCGATGGCACGAGCGCCGCCACAATGTTTGTTGGTCCTGCTACCGCCTTTGTTGATGATGAAAATAAATTAGTACCAATGCCAGGAGAAGCTACAATAGAGATTAAAAGCATTCCAGTAAAGAAGCCTGATACTGTAACGGTTGGTTCAATTGATAACATCAGGAAAAGACTTAGGAGGAAATAATGCTAAACGATAAGCTTCTTGATAACAAAGAGATACGTAAATTTATTACAACCATTGAAGCGGTTGATGGAGACGTAATACATCGGCCCCTGATCATGGACAATGAGCAGGTAAGGCAACACTTCCTTGAAACTGCCGAGGCGCTTGACTTGGATACCATCACCCTCCGTTACGAGAAAGCTCAGGTGTACGGCATCAGCTTTTGTCAAAACGGGTTGGACAGCGTATTCGAAAACATCAGGCGCAAGTACGACATTGTAGCAGAGAACATGTTCAGGCGATTAATCCTTGCACGGCAAGCCCCCACCAAGAAACACCTTCGGTACCTGTATGATGGACTCCTCGACCTGAAGAACTACAGCGGTATGGCCCTGTGGTTCATCATTGCCGTATATGGCGACATGCTTCTTGAAGTCAAACATGAACTCGAAGAGCAAAGGCAGGTTTGAAATGGGCGATGAATATATTGATTATGAAGATGTGCAAACTCTCGTAACCATTGAGGCTGACCTTGGCGGTGACATTTACGAGATAAGTGTTGCCCGCGACCTTAACATGGGGGGCTTCGAAAATGCAGTGAATACCATATCCATGAAAATAGCCTTCATGGAGAAAGTCGCCGCCGCATGTTGGGCCGCATACGAGAACTGCAAGGCCGAACTCACAGTGCTTGAGGCTGAAATTGATGAAAAGGTACGTGCCATTAGGGGAATGCGTGGGGAACAGCGCATCATGAGGCACATACAGCGCAATCCTAGCTGGCTCAAGAAGAAGTATGTGGTCAATGAGGCCAATGCAAACTATCTTGCCGCCAAGGGTGCCGTGGATGCGTACAAATCATTTGACCGTATGCTTGAGGTCAAGAGTAACAACATGCGCAAATTCCCCGAGATGAGAGAACAGAAAGCCTTCTTCACAAAGAAGAAATTCTTCATACGGAAAAGCGCCAAGCTGATAGAGGATGATGAAATCCGCAAACCCAAACGAAAGAGGATCAAACTTCACAAGAAAAAGGAGGAGTAAATGAAAGATGCCCTTTTTATTCAAAATGAGGGAACACCAGAGGAAATGACTCTGGACCTATCTGAAGCAATGAGGATGGTGGCAAGAGCATCATCCACTTCAGCGCCGAATTTGATTGCAGACCTCATCACCTTACTGACAGAGAAAGGGGTAATCAGTCCGGAAGAAGCAGTCATGCTCATCCCAAGAAAAGAACGTGAAGTGGTTAGCATTAAACTCTCGTAACAAGGCCATCACATCCAACCAAGGAGGAAAGTACAAATGGCTATCAACATGAAGAAACTGAGGAAGAAGAGCCGTGACCGGGAAGAACACAAGAAGCAAAGAGAGGAGAGCAGAAAGAACCGTGTGAACTTCTACCAGCCTATTGAAGGTTGGAACTACGTGGCGATTCTGCCTGATCACCCGAACATGAATGAACTTCCCTACTGCCCCAAGGGACGCCACCGGAAATGCGGGCCGGACGGCAAGGCTGAATTCCTGTGTCGCCGTGGTGAAGAGCAAGACCCCATCAACGACTGCCCCCAGTGCGAGAAGGTCATCTCCCTGTACGGCACCGGCAAGGAACGGGACAAGAATATCGCAGGTGACCAGCGCCGAAACCAGCGGTACTACTGGAACTCCTGTACACTGGAAGCCGCCAGCGATGGCGATACACCGACCATGCCGGATTGCTTCCTCCAGTACCCTTCCGAGGAAAATGCAGAAGCCGACAAGAAGAAGCGCAAGAAGGTGTGCGCCAAGTGCGAATGGGAAGCCGATTGCAAGCGTGGCCTCATGGTCCTCAGTACGGGCGTGACCCTGTTCGACGAATTCATGGACATGTTCGAAGAACACGACGGCGACATCACCAACCTCAAGGAACTTATCGGCGCGAAGTTCAAGCGGGTTGGGTCCACAGCCACCAACACGAAGTACAAGTCGGTCAAGTCGATGAAGGCCATTGAATTTCCCAAGGCCGTGCGGAAATTCATCGAGGAGAACCTCGCTGACCTCACCCTTATCAGCCCCTCGAAATCCAAGGACGAGATCAAGAACTTGATGCAGGGCATCGAGACGACTGAGGCTGAGGAGGAAGAGGAAGAGGGCGAAGAGGAAACCCCGGAACCTGACTGCTACGGCAACTTCGACAAGAGCAAGAAGAAGTGCAAGAAGTGCCAGTTCAACGAGAAGTGTCAGGTCGAAACCGACGGCGAAGAAGAAGGCGACGACGATGACGATGAAGAGGACGAGCCGCCGCCCCCCAAGAAGAAGCGCAAGAGCAAAAAGGCAGTGAAGGAGGAAGAGAAGGAGGAAGAGCCC